TGGTGTAACACTCGGAGTTACTGAAGGAGTAATCGATGATGTTGGTGTAACACTCGGTGTAACACTTGGTGTTTCAGATGGTGTAACACTCGGTGTAACTGAACTTGTAGGTGTTACTGATGGTGTAACAGATGGTGTAATAGACGGTGTTACCGAACTAGTGGGGGTTACTGATGGAGTTACGGATGGCGTAACAGATGGTGTAACTGATGATGTTGGTGTTATACTTGGTGTGACCGACGGTGTAACTGATGGAGTTACAGAACTAGTAGGTGTTATTGATGGTGTTATAGACGGTGTTATTGAACTAGTAGGTGTTACTGATGGTGTAACAGACGGTGTAACAGACGGTGTTACGGAACTAGTAGGTGTAACAGATGGTGTAACGCTTGGTGTGACCGATGGTGTGACAGAACTAGTGGGAGTTACAGAAGGTGTAACTGACGGAGTGACCGATGGTGTAACAGAACTAGTAGGGGTCACCGATGGTGTTTCAGATGGTGTGACTGAACTAGTTGGTGTCACACTAGGAGTTACTGAAGGTGTTATACTTGGTGTCACAGAAGACGTTGGTGTAACGGAAGGTGTGATGCTTGGTGTAACAGACGGTGTTACTGAACTAGTAGGTGTAACAGATGGTGTAACACTTGGTGTAACACTCGGAGTTACTGAAGGAGTAATCGATGATGTTGGTGTAACACTCGGTGTAACACTTGGTGTTTCAGATGGTGTAACACTCGGTGTAACTGAACTTGTAGGTGTTACTGATGGTGTAACAGATGGTGTGACTGAACTGGTTGGAGTTACTGATGGTGTAACAGACGGTGTAACAGACGGTGTAACAGAACTAGTTGGAGTCACAGAAGGTGTTACGCTAGGTGTTTCAGATGGGGTTACAGAACTAGTTGGTGTAACGGAAGGTGTAACACTTGGTGTAATAGATGGTGTAATAGAACTAGTGGGAGTCACAGAAGGTGTTACGCTAGGTGTTTCAGATGGGGTTACAGAACTAGTGGGAGTTACTGATGGTGTAACAGAAGGTGTTACCGATGGTGTTACGGAACTAGTGGGAGTTACAGATGGTGTTTCAGATGGTGTAACAGAAGGTGTAACGCTCGGAGTTATTGACGATGTTGGAGTAATTGAGGGTGTAACACTTGGAGTTATTGAAGGAGTTACCGACGATGTTGGTGTTACAGATGGGGTAACACTTGGTGTTTCAGATGGTGTAACACTTGGTGTAACTGAACTAGTCGGGGTTACAGAAGGTGTTTCAGATGGGGTAATAGATGGTGTAGCACTTGGTGTAACAGAACTAGTTGGTGTAACAGATGGTGTTACACTCGGTGTAACCGAAGGTGTAACAGAAGATGTAGGAGTTACAGAAGGTGTAACACTTGGTGTAACCGATGGTGTAACTGAACTAGTAGGTGTTACTGATGGTGTTTCAGATGGTGTAACACTTGGTGTAACTGAACTAGTTGGAGTTACAGAAGGTGTTTCAGACGGGGTAATAGACGGTGTAACACTTGGTGTAACAGAACTAGTAGGTGTTACTGATGGTGTAACAGAGGGTGTTACACTTGGTGTAATGGAACTAGTAGGTGTTACAGATGGTGTAACAGAGGGTGTTACTGATGGTGTAACACTTGGTGTAACCGATGATGTTGGTGTTACTGATGGAGTTACTGATGGTGTAACACTTGGTGTTATTGAACTAGTAGGAGTTACAGAAGGTGTAAGTGATGGGGTGATGGAAGACGTGGGGGTTACTGATGGTGTTTTAGATGGTGTGATACTCGGAGTTACGGATGGTGTAACACTTGGTGTAACTGAACTAGTGGGTGTAACACTTGGTGTTCTACTTGGTGTAACAGAAGGTGTTACTGATGGTGTTTGTGTTAATGTTGGTGTAGGTGTGGGTGAAGGAGTGGGACAAGGAATTTCAGCCACACAGGTTTTATCCAGTGATGGAAAATAAATTGAGTAAGTACCTAAATAATAGTTTGTTTCGTAATAATATGGCATTAGGACGGAACCTAAATTTATGGTACCGCCAGTACAAGGATAAAATGTAATGTCACCGATTTCCTCATTAAAATTACCCGCGTTTATTTTTATTAATGCCATTTAAATCTAAAGTCTTATCTATATCTATTTTTACTATAAAAATATATTTATTTATTTGGGTATTGTCAACGTCTATTTTTACAGTTTTTATCATGGACAATCAAAAATGGAACTACTTAATTCCTCATTAGTTGGTTCTGTAGGACAATGGTTGGCATCGATATAATATTGACCGAGGTTGAATCCAATATTTGGATGTTTATCATATTTGTGTTTCATCAGAATTTTGTCACTGTTGTTTCCGTTAAAAACAACAACAAATTCATCATCTATTGGTGTATTGTCTAATTCAAAGTTTAGATTGAAGTATAATCCTGTATCGCAATAATTTAAATCGACATCAATTACTTCTATGGTTTCACCATATTTGTTTATTAAATAATCTCCGTGATTGTATAATTCTTTCGGATGGTCGCAACAAGGTTCAATAAAATCTATTGGTTTTTTCTGTAATTCCTCAGGAAATCTGTCGTCAAAAAAGTAAACACTATTTGTTGGTGTCCCAAAATTTTCAATAATTCTATTTGTATAAACTCTTAGTTGTGTTGTTGGTAAAACTTCAAAAACTTCATAGGTGTTATTTTGGGTCAATCCCGTGATAATACTTTTCTTTATTGATGCTAAACATTCAATATCCGTGATTTCAAGTTTTTGATAGTTGTACGTAAATGAATATCCTGATACAGGACCATTAACAATTTGTTGGTGACTATATTCTGTACATTGTTTATATGAAGCGGATAAAACATATTCCCCAACATTTAAATCACAAACACTTTTACCACTTATCGTACCACCACTAATATAACTTTCAATATTACTATCGGTTGTTTGGTCATCAATGGTTAACCCACTATTAACCACCAAAACAATAGAGTCACATTTTAGCCCATAGTTAAAGTTTGATTTGTATTGTACTTTTGGTTGTATAGTATAACCCGTGTAATTGTCACAGTATGTTGCACCTGAAACAACTGAAATTGGTGAAGCGATTGTTCCTTGGTAACCAACAATACTGAATAACTCTACGTGACTCTTTCCTGATGGTGTTGGACATGGGTCATGTTCAATTTTGGGTTGTAGACCTTCTATTTTGAATTTTACTTCTTTATTCGCAGCATCTACAATATTGAAATCTATTACATCATTTTCTGAAACACCAGTTAATTTGTATACACAATCACTAACTTTTTGAATGTGAACATCCGCATTTTCATTTGTTCCACTCACACAGTTAGCATAAATGTTAAATGGCCATGTTGAACCTTGTTGAATTCCTGTTTTATACCCAATTACCTCAAAAAATACATCACTTACTAAAGTGCACCCACTATTTGAGTCACAGTAAACGGTATTATCAGTATAAACTTTAACACTGATTCCATGTGTATTTTTTGTAATTTTATAATCAGCATCAAATCGATAATCAAAATAGTCAACCACCGAACATTCGTTTGGTCCTAATTTTACGGATGAAAACTTAACTTTTTCGACACCATTTTCATCAGTGTATGTTGTGTATTTTATTAATGGTATTGTTTCTGAAAAATATGTTTGACCAGTGGTTCCCGTGAAAGCGGAATAGGGTTCATATCCCGCGCTATTTCTTGTAATAGTTACGTCATCAATCAATACAGATAATGCCGATAACCATAATTCTTTAATTTTAGTAACATCAGGTTCAAGATAATCTTTATAATCACATATTAAGGAAAGATTTACAGTATCACCACTTGTTACACCACTCGTACATCCTGTAAATGGTTGTGCGTCAAATAATTTTGCACTATTTGAAGTGTTACTTGTTCCACTAACAATTACATACATGGAAGATGTTAGTCCTGTGTAATTAGCACCACCATAAACTGTTCCGTCAATTTCAATTACCGGATAATAAGTAACACCGGTAAGGTTTATTAAACCTCTGAAATTATTTTCTTCGCCTAAAATGTTTTCTAAATCTTCTTCGATTACGTTTTCAAAATCAGGGTATAATTCCTCGATAAATTCTAATGGTTGGCAATCATATCTATATTGATATTTTGGTCTACCAAAAACGTTATTTTCAATTAAATTACCACCAGTCCATTGAGTGGTTGATGGTACTAATTGTTCTACTAATTGTGGCCAATATGGAGATAATTTATTTACAAATTCAGTGACATTTATTTGGTTATATGGTGTGAAACCTGTGGTTTGTGAAATATAATCTCTATAAACATCCTCTAACTGTATATAATTTTTATTGTAACGAATTTTGTTTGAATTAGTTACAAGACTATGAATAAATGTGTCTAAAAATTCAGCAAAAGTTTTACCTGTTTGAGGTAATAAAGTATTTGTACCAAAACTTATTAATAATTCTCTACTTTGTCTAAATATATCATAATCTATACCTCGTGATGGTGAGATATAAATTCCAATATTTTTTCTATTTAAAATTAATAAATAATCATCTTCAATTGGTTTTCCGTCTTTATTATCAACAGCAGACACCAATTCATAACCTGTATCTAAACCCGGTAATGTTCTATATAAATCAAAATATTCTTCTCCGTATGTATAGTTTTTATTCTTTGTTTTAATTGTTTTAGTGTTACCCGTCAATATTGAGTTACTACTATCTAAAACAAGTGGAGAACGATGTGATAATGTAATATCGTACCATCCTGAACCTTTACCAAAGAAAATGTTTTCAGTTTCATTATATGCTCTTCTTGGTAGTCCAGTTTTTTCGTCTACGGGGTAACCCTCTCTATCAAATGTTGTTGATGCTGAGTAGTAAACTTTAGAGTATGTGTAACCTGTGCTGTCAAAAGTTGCATAGGAATATCTTTTACTACCTTGAATCGCGTCGTATATATCTTGTTGTAAATTAAAACTAGACGGTATCGATGTGACTTTATAAATATACTCATCGATTCTAATTAAAGGTTCTGGTGCTCCTAAAAATTTCAAAAAGAAATCAATAGAAGATTTTGTTCCTTTTGATTTATAAATGTGTGCGAGATTTATTAATAATCTTCGATAAAACTCATATTCAGATTCAATTAAATTAGTGCCGGTTGACACACCGTCATAGTTTGATTGTAACCTTGAATATAAAACATCATTTAAGCTATTCTCATCAAATAAATTTAATGTAGATAAACCTAAATTTTCTGATAAATTCTTTAAAAGTACATCGGGTAGATTATTAATACCATCATAACTTACATTTCTCATTTGAGCTATGTTGTCTATATACTTCTTTACACTATCAAAACTTTGTCCGTATAGTTCAAATATACTTTCAGCCCTTTTATCTTCAGTATCAAATTCAAATAATTGTGGCGCAGCTAAAAATCTGACCATCAAATTAGATTTGTATCCATCTATTTCATCAGCAATGTCTTTTAATTTACTAACGTATAAATCGAAATAAAACCCTGTTATTTCTATATTGTAACCATCTTCAGATATTGGCCAAGTTATTACCACATCAACCAAAGATGTTTTTGAATTATCTTCAACATCTTTAGGTACTTTAAATGAAGAGGTATAAATTGGATTTGTGTCTCTATTTAAAAGTGATTCTTCTAAATCATCTAATCCTTCAAAAAATTCTTCAACTAAACCATCATTTGGTCTTATTAATAAGTTTTCTGAATATGTTGTACCAGTAAATGGTTGTCCATATACTTTTAAGTAAATTCTGTTGTTTATATTTGGTTCAATATAATCTAAAATTGGATATGATGTGTTATTGGTAATAACAACATATTTTGTATATGACGAATAAAAATTTCTTAATTCGTTTTCAGTTTCTGGTTTAACCACAGAATTAGGTTCTATAAAAACTAAATTAAACGGATTAAATATTTTGCTTCTTTCAATGTAAAAAGTAGTGGTGTTGGTGCTATCATTATATGTTATTCCACTAGCACTAAAATTAGAAACACCAATAGGGGTGTCTGATAAAATCGAAATTGCACCCGGAAACTTATTAATAATTCGAGTTAGTGAAACTAAAATTCTATCTGTTAATGAACCAAATAAAGATTTATCGGCATATTTTTTGTTACCCTTAAATCTTACTTCGTCAGTTCTTTTTTTTGAAGGTTTTACAGATGTTGTTTGAATACCTTCAACTTCCTTTAACGTATCTAATGTTAAAAATTGAGAGAATGGATTACTTGTAAAATTTTTAGAATCTTTATCAGGAATAGACTTATCAAGCGCAAATACGGTGTTAGTTAGTGCAGATGAACCATCGGTTATCTGTCTACCAACTAAGAAATCATTAAATGTTTCAGCTCCGCTTGACGCTTGACTAGGTACTTTTCTCCTTGCCATTATTCTGTGATAGTATCAAAGTTTAAGGTTTCGTCTATATCACCCCTCTCCTCACGAATTTCATATAATGTCTCATTAAATTCGTCTTTAACCTCGTAAAGATTGTATTGTCTATAGATGTTATTATTATTATCATAAATGGTATAGATACCTTGTGAAACCGCTTTGCTTTGATTACCATAAAGGGCGTGTGCTATGGTTGAAGCGTCGTGTTCAACCATTTCTACTTCAATTGTGGTAGGATTTAAAAATGTATTTGTTAATATAATTTTTTGTGATGGTAAACCAATAAATGGAACCGTGTTTGGTTTATTTGTTGGTGCTGAAGATGGTGTTACTGTTAAAAACATTAAATTAGTTGCTTGTTCACTATACTGATATCTAATAGCTTTTTGTGATGTACTTGTTAAATTTGAAACAATAGGTGAGCAATAGAACGAAGATGTTACAATTCTATAAAAATTTGGAATTTTTTTATTGTCAGATGAATTAATATACTCAATTCTATACCCAACAAGTCCTTGTGGTGTAAATTTATTTCTATCATCAGCGGGAACATTGGATAAGTCAATAATCAATCCTCTAACTGAAGGTAGAGATGCTAAAATTCCACAATCGGTAATCGATGTTCTTATTTGTTTTGGTCTTATATGAAGTGTATACACGCCTAAATCCGCAAAATCATCCGCGGTTAATTTTAAATTGTATAATCCACCTAAGATTTCAACATTAGGTGCTGAAGTATCATCCGTAGTATTCGAATTGTGATAAACAGGGGTTAATACTTCCGCTGAACTTAATTTCTTAAGAGTAACAGTCGAAGTGCTATTTCTATCCGCAACATAATGAAAATAAATTTCAACGTCTTCGGGTGACACATCTGATGGTCTAATTATACCGTAACTACCTACTGCCATGTTTTTTTATAATAAATATGAAAATTATTGTTTTCTAATATTAAAATATCCGTTTCCGTAAATTGATAATTCACCTGTGTTGTCAATTTCAGATAATCGTAATGTTTTTTCCATTACACCTTGTTTTCCTCTTTCAACAAAAATGTCAGAATAGATTACTGGTTCATCAATAAATCCTAAGAAATGTTCATTTCTTGTAATAACCTTATTGATGACTTCTTCTTTTGTAAATCCTGATGTTGTACCGGTAATTGTGGTAATTCCATCTTCGAAATCTTGATAATATAAATTATCAATTGTGTATGCACTGTAAGTCACACCATTTGTTACTCCTGTAGTTACACCTGAGTATATATTTGAACCGTATAATTTTAATTCACTAATTTTACTTTTACCAATTGCTGCGTATGTAAATGTGGTATAACCTGTGTTGGTTCCATTATAGTCTAAATCGTTTAGATAATTTTGACTTTGACCAGATATGTTGGTGTATGGTATTGTGAACCCGGAGAATGTCCCTAATGGGTTAGAGACAGTGGTATTTGAAGGTACTTGTACTTTCTTTTTAGTTTCAAACTGACTCCATGGTGTGTTGATTGAAATTGATATGGTTGTTTCGCCGGTGGATGAATATGTTTTTGTTGCGGTAATTCCAGTTGTTGATAGAATACTTGTAGTTCCATCTCCCCAACTGACAGTAAAATCGATATAATGTATTTCAGAAACTTTACTCGTGTCCACCGTATTGTAAACCTGAACTGTGTTACCGGTCTGAGTATAAGAAAAGTTACAAATTTGTTCAACTTGTTCAAGTTCCCCATCAAAACCAACCATTACACCCATTTCGTCAACGTGTGTTTCTAAAAATATCGGTAACATATGTTCACCATACGCCTCCCCTTTTGTAATATTGTTCCAACCATATAGTTCTAAAGTTAAATCACAACCATTGTCTCCGTAAGAGTTGGTTGGTATGGTGGTTCCTGTCCACATGTAGTAACCATCACCGACGGTACCGCCGCTTACATTATATACTATTAAACCTTCTAACGGGTCAAGATATTTAGAATTTGACCAAGATATTAAACTACCCAAACTATTGTACCAATATGGACCATCGATTGAATACAATTTGACATTAAGAATGTTTTTCCTTAGTATCTCAAATTTTGTTGGTGATTTAATATCCATTATTGTTTTCTTTCAAAAAAATTTATTGGTAAATTATAGGTACCTTTTCTTGAACCTAAAGAGCCATCGTATGCATATACTACAAATGAATAATTTGTTCTATCTACAATTACTTTATAGTAAACATCTTGCTCTTCAATATAAGGTGTTGTTGCATTCACATTTTTTGATTTATTTACAAAATCTATTACACTTCCGTCTTTAGCGTTGTAATATTTTGCGGTCATATAAAAAGTGTTTCCTGTAATATTAGTTTCTTCGAATGGGGTGTCGTCGGAAAACCAAAAAAAGTACATATTTTCCGTGTTTCTATAATTAGACCCCGTAAAAACAGGCACGAAAACGTAATCATTTAATGGTAATGTAGCGCCTGATGGTGTGCCTGTATAAAATATTTTTTCACCAAGAGGTAATGATAAATTTTTTGCAAAAACCAATCTTCTATTTGTTTGATTTGGTGACGCGTCATGGTTGGTTTTGTAAAATTCTAACCTGAAGAAACTTTCTGTTGATTGTTTTAACATTTTTGAATTTTCTCTAAATGTTATTCCCACATCTTCATAGTTTTGTGAATAGTTACCCGAGGAATTTAGAAAATAAAAATTATATAATATGTCGCTTTGAATGAACGTAATGTCCGAATCAGAAACTACACTATAGGGTTCATGAATATACCTTACGGTTTCATAATTTTCAGTTGGATTAATAATTTCATATAAAATCTCTTGCTCCATTTGCTGAGCATTATCAGTCCAACCCAAATCTGTTTGAAACATTTGGTTTGGTTCAATTATAATTGATTGGTCATTATTTTTAACAAGAATTTTCATATTAACATTTAAATTTATCTACATTCTTAACTTCATCCTGTTTATTCCTGTGAATATTTTCATTTCGCAAATAAAAATCAATGTCGCTTTTTACGTAATGTAAATTATTAATAAAAGGAAAGTTGGTACCAAAACCATCTGGGTCAATAAATCCATGGTCATATAAATCTCTCCATTTCCATAAGGACTCATCTTCAAAATATTTTGAATTCTGTGGTAATCCATACACTTGATTTGTTTTTGAAGTCTCAATGTATGGGGACAATTGTCTCAGTTTTACTCTATGGTGTGGTTTATAATAAAGACCATACATATTTGTTACTGAACCACCTGAAAAAGCCACAGTTGTACCCGTTTGTCCATAATCAAACACAAATAAAGGATTAGAAAATCTATGATATGATTCACTTATAATTCTTTCATTTAATTCTGAATGATTGTATTCAACAAAGGCACCGTGTAAAACTGTACCAACAGGTAAATCTATACCTGTTGTAAAATTATAGGTTGTTGCACTAATCGTTCTTGAGAAACCACTTGTTAATATAGACGTTTCAGTAGTTCCTGTACCATTAAAATGCTCGTCAACCCACGTGTCATGAAAATTAAACTTCCACCCAACTTTAGGTGGATATTCAAAATAACCATTTCTATTGGCTAAAATGGTACTGACATAAACTTCAGTTGGTAAATAACCTAAGTTATTGGTTAATCCCGTGAGAACAAATGGTTCTTTAAAATCATAAATTAATGATTCCATCATATTTCTCTCAACTAAAACATCGGAAACACCAGCGCTATTTTCTAAAAGTAATTTTCTTTCGTTTTCCCAAATGGATGATTCAAATCCAATTTTGTCTAATATGTAATCTTCTCTCTCTGTTAATGTTTTGTGTTCGTGAACGTAATAAATTGAAGTGGAACCTGTAATATTATTTATATTAAGACATCTTTTACCAAAAACCACCGTGGATAGTGTTGAACCAGATGGTAATTCGGATTTAGATATTTCTAAAACATATTTTTCAGAATTATATATTGAATCACCGACACTTATAATTGTAAAAGTTTTACCTGTGACATTCACCGCACTGTTAAAACTTCCACCACTTAATATTATAAATTCACCTGATGACATTCCGTGTTCAACAGGGCTTGTTAACTTATATGTGTTACCAGTACTTTCAACTCGAAAAGGTATTCCATCACCTGATGTGAAACTAAAATAAGTTCCACCACTTAATGAATATTTCATTGGATAATCACTGTCTTGACCATATACATATGAAAGGTATATGTTCCAATTATGATATGGCGCGTCAATACTTGAAATTGTGGTATGTTCGGACGCTCCTGAATAGGTAAAAACAGGAGTAATTGTTGTTAAAGATGAGATGGTTTGTATTGTATTTACTTGTCTTAAAACGTCTTTTCTTAAAAAAGCAAATTCTTGATAGGGTATAAATCCATCAAAATTATTATCACCACCGTCACCGACTAAATACAATCTTTTTAATAATGGATTATATTCAGATGAACCACTATAAAGATTTCTAAAAACCATTTTAAGTTTACCATGAATTTTATAGCTATTACTTTCGTTCCTTTCTTTATTAAAGAGCTCCGCGTTACTTAGAATAATTGTTCTGTCACCTTCTCTTAAAAGATTCTCAGTTTCCTCTAACCCAACACGAATTGTTTGGTCTTCATTGATTGAACCAAAAAATTTTTTAGATGGTAATATAATTCTTTTTTTATCCATTATTCTTGAGATGGGAACGCACCTTTTGGTCCAAATAATTTTATAAATTTATCAAGAGCGGTTGCCCCAGGTCTTAATCCAAAATAAAATAAGAATGGTGTTGATAATATTTGTTTATTACCGTTGTAATTGACTTGTGTTGGTTTTAATATAAAATCAACATCAAAATTCCAAGGTTTGGATGTCCATCCACCTACTTCACCGACTCTAATCCATAAAGTACCCGCGTATGCCGTTTCGGTATCTCCTGATGTAATATGTAAAAATGTAAACCCTTCTTCTTGATTATCAAAATTAAGATGATAGTCAGCCGTATCTTCTTCATCAAAATCAGCAAGTGCAACGTTCGCGCCGGAAATTGTAAACGTATCACCTGAATATGTTTTAGTCATTGGAAATAAAACATAATTATATGTCGAATCTCCCGTAAATGCGTAATTATGGGACATACCCTGAAGATTTTGAGCAACAACACTTGTATAATCCCACGACTGATTAATACCTTCACCAAATCCGGGACCTTTTTTATCCCAATAAAAAAATGGTACCACCTGTGATGATTCTGTTAATCGTCCTGGCTCGTTCAAACAAACCCTAACTCTATAACCATCATCATCATCTAAAACAAAATTTATAGGTAAAGGTCCGTTTGTAGTACCGCTTTGTGATTTGAAAATATTTGGATAATCTTCGGGGTCCAAAATTACTGGACTGTATTGACCATAATACCTATTTTGTAAATCGAACTCATCGATACCGACTTCGTTATTAATTGAAATTAATTGTAGAACATCACCATTCATTATTTGGTTGTTTGTAAAATAAGGATAAGTAGTAAAACCATTGTTTTGGAAAAAACTTTTATACGTGTAATTTGGGTTAGTATCCATTCGATAATTAATGTATAGACCTAACATTTCCTTAAAATTTTGAAATGACGTTGAACCAATACTTCTAACCACGGAACAATTAGGGTCTAAAGATGGGTCTACACAAATTTCTTTTATAAATTCATCTCTTGGACCTAAGTCCATGACCGTGGTTGGGTATCTTAGTGTTGTAAATTGAGTTCCAACATCTTTTGTTATTTGAAATTGTGATGTTGTATTATTCCATTTTGTTGACCTATAATAAAACCTTTTTACAGCACTTTTTGATGATGCCTCATCAACTTTATAGTATACTAAGTCTTTACAATAATTTGTACCCCTAAAATTTAAATCTAAAATTTCCTCATTATCCCATCTTACTTTAGCTTTGAATGGGAACATATATAAAGAACCTGCTAACCAATTTTCAAAAAAAGAATATTTAGCGAGTCCTTCACAAAATACTTTGTTAACCAATTTTCTTCTACAGTATTCATTAATTAATTTAAATTGTGTTTCCCTATTAAAATCGTTGGCTGCGGGAATTATTGTATATATACCAAATCTGAATTCAGAAAAACCTGTTCGAGTGTCACATCTACCACAAGGATTTAAACCACTTTGGTTTACGTAAGCAACCTGACCTACTATTATTTTATTTAAACTAATACAATTGGTACCTGGATTTAAAATAACTTGAGAGGGGTCACTATAATTGTCTGCAACATCTGTTGCACAATAAGTTGCCGGTACAGAAACCGTATTGTCGTAAATAGTATTATTAGATAAACAACCTTCGGGTAAAGACGTTGTATCCATCGCGGTTGCTGCTGTAACTCCTACTGGATGTCCACTATCATAAATTTCGTAAGTAAATCCCGACCAAACAAAATCCTCAATAACCCCACTTGAATTATAACGATATGGTATATTAGTACTTTCTATTCCTTTATATCCTGTTGTTGCCCCCACAGAATATGTACCTAATGTGAATGAAGTTGTTATGCCTGTGGTGATATTGGCATTTAGATAATTAATATCGGATGTTTGAGCATTTCCATGCGGACTATATGAAATTATTTTAATGAAATAAGTTCTACCCGTGGCCAAACCATTTAAATAATTTATATATAATTGGGTTGGGGATTGTCCATAGGTATATCCGGTGTAATTATATATCGTTAGACCTGAGGAAGGTGTTTCCGTTAAAATAAATTCATTTGTTCCATTTATTGGGTCGGCAATAAAAATATCTGTAACAGTTTGGTCACACGTACCCGTTACTACCGGTACACCGTCTCCGCCAGCATATGACATTGACCCGTCTCTTGCACAAATTCCTGTTACCGATGACCCACCGGAGGGTATCGATTGAGATTGAATTGAGTTGTTAGTACAATCTCTCCAAGTGTAAGTGGTTGTACCAACACTTGGTGGCGGTAAATTGTATGTTGTACAGTTAACTAAAAATGTCAACTCATCCCTAACCGCGTAACCATCGACAACTTTTTCATAAAGAACGGAGGGGTCACTAGTGGTATCAACAGATTGATTAAAAACTTCAATTTCATCGCACGACTGACATTCTGGATAAATCACTAAACTAAGGTGAACGGTGCCCAATTGTTGTAAAAATTCAATAATATCATCGAGGAATTGAAATCTACCGAAGCCAAATACTGTACTACCAAACACCCTTATCCTAAAATACAATATATCATATAACCATTGAAAAGGTCTAATCAATATTTGCATTGCCCCAATAAACGCGGTGTATATTACTTTTTCAAAAGCATTTATAATAATTGCTAAAAGAATTGAAAAATTAAATTGTTTATATGCGTAATTTGTGGGTGGGGTAAGAACACTTGATTCACAATCATCTTCTTCTTTAGGTGCAATATCCTTTATTCCAAGAAACGAAGACGGTGAAATAGTCCCTAATGGACCTTCAATATGTGAACTTATATACGATGTTACCGCGTAAACTTTATTATATGTGAATCTATAAAAATAATCTTGGGGGTAATAACTACCATACGTTTGATTGAATATTATCGATGTGTTTTTTGCACTAGTTGGATAATCGTTCCAATCAAGTGAAAACGCATAAGATTTATCCACATCATTTTGATATTCACGTATGTTTGGTACTAAGAAACTACCTACGGAGCGAACCCTACCTAATGTTTGATTTTTACCCGATATTCTAAATCTATAACAAGCTGATGTTGGAATACCTTTGTTTGGGTCGTTTGTTATTTCGTTTTCACCAAATTCATTTGTGAATATAAAATCCATATTCATTGGTAATGGGACAACGAAAGAACCATCTTCTTCAATATCTTCTTGTATTTCATATCTTTCGAGTATAGGGAAACCATTACCGTCTTTATTTGGTGTAAACCTTATCATTTCAATAACCGCGTCAAATGTGGTTAAATCACACTTTCTACCCATAGCGTTTTTAGGGGTGCAAGTTTTATTTAATGTGTTTTTACCTTTATCTGAGTAAATTGAACCTAAGAAATATGCCTTTGGTTCCACTTTTACACCCTGACTAGATAAATCAAAATCAGTTCTGGTTAATCCAATTTCACATAAATCTTCATTACCCCAAAAAGGATAAACCTCCACGGTTTGATTAAATGAAACTATTTGTGGTAAAGAATCAATATCGTTTGATGCTTTGTATGTATAAGTGTTTTTAAACTTATCTACACCCGTACCTTGTCTGATAAAGTCATCTGGTCTAAGTGAAAAACAACCAATATCAGATAAGTCGACATCTACGTGAATTGTTTGTGTACCAACAGGTACACCCCAAATCATAAAGTCACCAGCATCATTTGTTTTTACTGTGTATTTGTAATATTTTTCATAAACCTCAAGGACCTCTTCCCTTGTTAGAATGTCTTTTTGGTCAGGGAATGTTCCGGTTGGTTCATGTCCACCATGTTGTTTTCGACTTGGTAAAAGATTATATTTATAACCATCTTGATTTTTATCATCCACAGTTGTATATGGATATAAAACAGATATCACAGGGTCGTTTGTGTCTTCTTCTGATATTGGTATAAAAATTGAAACTCTAGCATTTGGAACACCAAAACCATTGTTTACAAATATTCTACCACAAACCACACCGTAGTCTGAACACATTGACGAGTAAACTTCGGTCTGTGTAAATTTTAGAGATAATATCTCCAATAAGTCAAAATCGTTTTTTAATTCGACAACGACTTTTTGGTCTTTACCTATATTTGTGGAAATTCTGTGTTTCTGCATTATTCTATAAATAGAAAATTATGGATTTCCAGAAAAATAAATAAAAATTAAATTAGAATGTAGTCGTTCCTAATGTTTTTACTCTGACTTTTATGTCTTTCTGAGGAAATCTTATTTGATATATTTGGTTAGATTTCATATAGATAGTCATATCAGATTGAGCGATTTCTTTTGTGTTAGGGTCAATATATGACTGTAACACCTCAGAAGATGAATATACCCCACCTACGTTATTAAAAACTCTTATATCAACAGCGTTTACCACACCGTTTACTTCACCTATTGTTTTATATAAATCACCAACAAATAATGGGTCACCCATTTTTCTTTTTTCAATTGAAAAGTAACTAACAATATCCTCGATAATGGTTTTAACAATTTCTGTCTGATTACCATTTTTATCAATGACAACATCAATTTCCAATGTAAAATCAACCACTTCACCGCTCTGAACCTCTAAGAAATCATTTACCATCCTATATTCAGCTAAGTAAGATAAAATATTATTTTTTAATGTATTTGAAACTGTATCAATAAGATTACCATTTTCATCATACGATAATAATTTAATTTTTATTTTATTGTCCTCTTCCATCACATTTACCTTAGCTGGTGCTCCATAGGTTGATGGCATTGTCTCAATTAAAGATTTGTAATCATTAAGAGTTACCGCCCTATTTTGTGCCGAGAAGTTATATGCAATCATATTTCTAACTTCTTCAATTGTAGGTTGGTCCGCACCACCAACAGCTGGTGTTACGTTTGTTACAATTAATGAATTCTGTACTTGAGTATTCGTTGATGAATTGGGTCCATTGATTGAAAATTCAACGTTATCCACACTTGTAATAATATCAATACCAAGATTACTGTCTTTACCACCACCAATTCTGTATTTTATGAATAATGTTGTATTTGATTTTGGTAAAGCACCTAATGATAAGTTATTTAAATAAGTTCCAAGACTTACTTTTAAATTGCCTTGATTATAGTTATCTAAATTATCTAATGGATTAACATTACCAGAGCCAAATGTTACCGAAAAATAATTTTCGGGAGTATATTCTGTAATAAATTTATTTGTAACTGGAACGTATGTTCCCGATATGAAATTATCACTATCAGATGCTGATGTTGGGTCGGGTACGAATACTTTATCTTGTATTAATGATTTTACTTCGTACCATTTATTTTCAGAACTTAAAAATTCAGAGTTAGTTGGATTATTTACAAAGTTTGTTCCCTCTTTGTGAATTACTCCACTCACCCCTAATATGTTTTGTTCAGGTAAGAATATTTTTAAGAAAGGTTTTTGGTCAACTTCTGTTATAACTTTTCTATATATTCTTGTTACACCATTTACAACCGCTTCTCTTTTTACAATTGAGTATGATATGAGTCTATTATTACCATCGAAATTTGGAATTTTTAATCTGTTTGGTTCTCCCCTTTTATTAAAAGGATTTGAGAAATCAATATCTTCAATTGTTTCAAAAACTTGCCCCCCACCAGATACCTGAGCCCCTGATTTAATGTTTCCCAAATAACGTTCATCTTCCTTATCCCCCCTTACGGGTACTTGTATAGTAAAATCACACAAAGAAACAGATGGTCTATTTCCTGGTATTCTCATACCATATGTTTTAGCAATATGATACAATGATTTCCTTTGTGTTGCGAAATCCAACATTGTTTCTTGCCAAACCCTATCAATATGAAAATGTAAATTATCTGTCACAGCGGCATTTAAATCTAATAAAACAGAATAAATTGACGCGTCATTTGTATTCTTAATTAAATCGGGATAATATTCCCTTGTAAGATTAACTAATTCCTGTCTTAAACCAGCAAAGTCTCTGACGGCGTATGATATTTTTTTACTCATATTATATATTAATAATTACAAAATCGGACGAAACAAAAGGTTCATTATTTATGTCATAGTCAATTCGAACTTTTGCAGTATAGGGTTTTGTTGAAAAATCAGAGACTCTAAACAATCTTGAATCCTCATCTTCTTGTGGACTAATAGGTTCTTCAGGTTCTTGGTCAGCCGGGGTTACTCTGATAGATTTTATTTCTAAATTTGGGATATATTTTTTTACTGATGTTCTAATTTCATCCTCTATTTGTCCCCACGTAACAGCGTCGTTTGGTTCAAAAATAAATTCAATTAATTTAGTTCCAAAATCGGGTAAATAATATCTCGTACCCTTTCTTGTTAATAATAAGTGAATTAAGTTTGCACGAATCTCCCTTTCAGGGGTTTCGGTCATAACCAAAAAATCACCCTTAGGACTAATTCTGAATGGAAAATCTATACCATATGTAATCGCCATACTAATAAATATAACTAAACAACAAATACTAATAAATAAAAAATCCCAACCTAAGTTGGGATTATATATTGTTTGATTTTTTTGCTCTTGTATAATCAAACAAAGTAGATGTATTGTTAATTATAAAATGTCAATGGAGCCACCTACAGTTACGAGCCACAACCTTCACATTCAAAAGGAGAGTCTGTTGGTCTTGATGATATGGACACCTCCACGACTTCTTCTTCTTTTTGATTATTTTGGTTATATGAAGTATTTTGTACTTCTTTAGCTTCAACTGTGGGTTTTGATGTTGAGGTGTCAATTCCTAAACCCTTTAATGGGTCAACAGCGGCTCTGGTTCGTAAATAATACATACCCGTTTTTAAACCAAGTTTCCATCCATAAATATGTGCGGCTAAAACTTTGGCTTTGTTTGCGTTGTCAATAAATAAATTTAAAGACTGTGATTGGTCGATATAAATTGACCTGTTAGATGCCATGGTTAAGATTCTTTTTTGAGACATTTCCCAAACTGTTTTGTAAACTTCTTTTATATCGACAGGTATTTCGGGAATATTTTGAACAGAACCATTCTCTATGATTAATTTTTTCTTTAATTCATCTGACCATAATCCTCTTTCTAATAATTCATTTACAAGGTGTTTGTTTATTACTATAAACTCACCACCTAATGTTCTTCTTGAATATAAATTAGAGGTAAATGGTTCAAACGCTTCGTTGTTACCAAGAATTTGAGCTGTGGACGCTGTCGGCATGGGTGCAACTAACAAAGAGTTTCTTACACCGTGTTTAACAACATCTTTTCTTAATGATTTCCAATTCCATCTTCCACTTGTGTCCTTGTCTGTTTTACCCCATAATTCGTATTGAAATTTACCCTCAGATAAGGGGGAACCCTCGAATGAAGAATATGCACCATTTTTAATCGCTAAATCTTTAGATGATGTAATCGCCGCGAAATAAATTGTTTCAAATATTTCCACTTGTAATTTATCCGCCTCCTCACTTTCAAAAGGTAATTTTAACATACAAAACACATCTGCCAATCCTTGTACCCCTAAACCAACTGGTCTATGTTTCATGTTTGAAAGTTTTGTTTCCTCGGTGGGATAAAAATTTAAATCAATAACGTTGTTTAGGTTTTTTACAACTTGATACACATTATCATAAAGTAATTCATGATTAAATTCTTTATCAATAATGTATTTTGGTAATGCAATTGATGCTAAATTACAAACCGCTTGTTCTGTTGGACTTGAGTATTCAATAATCTCAGTACACAAATTAGATGATTTAATCGTGCCTAAGTTCTTTTGATTTGACTTGTAATTAGCGGCGTCCTTATACAACATATATGGGGTTCCGGTCTCAATTTGTGCCGTTAAAATTGCGTCCATTAATTTTCTCGCTTTAACAACTTTTCTCGCTCGACCTTCTTTCTCATATCTTTCGTACAATTGAGTGAATTCTTGAGTAAAAGAAAATGGGTCATCATAAGCGTCTGACAAACCAGGAGCTTCGTCAGGTGAAAATAGTGACCAATCTCCGTCTTCCTCAACTCTTTTCATAAAAAGATTGGGTGTCCACATTGCTAAGAATAAATCACGAGCCCTTAATTCTTCTTTACCGTGATTTTTTCTCAAATCAATAAATTCAAAAACGTCTGCGTGCCATGGCTCGAGATAAATCGCGAAAGAGCCTTTTCTTTTACCGCCCTGATTAATCCAACGAGCAACTTCATTGTATGTTTTCATCATTGGGAGTAGACCGTCTGATTCACCACCTGTTCCTTTAATATATGAACCCTTAGCTCTAACATCATGAACATGTAGTCCAATACCACCAGCCCATTTTGAAATTTTAGCAACATCTTTAATTGTGTCAAATAAACCATCAATGTCATCACCTTTATTACCAATTAAGAAACAAGAAGACATTTGTGGTCTACGAGTACCAGCATTAAAGAGTGTTGGGGTTGCGTGAGTGTAGAAATGTTGTGATAAATCATTATAAATTCTCAAAGCCATTTCTAAGTCACCATTACAAATACCAACAGCAACTCTCATGTACATATATTGAGGTCTTTCAACAATTCTTCTACCGATTTTCAAAAAGTAAGAACGTTCAAGGGTTTTAAATCCAAAATAATCAAAATCAAAATCTCTTTCTTGGATTATCGCCCCATCTAAAGATTCTTTGTTCTGAATTACAAATTGATAAACCTCATCTGAAATTAAAGATGATTCTTTTCCTGTTCTTGGTTCAATAAAACAATAAAGTTCTTTAATACATTGAGAAAACTTTTTAGGTGTTGTTTTATGTAAGTTTGACACCGCTAATCTTCCGGCTAATTTAGCGTAATCTGAGTGTGTTGTTACCATAGACGCCGCTGTCTCAGCGGCTAATGTGTCTAGCTCGATTGTAGAGATACCATCGTAAATGCCCTGAGTAACTTTAAGAGTTACTAATGTTGGGTCAATGTATTCTAAATTTAAATCACCACAGAAATATTGTATTCTTCTGGTGATTTTGTCATATCTCATTTCTTCTAATGAGCCATCTCTCTTTTTTACTTTCATACTCTAATTAAAAATCTATATCTTCAAACGCTGTGTGCATATCTTCAATTGACACGTTACTATTTACACCGGCTTTTTGATATTCAGCAACTCTTTTTTCAAAAAAATTAGTTTTACCTTGAAGAGCAATATTTTGCATGAAATCAAATGGGTTTTCAACATTATAAACCTTTGAACAATTTAATGACATTAATAATCTATCGGTTACAAATTCCAAATATTGGCTCATCAAATCTGAATTCATACCAATTAATTTTACGGGTAACGCCTCTAAAATAAATTCTTTTTCAATCTTCAACGCGCCACATATAATATCTTTAATTCTCTTCTCGCTTAATTTATTTTCAACGTGGTGATTAAACAAATGACAAGCAAAGTCACAGTGCATTCCTTCATCTCTAGAAATAAGTTCATTTGAAAAGGTTAAACCCGGCATTAATCCACGTTTTTTGAGCCAAAAAATAGAACAGAATGAGCCAGAAAAGAAAATACCCTCGACAGCGGCGAAAGCGATAAGTCTTTCAACAAAAGTACCCTTTTCAATGTACTTTAACGCCCATTCAGCCTTTTTCTTAACAGCGGGAATTGTGTCAATTGCATTAAATAATCTACTTTGTTCTTGTTTGTCCTTAATGTATGTATCAATCAATAAAGAATAAGTTTCACTGTGAATATTTTCCATCATTATTTGAAATCCGTAAAACATTTTAGCTTCTGTATATTGCACCACGTTGACAAAATTCATCGCGATGTTTTCATTAACAATACCATCCGAGGCGGCGAAAAACGCTAATACATTTTTAACAAAATGTTGTTCGTCTTCGTTTAGTTTGTTTTCCCAATCATAAATGTCTTGGGCTAAATCAATCTCTTCGGCGGTCCAAAAACAAGATTCTTGTTGTTTGTAAAGTTTCCAAATATCGTGATGTTCGATAGGAAAAAGGACAAAACGTCCCGGATTTTGTTTCAAAATCTTCTCTGTCATAGTAATAATAATTATTAATTTCTGTTTAAGGTTTCCTGTCTTTGCATAAAGGCCTCTTTCATTCTTTCGGAAACATTTTTTTGTTTGTCTTCCTTGTGTCCAAGGAGTGTTGTTTGAGACTCGGTATTAATAACTAACAGTCTATTGTCAAACTTACAATTCTGCCATATAATTCCGTCACGACCAATTCTTGACTTCAGTAAAGTCATAGTTGCTAAGTTGTGTTCTTTTTGTTCTATAGTTTTACCTATTGATAAAATTACGTGAGCAATTTGCGCTTTTTTAATTGAACCACCCATTTGGTCACTATTTACAACTTCAGATGAAATAGATTCCCTGTTACCCTGAGTCGCGGTCCAAATAACGATTCCAAATTCACTTGTCATAGCTTCCAAACTTCTCATTACGGAGCCCTCACCTTTCCACTCTTCTCCGAAATTTAATTTTTCAGGACTGATACAATCTACGTAATCAATAACTAAAAGGTCAATTTTTTTACCTTCTGAAATTCTTTTTCTCAATCGAGATTTAATTTCGGATATTGAAACCGAATCACTTGGTAATTTTAAAATATCCAATGTCCCTTTACTTTGAGTTTGAACTACGTTTATCTTTTCTTTAACAAAATCTTTATTTTCAGATTGTTCGTCAGGTGCGATTCCTGACCAAATTGTATAATGTTTCTTTTTGATATTATCGGGATTGTCTTCAAAAAATATTTGAAGGACATTGTACCCATATAGGTATGCAGTATTTGCGAATAGTGATAATATAGTCGTTTTACCCGTACCGGTTGGAGCTAATACAACACCAAGCTCCCCAATACCCAATCCACCCTTTAAAGCGGTATCAAGACCCTCTATACCTGTTGGTATTGCTTGTCTATTATCTTTTTCTAAAGCGGCATCGATATTGTGAAAAACATCCATACATTCTTCAGGTGGTAATCCTACTTGTAGTGCCTTTTGAATAATACCTTCAATCTTATGGTATTCTTGAAATTTACCATTCTCAATAATAGTGGTTACCATTTTAAGTTCCTTCTTTAAATTTTGTTGTTTACAAAAATTAAGAGCTTCTTCTCTCACCATCGGGTCATCTACTGTATTTTCTTTAATATCGTGAATTGTATCTAAATGTATTCTCGCATTTTCTTGTGAACCTATTTCAAGAATTATAGTTTGACACAAGCTCTGATAATCGGGAATTTTCCCATATTTATGATAGTATTCTTTGATATGCGAGGTGATAAATCTAAAAGAACTATTATCAAAATATTTGCTCTCAATTACATCAATAATCTGTTCACCATACTTTTTATCCTCTACGATAGATTTAATCAACGTTTGTTGAAATGACGCTCCGAGAAAACCAAAATTTTTTTCTGACATAGTTTTTTATTTTTTTATAATTTATAGTTTAAATAAGTTGTTTCCAAATTTTTAGATGATAAAATGTTGGTTAAATCTGACAAATATCTTTTTAAATATGGACGAATGTCTACCGTATATCTAACCTTTGGATGATATAATTTAGCGGAAAACATTCTTTGAATAAATACATCGTCACCCATCTTAATCTCGAGCAAAAAATACTCTTTTTCATTTTGTTCATCGGTTTCTACATTGTCCAAACCACAAAAATAATCACGATTTTCATGTAAATAATCCAATGTTTTTGTTTTCAAATCTACACCAATATTGTCACAAATATTTTTAACATAATAGTGTAAATCCATGGAACGTCTAGACTTTGGGTTATGTTCTCTTACATTGAAAAATCTCTGACAGATAATGTTTCCTTCTAATGTTAAAAGAAACTCAAACTTTGTTACTTCTTGATTACTCATTGTTTTTAATTTTAATTAATTTTTTATTCTTTTCTTTTCTTGTTAATCTTAAAAATGGATTTAGAAAATTTATCCATGCGTCATCCGATTTTGGAAGTAATAAAAATATACCATCTTCCATCATCATCTTCATGGTGTTTTTATATGACCGACCTTCTGGGTCAATCAAATCGTTTATTAATGAAGTTATAGATTCCTTTGCTTCATCGGTTAAAAAAGGATTATCAAGACTTACAATACGACTATTTACATCAAAAAATTCTTCACCCAATATCCCATATTTGGTAACGCCTGTCAAAAAATTCTTTACAATATGATTATCATTGTCTTCCTCAAATAAATTATTAAATCTTTCAAGAATAAATTCAACGGTAATTTCTTCAGTTTTAATCTCGGGAACTAATGATATTAATCTCCTGACACCTAAATTTTTAATACCCGCAATGTTATCCGATGGGTCTCCACAAATTATTTTAACCAATTTTATATTCTGTATAAGAATTTGTTCATGGTCATAAACGAACATATCATTAGGTTGATATATTTTACTGTGTGATGGATTAAAAAGTTTGGTGTTTTCGGAAACTAATTGGGTCAAATCACCGTCTGAAGAAAAAATTATTTTATTTTCTTTTGGTGAGTTATGAACATAATAAGCGATTGAATCATCTGACTCACAGAATTCATATTCACCTTGCCTAACAAAAAGTTCTTCAAGGTATTGTTTTATCCTGTTTCTTTGTTTTCCATAAGAATGTAATTCTTCCTCGGACCTTATTCGGGATTTTCTATTCTCTTTGTATTGATGATAGAATCTTTTTCTCGTTATAGAACCATCTTGCCCATCCCAAAAAATAACAATCTTATCTAAGTGGTGGATTTCAATTGCTCGTCTTAAAGTGTTTATAAAATGATATATCCCACCAATATGCTCCCCCTTATAAAAGTGATTTTTTAATCCAAAAAAACCAATAGTAAGTAAATTGTCACCATCTACTAATAATACATTAGACATTAATTATCACTCTTATGGTATTAAACAAAAATTAATCTTCCTCTTCTTCGTAATCGTAAGTTATTGATTCCTCTAAATTAAAGTCAATAGACCCTAATTTTTCTCTCCAAAAACTCGAATATTCTTTTTTATACAATTCTAACGCTTCTTTAGTATCAGCAATATATCCGTTATGAACAACGATAACTTTACCATCTTTGTATCCTAATCCGTTAACGTGGTTTTTAAGGATTGAAATTTTGGTTCTAACAGCATAAACAATTTTTCTACCATCTTTAGTTGCGTCGATTTGATTAATACCTGATTTTTTCTGATTACCAAATAAAAAAATAAGTGTAGAAGCTAATTTTATGGCTTCACCACCTTTTGGTTTGATTTCAGGTTGACCCATCGGACTGTCGGGTAATTCTACCCACGGCTGATTTACTATAACCATTGTTAGATAATATGACGAGTCTTTTGATGGATAATCTTCTTTTTTTGATTTGGTAATTCTTGAATGAATACCCATACCAATTTTATCAGATAATGCACTTGCGTTGTGTTGTTTACCACCTTTACCATCAAAGGTCATCTTACATGGTATTGAACCAATTGAATCCCAGCAAAATAAAACGTGTCTTGGAATTTCACCCTTTTCGTGAGCATCAATGATATCGTTTATAAAATCGGTTGCTTGTTCAATGTAGTCAAATGAATCATTGAAGATAAAGTCACCCGTCCATTCACCATTCGCGTCTTTTTCAGCTTGAAAACCCAACTCAATAGCGTGTTCCCATTTCCATTTTCTTTCGGTGATAATAAGAACGGGTAAATGACCTTTCTTTTGTGCGTCAACCGCAGCTAAAATCATAGCGGTTGTTTTTGATGAGTTTGTATGTCCTAAGAACATATTAATACCTCCCATCACGGGTCCAGGTAAACCACAAGCACTATTAAAAGCTTCACCACAATAATAAAAATTTTCATCCTTATATTTTGTTTTCGATGAGAATTTGGATATATAATCGAATTCTTTTTTCTTAATTGCCATTGTATGTTTTGTATTATTTTTAATTAAAAAAAGAAGAACTTGGACACGTGATTACAACTAGTGTCCAAGTTCGTTTTAATTAGAATGGTAAATCGTCATCCCCATCCATGTCTTCTTGTGGGTCAATTTGAGGAATTGATGTATTTGTTGGTGAAGATGGTTTAGACATTTCAATTTCTTGAGTAGAATTTGAAACGTATTTACCTGTAGTGGTGTCCCATCTTGGCACTTCACCTTTAGCAATCATTTCTAAATATTCTTCAGGTTTTTTAGAATACACATCAGACCAAATCAATTCATCATTAATCCAAGAGTCCGCAATAACTGAATCACTATGTAGTGGAGATTGGTCCTCAGGGATGATAGATGTTATGGTGGTATATTCTCTACCGTTACCCGCCTTAGTTAGGTTTAGATTAATAATTAAATCCCTTCCCGTCTGTGAGTCAGTAATGTCGCCTTTATTTCTAAAAAGTGGTGCAATTTTATCTAAAACGCCTTCACTTTTAGTGTTTCTTTTGAATCTCCAAAATTTAACACCATCTTGTTCTCTATCTCTATCAATAACTTTTACAATATAGAACATTTTAGACCTGTATTGACGAGCTAAAATTGCGTCTTGTTCGTCACCTGTCATTTTTAATCCTTCGTGTACTTCGTTCAGTGGTGAGCGTTTACCCTCTTGGTTTGGGTCATAAAGTTTAACCCAATTACCATCAACCTGTACCTCATGGAAATACACGGGAACAAATGGACTACTACCGTCTTTGATAGGTAGGATTCTAATTCTTCTTTCACCGCTTCTTTCACCTTTTGGGAGGAGGGTGGTAAAATACTTTTTCATTCTATCCTCTTGGGATACCTTGTTTGCGTTGCCGCTTGCGACTTGTTTGTCTTTTTCGTACTGCGCCAGTACTGATTCTGTTGTTGACATCATATTTTTGTTTTTTAAAAGTTAGAAAATATTTCTATGTAAAGTATAAACAAAAAAAGTCAGATTACAAAATCTGACTCTCTTTTTTTAAAATTTATTTTTAATGGTTAATTACTCAAGAGTTAAAAGATACAGCAATTTATTCAATAAACCAAGTATCTCATCTCTTAAATTTAACAAATCTGTGTCTAACCTATCATCTAAGTCATATGAAAACTCAATAAGGGCTTCAATACAAACTTTGACCATATCAACGGGATTAATCTCTGAAATATTTACTAAATTAATAGTTTTAGTATCCTCGTCAAGTGTAAACCTACCATATTTACCCATAGCAATCTCAACAAATTCGTCAATAGGCTCTGTTAAAGCATCATAAGTTTTACCAAAAGCTTCGTGTCTAGCAATACCTTTTGTTTGAAAATGGTTTATTTTCATCTGTAATTGTAAACCTAACAATAAGTTTACTTTAGAACTCAAATTCATCTTCCTCTGTTTCTGGATTAAAACTATCTCTTATTGTATCGTTTGAATAATCCTCAATATCTTGTTTTGTAAGTATGTATTCATTTTTACCTGTTTGTCGCATCTCGCCTTGTTTTTGTGCAAAAAACTCCTGAGGATTTAAATTAAAGGGGTATGAATCCAAAGAACGTAACTCCAATTTTTCTTGGGGTGTTCTTTCTTTCATCGTTTCAACTTTACTTCCTAATTCATCAATTTTGTTTATTACGGCATCCATCTGAGATAGTTTTTGTTCTAAATCTGTTAGTTTGGTAAATACCGTTTCCATTTTATCAACAACATTTGTGTTATTAGACTTACTGTCATCCAAATCCTTTTTAATTGATTTAGTCATGTTAACTAAATCCGTAATATCTATTTCTTCAGTATCATCAGCGGGTGCTGTAGGTGCTGTAGGTGCTGTAGGTGCTGTTGGAGCTCCGGCCGGCATAGGTGCCTCTGGTGGGACATCACCAGGTGGTGGAATTGGTGAGTCCGTGGCGGGAGGTGGTACTTCACCCTGTTCCATTAAGTTTTTTGTATATTTATTAATCGCGTTATATCTCGCGAGTTCTTCCATAAGTGATTTTTCTAATCTTTTCATAGTTAGTCTTGTAAAAGTTGTCTACCGTCTTCGGTTATAAATTTTTTATTTATCCTTTCTACTATACCATCTTTAGACCTGATTACATAACATTCACCGGTGTTAAGGTCACATTCTTCTTTTTCCATTCCATCGTTTGAAATGTACTTAATTTGTTTTGGATTATCTATAAAGTTGTCCAATGTTTTATTTAATTTTTCGTTATTCATGGTATTTTATTTAATAAATATCTAAAAAAATTAAAAACTTTAAATTAATCCATTTTAAAATATACTACATCCCCATCATATAACCCCAAATCGGACATAAGTTTCGATGACATACCCATACCAATTTGGGTAGATTTCGGTCCTCTGCTAATTGGTCCTTCAACTATTATTGAACCAACGGTTTTGTCTAATTGGTAATTAGGATTTACCGTTAATTGCACATTGTTTTTTGGGTTTTTAAATGTTGTTTTAGCTGTTTTTATAACATCATTAGTGATTGTTCTTGACAATTGAAAATCCACATTAAAAAATCTGTAATTTGAATCCTTAACATCAGACCATTGAATTCCATTTGTGAGATTGAATCCCTGTGTATCTTCTATTGGGTACTTTGCTCCACCCATTCTATATACAATAGTTCTAAACCATTCCTCATTACCGTTTCTAACTTTTTGTATTAGACGAGTTTCATTATATCCATTATATGGTACGCCGAATCTGTTAATACCAACTTCTTGGATAACCGTTTCACCTTGTATATTTTTACCTTGTCTGTCCGTAACATATGGTATTCCTTGGTATATAACTGTTTGGTCGGTATCGGTATCGTTAGCGGCTCTCTGTTTGATTTTAGCAATTGCTTTTGATTGAATCTTATCAAACAAAACTCTATAACTCGCAACAAATGAATCCCTCGGGTCGGGTAATGAGGAGTATGGTATTCGTGTTCCTGAAAAACTTGTTGAAATACTATTACCCTTTATCTGATGAGAAACCTCGGTAATCCAATACGAGCCCCTAAACATAGGTATGTTTTTTAAATAAAAATACATAGTTGGTTGAATCATAACATTACCCATAGCTGTAACACCACATTTATATGATGCTTGTTTGTAATAATCAAACAAACTAACATCAACATTGTGCACACCGGCGCCAGAAGCGGACCTTGACAAATTTTCTAAAACCTCAAAGGATTCTGATGTATTTTTTAATGTGCTTTGGTCCAGTGTAACTCCTTTGAATATACCTTGATTTTGGTCACCGAAGCTTACCTCAAACGCAACTACTCTATTAGATTTAGATAAATCGTTTTGTGAAAAACTTTCTAAAGATGTTATCAATAATGGATTCGGTGTTTGCCCGCCAATGTAAAAACTATCATCAACAAACTTATATGGTTTACTATTGGACATATCAATTCTTTTCGATGTTTGTCCGGCTAATTGTATGATAACTTTTGGTGTCGCCTCTTGATAATCAACCTCTAAGAATGTACCAAATAAATTTGAGGCAACCTTTTTTGATGGTGTTATTTTGTTCTTATTTGTCAAATTATTACCGTAAAAATTTATATAAGCGGGTAAAGCCCTCATATCTAATCCGGTACCTTGAATTATCATGGAAATAGCGTTGTATAAAGGAAGTTTAGAGTTGTTTGGGTTCAATAAAGGTGTAAACTTATCTATGTTTAAATAAAATTTATCACCAATGTCTCTATTAGCTTTGTCTAAGAATAAAAATTCCTCTAGTAATAAACGTTGACCAATTGAATTACCGGCGGTCCATTTATCGTTAAATGATTTGAAAGTGTTATACAATTCTAACTTTGTTTGAGTTGAATTGTAACCTCTAAACATATCAATACTAGCAGCAGGATTACCCGTGGCATTACTCGTTAAACCACCTAATAATGGTAAAAGTGTATTCAAATACAAAGCAAGTCTAGCTTCGGCCCCTTTTGGGGTATTTGTTTCACCTGTACTTTTAAGTATTATCGAATCTTGTAAATAAGTTAAAAAAGCGGCTTTGGTGTTGGTTCCTCCCGCTTCTCGATATCCACCATATATCTGAGCTAATGGTCTATGTTTTTTTATATTATCTTCAGTTAATTTTATATCTAATAAACTAAAGAAATTAACATAGTAACTATCGATATCTTCACCAATGTATAATTTGATAAAATTAAGATTTGGTGTTGTTAAATCCGCAGCACTGAAAGGTTGTGGTTTATACGTTGTAAGAGCACGATAAGGGTCTACCGCGGTTAAACCATATAAAGAATTTGCGTCAATTTCTTTTGGATTAGCTAAGGTAAATTTTATTAAATTAGTGGTGTTTAATATATCTGTGGTAATTGATTGTGCATTTTTCTTTTGTCTTTCTTTCAGAGTGTTACCAATTAATAAATCAATATCGTTGCTATCATCATCTTTTTTTTCAACAACAGATAATTTTTTTAAAATGTCTTGAAATTTAGAGTAATTTAAATTTCTAAAAATTGCATATGGTATTTCTTCATTCATTTTTTCACTAGCAAAATCAATAAAAAAACTTTCGAAGTACTCAAGTATCTGAGGACTAAATGTACCAATTAAGTCTAATGCTTTTTTGTAATTGGTTGATATCGAATACGTGTTACCTGTTGTCCTAAAATAATCATATGGACTTGGGAAGGTTTGTCCACTAAAACTAGTTGATAGGTTATCGTTTAGATACCAAAGTGTTTTGAATGTTAATTCTTCGGCTAATGTAAATGTGTTACTATCGGATATTTCACTATTTTTATGACCACCAAGAGATGGTAATAAGGTGTAATTTTTATCTGATGAGACGTATTTGGAATTATCCATTACCACGTCCCAATAATTCATACCACTTTTTTGTGTAACCCTGTGTAGTAATTTATCTGAAGTACTTGTGGAAGAATATGAAACATTTCCTAACGTTATGTCGTAAGTGGCATAATCATTTACTATTTGACTGTAAACAGTTTGATAAAATGGTCTTATGCCCACATTTGTGAAACCGGTATATGTGACACCTGATGTGGAGCCAGATGATGTTGATATTTTTGGTATTACATCAAAAGTTACATACTCATCAGAAACCGCTAATACTGTTGCACCTGTTAGTCCCGTAAGTGGTGTTTGTGAAATTGTAAATCCTGTAGTGCTTGTAATATTTGTAATATATGTGTTTGGCGCCGTTTGTCCTGTACCGGCAATAACTGTTACGGTCATTCCTGTTTGTAAATTCACCGTGCTTGTTACATTAATCGTTGTACCACTACTACTTGCGTTCGTTAATGTTTCTGATATTAACACTCCGTTATTATCAAAAAGAGTTTTACCCGATAACGGTCTGGTTAAATAACTCGAGTTTATACACCCATTTAAAATATCATAACCATCTATTAGGTGTGTTTTATATCTATGATAAATTGAACCCCATTTCAATATCAAATGATATGGAATAAAATGAGTGGACGATACCTCTCTAAATAAAGATGATGTTAATATTTTTTTATTCTCGAAGGTTATTTCCTCGTCTAAATCAATAAATGGTAATGAATTTAATAACAAATACGAAGAACCAACATACTTACCTTGTGGGGTTGATTTATTGAAATCATTAAATAATTGATTGTGAAAATAAGGGGTGTTTAATATTGAGGTTGTGTTTCCTGATACAGATAATGTGTTAGTAAACATGTCAACTTCACCCGATAATAATTTTGATACGTCATTATAACCTGTTTTCAACCAACTGTTTATCTCTATCGGCGAACAAATAAATCCTTGTGAACTATTAACCTTTAGAATTCCATTGAATTTAAAATTGTCTCTCGTAAAGTTTGTCTTACCTAAATAATTCAAATATGTTGTTGAATTAAAAGGATATATGTCTGTTCTATATGCTTCAGGTTCGTAATCAATTAAAATCTTATTTAAATCGTCTTCTTTTAAATCACCCGTAGGATTAGTGGCGGATTCGTCATATTTTTCAAATTTGAATGGTTCTTCGATTACGTTTGATATGTAATTTGTTGTTGGTAAATGGTCTTTAAAATAATTAAACCTTTCAAATGGTGACAGACCTGGTAAGTATCCATTATATACGGTAGTGGTTTTGGGTGTCCCATCTTCATTTTTTTGAATAACACCATTTTCTAATAAATTTGTTTTTGTAACAGGAGCAATCAATTTATTTTTATTAGTTATTGTTTTTGCTAACTCAATAATGTCATTATCGTCTTTTATTAATTCTTGAATATTTTTAAACTCTTCGTTGGCTAATTGTATAATCATTTGGTCATTAAAAGAATCAAACAGTGTTGTATAAAGAGCCCTTTCGTAAAGTTCATAAACAAATGCCGCGTAACTTTTATCAATAAATGGTATTGATTCATTTATAACGTCAATACCTGATAAGTCTTCAATTTTTTGATTTTCAGTGTTCGAATCAAAAACATAGTTTACGTCATTTCTTGTGGGTTCGTTATTTACATTTGTTTCTACCCTATTAGTAACAATTTTAATATATTCTTCAATAAAATCAACTTCAGGCCAAAGGGTTTTGTCATAAGATTTTAATTTGTGAACTAATTCTTCATCACCAGGATATGCAATTACATTTTGTTTACCACCACCTTGGGGTTTTTTTACTTCAGGCCATGGATATATATTTTCACCCTTAGATTCTTTTGATAAGTTTGTGAGTGTTTTTTTTCTATTGTTCGCGGCTTCAAACGCTTTATTATGAACGTCCTTCATTAATCTTATGAAAACTTCGGCATTGGCCAATAGGACCGCGAACATGTTTCTAACGGTAGGTTCAAACCCAAATCCATATTCATTACTTTTAATGACCTTGTTCATTTCTCTTTCAACATCGTCTTCAACTTTTTTTCTTTGTTCCTCAAATGATTTTCTGATTTGAAATATGTCTTCAAAAATTCCATCAATATAAACGACAACTTTTTTGTCATTGAGAACCTTATAATATGAACTAATATTTTTTACGTTTCTAATTGAGATTCTTTTAAAATCCCCACTTGTTTTATTTATTAAGACATTATTATTGTATAATTCTTGGGTTAAAAGCTTGGTTTTACCCATCGCGGTATTGAAACTGGTTAAAAGAAGTTCAAGAGCTCCCGCACCATTACCTAATATGTGTTTTGTTTCTGTTTTATCTTTTGCATTCAAATAAAACCACAAATCACTAACAGTCTCGTTGTTTGTTGAGGTTTTAGTAAATGATGTATATTCTTGTGATAGATACTGTTTACCCCAAGCTTTTATTGAATTTTCAAAATCATTGAGAAGGGTGTCCATTTCTTTTATACCAGAAAAGACATCCATACTGACTTTACTAAAAATTTGTTGTTCTAGTATTTTATCAAGACTTTCCGCGATGTACCCAATTTCTTTTAGTGTACGAACAGGAAAACCTTTCGGGATTAAACCTTTTTGTTCATACTGCCTATATACTGATTTTAATATCGAATAACCTCTTGATGATTGTTTTACTGTCGTTTCGTATAATCCAGTGTTTTGATTAAATTTTGTATTGTCTTTTTCTTCAACCAAAAACATATAAGGACAGTTAATAATCGCTGATAGAGGAATGTCATTCAACCACGCAAAAGTGGAACCCACAAATTTTGTTGTGATTTCAAAATTACCATTAGAATCATTAAATCTAGATTTGAAATCAATCATATGTAATCTGTATCGAATAGCTTTACCATAATAACCTTTAACAGTTAAATAAAAGATTGGCCATGGTAAATGGAAAAAAGCCCTGTATGGTGAATTTTCTGAGGATTCAAAAAGTGTTTTTCCTCTTACGTCAACAAAGTTTATAGTAATTTGTGGAACAAAGTTAGCCCCTTTTACATCGATGTTTATTGAATCAATACCAAATGTTTGTGCGGTTGGGTCTTTAAATTGGTCTTCACCAAATGTTACATCATATCCGTCTTTATATGTGGATTCTTGTCCTTGAATTGGTTTTGGAACAAAGGCATCCGTCCATGTTGTGTCAAAGTTACCGTCTCCACTAGCGTTTCTTAAGAAATTAAGATTACCCTTAGCAATTTGTGTTAAGGTATTTCCTAAATTATCATCAGCAATGAGAGTCGTTCTTGGAATTAAATCAGCTTCCAAGTTCGCATACATGACTAAGTTTTCTTGTTTATGTCCTCTTGGTTGAACTTCTCCGTTTGAATCGACAACACTATTTGGGTCAACATAAATAAGATTGTTTTGGTCAACTTTTACAAGTATGTTTTCATTATTTGGGTAATCATTATTGCTCGCCATAATATAGATTATATAATTCTATACTTCTTTTATAATCTTGTAAAGACGTTGTAAGAGGAAAGGGTACTCTAATAACAGTATTATCAGGTATTTCAAATTCAATACTTCCCGCCGTTGGATTTGCCTGTAATATTAACCATCCAAACACTGGTGAACCATAATAATCTTGCGATATTTTATCAAACCTATCTCTACCCTTTTTATAAAACATATATCTATCCGAAGATTTTATTGGGATTTCAATCCCTGGTACAATCCTAAATTTACCGTCTTCAATAAAAAACTGATATCTATCAAAATACTGTCTACTCATTATTGTGGTCTATAATAATTTAATTTATCTGTAACTTCGTTTGATGTTGAAAAGATTTGGTTCGCTTCATCTATTATTGTTTGGTTTGTTTCATCTGTTGTGGATGAAATTCCAAACTTAATTTCTTTATCGCTTTTCCTTTTTTTGAATTTTGTTAATTTAAATTTCTGTTCTTCTGGTTTTTCAACAAATTTATTTAATCTTTTTTTCAATTGATTTTTTAAATGGTCTTTATATAACAAAGGGTCTTTTAGCTCTGATATAAATGCTTCTACTTTATCGAATAACAATTGTTTCATCATAAATTCAAAATCCGCCGATTGTATTGTTGGATTTAAAAATGTAATATTGGTAGATAAACCATCAACTAATTTCGGTGCGTTTGTCTCAATATAATCAACACATGTACTGTATTCGTTATATAACAAATCCGAAGTAAAACCACTTATTGCAACAGATTTAACAATACTATCTTGTACTGTTGAATCTTTACCATTTTTAATAACAAAATTAACCCTATCTAAATCAGATATTAATTGATTTCTTGATTTTTCCAATTCATCCAATATTTGAGTAGAATCGGTGAGTTCATTTATTTTATTTTCAATTATCTCTTTAGTTATAAAATCTTTTAATTTGACATTTGTATCTGTAAGTATTGAGCCGGTCATTTCTTTATCAAACTCAACCATATTAACTAAATAAGTTGAAGACGAGTCATTAAGAAAATTAGCCAACCCTGTTTTTAATCCTGATGTATAAACGGTTAATTCTTGTGTCTTTTTATATAAACCAAGTAATGATAATGTTTTACCCGGTGTTGGTGATGTTGAGGTGTAAATGTCGTATTGATTTATTGGTCTATATTCACCCTTAAATAAAAGAGCAGTAATATCTTTACCGTATTTTGTATAAACTTTGTTATACGTGTCTTGATACTTATCAAAATAACTTTCTGTTGAGGTGAAGACGGATTTAATTATGTCCGTATATTTTATACTGTTACCATCAAGGGTACCCATATAATTTCCATCTTTTACATTTTTAGTATTTTGAGATTGATTGTTTTTGTTAATGGCGTTTGTATAAGTTTTGTTCAAATCTGCTAAAAATTCACGAGTAAATTCTTCAGCATTTCTACCTCCAATAGTTTCGTTTGTTGCGATTGACCTCTCATCGTACATTTCTGTGTTTGCAAAGAAATTAGATGATAAGGCGTTTTGTAATCTTTCAACAGGTTTAGATAATCCTTGTCCACCAATAAAATTTATAGATAATGTTACCGACGCAATCATAGGTTGAACTCCAATGCCTTCGGGGTTCAAATCAAATAGTATTTGCCCACCGTCATCATAAGAAATGTTTACATCTCTAATTACTATTTTTGAGTGATAAAAATCGCCAATTCTTAAGACACAAACAGGCGGTGGTCCAAACGCGGTGTTTCTTGCTCTAACATCTGATTCTTCCGAAATACCTTTAATTGGGATGGTGTCTCCCGGTCTAATACATTGTTGTAAAAATGTAAGTCTAGCATTTAAACCTTCAGGTGTTGTTGAATGAAATGCTGGATGAAAATATTTTAATTTTTCTTTAAGTGATGAGAAAACAATCGGGTCAGTTTCTTCTAATTTTTTAAAGTAAAAACATTCGGATAGTGTTTTTGCGATAATTCTTTTTAGTGGGTCAATGGCGGGTTTTCTTGTTGGTGGGTTCACAACAACCTGTCCATTTTCTTCTATTTTTGTTATAGGTGGTTGTGGTGTTGGTGTATCGGGTTGTTTCTTCTCTGATTTATTATTGTACTTTAAAGACATTGCCGTTTGTCTACAATAGAACGCAATTGGTGAGTATTGTTTTAATTTTGGTACTCTAACGAAATCTTTATTAACACAATCTTTATCAGGTTGGGTCCCAGTTAATGTTTCACCATAATTGACCGATTCTACAATAATTTTAGTATCATGTTCAAATCCAAAATCTTTTGTATTATACTCTTTTAATATAACAATCGGTTGTCCTTGTTGAATTATTTCTTTATCGTTTTCAGAGTTATCTTTGTTTACTAAATTTAAATTTTCTGGCCATTTTATTTGCCATTCTTTTTTTCCTCCGACAGCCGATAATCTATCAAAAATATCTTGAATTACGGAGTGACTTCTTCTTAGTGATAATCTTTCGTTGTAATCATTAGTCGCAACTGATGAACATGAAGATAAAATTTGAAATCTAATTGTTTCCGCCGTTTTACCAGATATGTCTGATATTAAACTATTTAAACTAGATACGTATTTATTAAATGACACATCAGCTTGGTCAAAATAATCACCGATTTTTGTTTTTTGAGCATCAATGTCGGATTGTGTTATAACGTGATTAGCATCACCAAAAATAAAAGATTTTTCTGTTTTTACTTGAGTGTCTGTTTGAGACAAACCAGTTAAAGTATTTAACGCGGCACCTAATTCATCAATATAAGCTTGTTTTTGGCCTTTGTAATCGTCGTATAATTCTGTATAATTTTTTGTGGTATCAAGGTCTAAACTTGGTCCCGGTCTATCATTTTCATACTTTAATTTAATTATAACCTCATCAACAGGTTTAGAATCTGCTTCGTTACCTTGTGTTGTCGTGTTTGTTGGTGTTGTCTCTGTTGGGTACTCAGTGGTTACCTTATATTGTTTGATAGTTTCAGGGTCTTGTCCTTGATTTAATAAACTTTGAATCAGTTTTATATCGTTTGTATCTAATTGAGTAAATCTTCTAATTAATTCGTAGAAATCCAATTCCTTACAACCAGCAAAAAAAGCGTTGATATAATTTTCAGATTCTTCCTCTGACATTCCTTTGAAAAGTTCTCTCACTAATAAATTTAAGATACTCGGGTGGTCAACAACAACCTTAAATGATAATTGCCCACTTCTTGATGTGTCTTGATATGTATATATTGGTTCGGGTCTACCCAAAAAAGTATTGTCTTGCCATCTCGCTTGGTTGTTTTCACTAATCTTTAAATCGTATGGTGGAAACCACATAACCCTACCCCCATTGTTACCTCTTTCACAAAATGGTAAATCATTGTATGTAAATCCTGGTGTATTTGATGTTCTCCATGCTAAGTTTTCAATTGAAAACATATATTTTTTAGCATAAAATCCATCACCCGTTCCGACACCGTTTGGTGTTTCAAATATATTTGTTGAGTTTTTAGACCCAAATGAATTTTTAAAACTATTTTTTGCATCATAGTTTCCGCTTGATATAGGTGCAATATTAATATTATACGGTCTACTATCACCACCCATTACACTATCATCGAACTTTCTAATATTAGCGGTTCTTTTCATTGTATCTGAATAGTTCATATAGGACCTATCTTTAGTCCAAACACGACAATATTCAGCTCCTGTTTCTTGTTTATACTTATCAACAAACTTAATTGCGGAACCTCGTGACAACATACTATCACCCTCTTTAAAGATTCTACTGGTTTGGTCAATAACGTTACCAACATGTGTTCTTGTTGCTTGACCATCTTTAGGCATTGAATCCAATATTTCTTGAGTTTTACCTAAAATTGAATCTTCTCTAAATCCGTATTTTGTTGAAATTGAATTGTTATAATCGTTACTTTCTCTTGATTGGAATTCCTCGTTCCATAATCCAATCTTATTCTTTGAGTTTTTACTAATCCACGTAAGTTTACCACTAATTGGTCCACCTTGGGAAATATTTCTTTGTCTCTCAAATAAAGCGGCTTGTACCGGGTCAAACATTAAACTTAAGAAGTAACTACTTTTAACCATGTTGTCATTAAAATCTGACATAGTATATTTTACGTCTTCCGCTCTATCGTCTCCAATATAAGCAACACCTTTTGGTGCTTCAAGTCCTAAAAAGTTTTTAATTCCACCGGCAACATTGTTTGCAAAATTAAAAAGTTTTGATGATTGTTGTGACCTTGCTGTTGTTGTGTAATTTGGTGCGTATGTTGAATATGATAATTGGTCAAACAAAATTTGTTTCTGACCCTCACCTAAGTATTCAACCATTAAGTCAGATGGTTTTCTACCTAATTTTGGTCTTCTTTGAATACCAACTAAACTACCTAAAACACCTGTTACATCTTGTAATATCGCACCCGCTTCGGTTTTTGGTGTCGGTCTATTTACAATAGGGTTTCTTGGGTTGCTTAAATAATCTCCTGGTATTTCACTAAATGGAAATTCAATACCCGCAACCGTTTGGAGAAAATCTACACCTTTACCTAATAAACTTTTAGCAACAGTAATTTTATAGTTTTTTTCAATTAGAGGTTCTCTTCCTGTAACTATGTTTATCGCTGTTGCGATGTTACCATCCAATGCGTCAAGTATTCTAGCCCTACCTAAAGTTGCTGATTCTAAATTTTGTTGTAGTCTGGCTAATACAGGACCTTGTTTGTTTTCTCTAATATTTTGTGTAGCAAATTTCATTAACCTCGAATCGTCATCGAAGTTTTGACCCGCCATAATACTAACTAAATTAGTTGTTTGGGGTTCAAACGAATTAATATAACCCGCAGATAAAATACCACCATTTAGTTGTGATAAAGTTGGTAAAGACGTGTTTGTGTATTCCTCAATAGTGCTATTTGGTGGAATATATAGGTTAATAAAATTTTGACCAAAGTATACCGACCAATTTGTTTTAACATCACCAGGGTCAACATTAGCAAAATTGTTTAGATTTTGAACAACGTAATTTGTATCAGTAAACGTTTGAGGTCCATTGGGTCTGTTTAGGGTTTTTGAAATTAAAAAATCTCTAAACGCTTTGGTAGTATTAAAATCTAAATATGTTGGCATTTACATTATAAATAGAAACTTTTTAATTTTAATTAAATTGAGGTGGCAAGGTAAAAGATGTGTAATCTAATTGTGAAGGTGTAACCGTTTGACGCATTTCATTTACCACTGATGGACTTTTATACATTTCCCGAACAACCGCATCCAAAACAGGACCATTTGTTTTAAAGTTATGTTCGTGTTTATAATTAACCACTGCGGCCGTTTGATTTGAGTTTTGATTATTGGTATTACCTTTTAATTTATTTTCCAAATCAGATTCACTTACACCCATACTTTTAGCAACCAAAGCTTTAGCGGGTGCAACTGCTTCACTAACCATCTTAGAAAATAACTCTTCGTCCGTTTTTTGTAACCCACCTAAACTTGTTTTTTCTTTTAAATTTTCAGATAACTCTAACCCTTCAATGTATTTGTCAAATTCAGCTAAAGGTTGTCTTATTGTCGCGGCCGCTTGTACCTTAGCAACTGTTAATAATGCACTTATGTCTTTTTGCATATTTTGGGTTGCGGTATATTGGTCTCTTGCAATATCTTCAACAGACATATCTTCAAAAGCTTTTTGGTTCTCTAATAAACCTTTTGCAATTGTTGGACTTAATTCATCTAATGCAACTTTAGTATCCTGCAATCCTAATTCTTTTGCCAAGGATTGAGGGATGTCAATAACCATTCTACCACCCTCCATTTTAGAGATGTTGGTTAAGAACTCTTTTTCTTTTTCGTCAATTTGTAGACCTGATGATAACAACGCGGTTGCTGCTGACGACCTTTCCGCAGCTTTGATTGCGGTTTTAGACATCTCTTCCATACTCATACCCATTTGGTCCGCTAATGCTTTAGATTTTCTAAGATTAGCTCCTGTGATTTCAAACCTACCTAATTCAGTATTATATGTGGCTAATGAACCTGCAACACCTATCATAGCATCTTGTAATCCACCAGCATCGTTGGTCGCCATATACATTAATTTTAATGGGTCATTAAAGTCACCAATAGCGCCTCCTATAGCTTGTAATTCAGCAGATAACGCAATTGCTTGGTCCGGGTCAAAAAGTTTTTCCGCCATTGTTTTAACCTTTTCAATATTCATATTAAATTCAATAGACTTCTGAACCATTCTGGTTAATCCCTCAACACCATTTTTAAATCCAATGGTATTTAATTTGTCCATATTAGCACCAACATCCGCCACTACTTTTCTTGCATTTAAACCAAGAGTTAATGAACTTTTACCCGCTTTGTCAATTTCTTTGATTGCATCTTTTGCACCAATACCTATTTTGTCAAAACTATCTAACGCGGCACCCAATCTATATAAATCACCATAAAATGCTCTTGCTGTTTTTTGAGATTCTTGTAAAACATCTTTACCGAATGTTGTCATCTTACCAGTTTGTTCAACCATTTGTACTGAATAATCTTTCACATCCTCAAAACTAAATCCCATGGCGGTTGCGGCTGGTAATGTTTCAAATATATTGTTTCTAAATTGTCTCGATAATTCACCGGTTAAACCAAGTTCAGAATTAATTTTATTTCTTAATTCCACTTCTTGTTTTTGTATTTTTTCCAATTCTTTACCGAGAAAAGACACCATTTCACTAGTTCCTTTAACACCTAATTGAACCATAAAATCAGGTAGATTTTTTGATTCTCTCGCTATTTTACCTATTGTTTCAGATATGGTGCTAAATTGAAATACAGTATCTTTTTGTAATGATAATGATGAAACAGGATTTGAATACCCTAAGTCCGCAATGTCTTGTGTTTTTAGTAAGTCGGTTGCATAAGACGCTGTTTTACTACCCGCACCTCCTGTGTTCCCTCCGCTTGATGGTTCTTTTTGGTTATAAAATGACCAATAATCATCTACTTTACCCATTAAAGAACTATTATTCTGTACTGATTGCAATTTTAAGAACTCGTTTTTGAATTGAGTATAATTTAAACCTGCTCTTAGTTTGGATACCTCTTCATTAATTGTCATATCTATAAATATTATTTAGGAGCGTTTTCTAATTCAATAATATACTCCACGTAATATCTACGTATGAAAACGGGCATGGTGATAATATCACCATAACTAAAACCTCTTTTGATTAAAAATAAAATTTCATCTAACTGTCCTTTCTTATAAGCCATAGAAAGGGCGAAAAAACTCAACCCCGAACCCAATTTCAACTTGGGTGTCTTCTCCTGACGGGGTTTTTACTGTTTTTGTTAAATCTAATCCTGGTTTATTTTCTTTTACAAATTTTTTGAAATCTTGGGAATCTTTGATTGGTAATCTTTCCACAAAATTGTGAATATTCATCATATCCTTGTTTCCTGCAACAGATTTAATCATCATTTCTAATTGTTTTGTCACGATAGGTGCAACACCTTGACCGTTCCAACTTCTTTTTAAATCATCAAGTTCTTTTTCTTGTTTTGGTGTTAAAAATTTAAATGTAATTTGAACTTTTGATTTTTCCATAAAATATGGGTATTCACCATTCGAATCGCATTCTAAATTAAAATCTTTGAATTTTAATTCACTCATATCAACAGATACTTCAAATTCCTTTTCGGTTTTAGGGTCTGTTAAATAGAATTTATATTCAGGACCGAAAGCGGTGTTTCTTAAAAATATTAATACCGCTTGTCTATCTTCTTCAACAATATCTTCAATTTGAATATCTCTATCCAAAATTTTTCTTTTTAATAATTCATCTATTACACCATTCGAGGCAATAAGATTTTGAGCTGATAATATATTTTCATCGGCGGCTGTTAAATACGCAACCTTGAGTGATTTCTTTTTATTTTGATAGTGTATACCTCTTGAGGGTAGTTCAACAACATCATATGCAATTGTTGGGTCAACTCTAAATTCTTCCATATTTTTTATTTTATAACTAGTATAGTTTACGAAAACTTTTAAAAAAAGTAAAGGTCTCCTTTTGAGAGACCTTTTATTGACAGATTTTTTATTATTTGATTAGTAAACTAAAATACATCTATCCATTCTTAACGAACATGTGATAGATGCAATATCATCTCTTGAATAATCAAGTTCGTTAAAGTTTAAGTCGGTTATGAAAGAACCTTGAAGTATCCATTTTTCAACCACAACCCCCGTTGGGTCTAACATCTCTAATTCAATATCCTTTTTATAACCAGCTGCGTAACCCATACGACCTGTTACTGATTCGGCGTGTAGACGGAACCATTCCATCAACGCTTGTGACGCTGAAGGACCAATTGGGTCTTTGAAGGTTACTCTTATTTCACTCCATTCAAATCTACCAGCAACATATGTTGAGGTGTTTATAAAAGGAATTGCAACTGAATTTATTTTTGCGCTTGGTCTTGCACTTGATGTTACATACCATTCATTTATTCCTAATGATGAAGGAAATCTAAGTATGAATCGGTTAACTCTTTTCGGTTCGTAAGGAACCGGCATTTTCATTAATAAATCTGCCATGTCAATATTTGTTTTTTATTTTTTTTATTTTTAATCTTTCTTATAAATATGTTGTATATGAAAAAACAAAAAAAATCTTCTCAATACTTGATTTTGTGAAAATTATTTCGTATTTTTTCCATACTAGTACTAGATGCTAGTAAATTAAGAACTAGATTAAAGAAACTAGAATAACTAGAAAGAAATAAACTAGATAAAAATAAACTAGAACTAGAACTAGAATACTGGTGCATATACTGGGTAATTTATAATTTTATTTTTTTTATATTTAGTAGTTCCGTAGGTCACACTATATTATAATGTTCCACGTGGAACATAAAATAGGGAGGGTTTCCCCTCCCCTTTTTATTAGATATCATCAAATGATGCTCCTGTTGGTGTAATTATGAACTCAACATCTATGAATTCTAGAGCTCTTGTTGGTTTGATATAAATCTTACCTCTCAAAGTATTAGAGTCAATGTCTTCTGGGTCGTTGGAAACCGTAACACGGAATTCATATAAACCCCTTTCCCTTTTAATTGCATCTAATATTGGGTTAACCAATCTCAAGAATTCATTACGAACTTGTTCGTCATTTTGTTCGAATAACAATCTTACCGCTACTGCCGAAATTAATTTTCTAGCCCTTAACAATAATCTTCTTACGTTAATTCTATCCAACGCCGATTCACGAATTTGAAGGGTTTTGTTACCCCATATAATTGTGCCGGTATCTGCGTATGTTGCTATTGGGTTAATTCTAGCTTTGTATAGGTCATCTCTTTCATCTAAAGTTAATTTCTTAACCGCTTTAATTGAATTTACTAATCCTCTTGAATAACCCGCTACCGCAAACCAAGGGAAAGATACGTTATCGGTTAACGCAATATTTCTTAAAACTTCACCAGTTGGTGGTAGATATATTTGTACGGCGTTGTCTACGTCTCTAACTTGAATCCAAGGCCAATAAACAGCTGAATAATTACTATCAATCGACACACCGTCCAAAGCGTCTATTACTTCATCCGCAGTACTGTAGTTTGGTGGTGAAATTACGTAAAGAGAATCCGCTCTATCGTCTTCAATCATATCAATTGCATATGACGTTAAAGAACTATTGTCATAGAAGTTAATACCCGGTGTTGCAAAAATGTTTATATCAACTGATTCAGGATTTGAGAAGGTGTCAATACCTTGGGCGTAAGCGTAGTAATCAGAGTTTCCCGATACCGTGCTAAACACGCCTCCATTATTGGTATTACCACTTGTGTAAGTGTTTTTACCAAAGATGAATCCATCACCGTAGGTTCTCACATTTCTATAGATATCCCAACCATCAAATCCTCCAGCAGCGGTAAAAGTGAACTTACGATAATTGATGTTTGTCAATACGTTACTAACTCCACCTGTTTGACCCTCTAAATCATACGATGTAGTTAAGAAAGTTGTTCCTGTGATTGTAGACGCGTTTGTTGATAAGTGGAAACCCTTAGTCGTACCAGCCGCTGAAGTTCCTTTGAATTTAAATAAGTCCCTATCGTATGTTACTTTATTGGTTGGACTTGATAAACCAAAGTATGTTTTTCTCACTTTATCACCTGAAGATAAAACCGGTGTTCCATCTGCGAGATAAGATTCGGTATCACCAGCATTAAAGAATGTAGTTTTGTAAATCACAGAACCCAAAGTGTCTGAACCGAAAGTACTGTTATTCGGGAATCCTTTAAATCCGGCGGGATATGCGTCAACGGGGTGATTATCAGACATTAACAGCATAATGTATTTTGAACGTATTTCATATTCACCATCGGATGTACCAACCTTTTTAGCCACATAATTAGGTAAATCTGGATTCATACTACATCTACTAAATTTTTCAAGTACGACAATATTATTGTCTGTATCGTTAAAATCTCTAACAATTAAGTCAAAGTCACCCGTGTCTATATTGATATTAATAATAGAAATTTTTACCTCAAAGTTCGCTGCGTCCCCGTCTGATATTGTAATTACATCAAATAAATCATTGACTTCACCACCTCTTACTTCAGAAACAACAGTTGGTGATATTGGAGTATCATAAGACGTTTTAAAGTCATTACCAACAGTTTCATAAGATTCTGTTAAGCTTAAACCTCTAATATATCCTTCTTCATAAGCTCTTAACAAATAATTTGGATAAGCTTCAAATACATAAATAGGAACGTCACCTTTTAATTTGTCATAAACATCTGTACCAAATACTTTTGTTACATATTTTGATGACGACGCATCCATACTACAAGTAAATGATTTTGCTCCGCTCGTTGAACCTGTAATATTCACTGTAAATTCAGCTAAAGGATTTGTAGTAATTCCTGAACCTGTCACAATGAAATTAGCATTCCCCGTGGACTCTAAGTTTAAAGTTTGTTGGCTGTAAGAGCCTCTTGGTCTGAACGCTAAAACAACCTGATTATTATATGCCGTATTGAGTGTTGCGTTGTAGGTGAACTTAGTCACATCAAATCTACTTGCACCACTGTTGTATACAAATAAGTAAGAATACACTTCAGAACCCGCGGAATTTACTAAAACATTATACCATTCCTTATTGTTATTATTATTTGCGTTATTTAAACCTGTTAGAGGAGAAAGTTCTTCAAGTGATGCGGTTTGACCAGAGGTTTGTGAAGTTGGTACTTCACCCATAACAAACCACTCTCCATGATTAGATGATGTGTTACCACTAAAGTTTGCCACAATATAATCTGTAATATAATTTCCATCTACAGATATTTTATCTGATAGTTCACTATAAATCGTACTTGCCGTGATTGTTGTGGTCTGTGCTGACATTGTTAAACCCGTGGTTGTACCACTAAGCGATTCCAATATAACACCAGCAATTGTCTTAACCCCGTAAGTTTTAACAGGTAAGTAACCCGTTAAACCCAATATTTTTGTTACAAATAATTGGTTTGATTCTTCTAAATAAGATTTTGCAAAATAAGGTAATTCATATTTTGGGTTATTGTTGTTGTCTTTTAAGGGACTTGTTCCTCCAAAATATGACTTGAATTCGTCAAAATTAGTTATTAATAAAGGTTCAAAAGCGGGACCCTTTAAGGTTTCACCCACCAAACCTAATGTGCTGACACCAACACTTTGTGCCACGAATGTTAAGTCTTTTTCGGATGTGTATACACCCGGAGATACAAAAACTCTATTTGAATTTGCCATTTTTAAATTGTTTGGTTAATTAATTTTATTTCTTTATCAATAAATATCTTTGTTTTTAGCAAAGATTCCCTTGATTTTTTTAAAAATGGTACTTATGGATACTAATTTATACTTTAATATCTATATTTATCTTTATCATGAAAAACTCCTCGAAAAATATAAAGGTTAGTGAAAATCATCATAAAATGTTAAAAGAACATTGCGATAAAAATGGATTAAAAATTTACAAGGTTGTTCAAAAATGGATTGATGAGTTTTGTAAAACAGGAAAGGTGAATGATTCACCTAAGAAAAAAGACCTATACGGGGATTAATTGAATATTATTAAGCACCATTTGTTGAAGACGGTGTTGGAGTAACAGATGGTGTAGGAGTAACACTTGGAGTAACAGATGGTGTTATCGATGCACTTACTGATGGGGTAAGAGAACTTGTTGGGGTCACAGATGGCGTTGGGGATGGTGGGGTGACTAAATCAATTTGCAACGTATCATTATCACCGATACTTTGAGTTAAAATATATGTTTCAGTGTTCGGTGCATTACCGGTATATCCACTTATTAGGTGACCATTTTCATAAACACGTAGAACATATCCGGTTCCACCAGTAATCGAGACAAACAAAAAATCACCAGCAACGCTTGAATTAATAAACGCGTTTTGACTTACCCCATATAAAATAGGAAATTCAAAGTTCCACATAGCCGAAAAACTACTACCAAAAGATGATATTACAGAACCATTAGTATTAGTATTTGTAAACAATAAATTTCTGAAAGGCGTGGGTGTTGGTGTTAATGTTGGAGTTGGGGTTGGGGTTAATGATGGAGTTAATGATGGTGTTGGTGTTATTGATGGTGTAATAGAAGGGGTAATTGTTGGTGTAACAGATGGTGTCATGGATGGTGTGGTAGATGGCGTTATCGACGGTGTGACTGAACTAGTTTGAGTTACAGAAGGTGTAATTGATGGTGTTGGTGTTATCGACGAACTTACTGATGGGGTAATAGAACTTGTTGGGGTTACTGACGGAGTTAATGATGGTGTTGGTGTTATCGACGAACTTACTGATGGGGTAATAGAACTTGTTGGGGTTACTGACGGAGTTAATGATGGTGTTGGTGTCGGTGTTGGAGGTATCGTAAAAGTTGATTGGGTGATTACATCGTACCTATATTTTGTTTTTCCAATTGTATCGACTTCAATGGAACCAAAAGTGTTTGTTTGTGTTAAATTACTAAATGTACCATCAATAGTATATTGAGTGGTTCCACTATATTGATTTGATTCAATAAAAATTTTCACTGGTATACTTATAGAACTACCAGTAACCGTCGATAACGTATCTGTAAAAGATATTTCAACGGTTTTATCCACTTTTTTAGTTGATGTTGCAGTGTATTGTGCAATGATTGAACCACTTGAGTAATTTGATGATATAGTTATTATATTTTCAGATTTATCGATTGATGGTATACTTCTTAAATCAGGTTCAATCATCGTTATACTTCTATTTACCGCTGGTGAAACTTCGAACTCCTCATCATCAATTAGAAACCCTAACATTGTAAATCCATAATTTTGAACGTAGAATCTTCTACCATCCAAGGTGTCCATTGGGGTATTATCTTCAATTCTATCTAACACGATTGGAATGTAGTGTCCTTTCACTCGGGTGTATCCCTGACGAGACGAAAACTTTTGTAAAACCTTTTGATTGAATTTATTTATGTCTCTAAATTTTGTACAGACAATTGTTACATCAAAACTAATGTCAACCGCAATTGGTTGAGGGATTTTATAGATATCAGCACCCATTTGGTTTCCATCCCAAGTTGGAACCGAAGCGTAAAAGAAATCTCTTCTATCAGGGATGGTTCTTTGAATTGATGGATTAGTACCTAATTGAACTTCAGGTTTTCTTACAACCGCGATAAACGGTAATTTAATATTTCCATCTTCATCACTAAAAGACCAATTATTGGTGTATTCACCCCACCTTTGAATTGTTAAAATTTTTGGAATCATAGGTATTTGGTCACCATCGGAAATTACTTTGAAATTTTCTTTCACAAATTCCAACATACCTAAATCAAGGTCGTCATGTAATATTGAATCAGGAAGGAATGTGTCAGATTTTATAATTTCTTCTAACAATTCTTTTCTTCTACCCATTATTGCAGGACCATCGGCGTTTTGGTTTGCGCCATATACTTTAATATCTTTTTTTCTTTTTGGTAATCCCATAATTAAATTCCTCTAAATTCAGATTCTTGGGCTATTGCACAAGTGATGGTTCTATAATGAGGTCTGAAACCAAACATATTATGTTTATTATCTGAAGTAACCTTTCCATCGTTTACTACCGTATAGTATCTAATTCTTTCTTCTGATTCGGGATATCCAATAAAGTCACCATATCTAATATCAATATCCATTTCTTCAAGATGTTTGATGTATACGGATACTGTCATATTACCAGGTTCCAAATATCTATTTACACCTTTAGTGTATGAATTATTTTTAGGTTCTTCAATTTTAACCAATCCAAAAAATTCAGTAGGTGGTAAAAATTTAATTTGGTCTTTACCCACCTCACCATAAACATCATCTGTGTCGGTTTTTTGTCTATCTACCCTAAATAGAACTAATTTCATACCCAAATCACCATGCAAATATTCTTCACCTAACTGAACATTTAAATCAAAATCAGTTTCAGAAAAGAACTTACTTAGCCTGGTTATTGGTAGTTTATTTTTCATTTCTTATAAATAGTTCATTTATTGATTCTATTTTAGTATATTTAATTTATTGTATGCAGAGTCAGATTCCTGAGATAGAAGCGAGAAAAATTTTATCAACTTATCAAGGTTTTAATAACCAACTAATTGAGTGGAAAAGAAAATTATCCGAAGTGAGAGGTTTTCAGTTAACAAGACCTCAAGCCGATTATGTTTTAAAATACCATGATGTGGTCCCCCGAGTTGCAAAAAAATATATTAGTATTGTTGATGGGTTTGCGGACAAGTTGATGGAATCTAAATATCTAACAAAACCACCCGAAAAAATATGGTGTGAAAAGTTATTATGTGAAAGTGATATGGCGTATCACATATGGGGTAAAATTTTTGAAAGTGAAAAAAATTCAGCTATGTGGGTTCCCAAATCTGCTATTATACAAGAAGAAAAAAAATTAAATAGAGTAGTTGATTATTCCCCTTACGATAATAGACCTCCATTATCACATCAAAAAACGGCGATTGAAAAATTATTAGCCAACGACAAATATATTCTCGCTGATGATATGGGATTAGGTAAAACGACTTCAGCGATTATTGCTTCGTTAGAAAGCGGCGCAAAAAAGATTTTAATAATATGTCCAGCGTCTCTAAAGATTAATTGGCAAAGAGAAATTGAAAATTACTCAGACAAGAAAACTTTAATTGTTGAGGGTCGTAAGTGGGGTTCAACATTTAATTACTACATTATTAATTATGATATTATAAAGAACTATCATTCAACTGATACACATGAAATTGGTCAAGAAAATACCAATTTAATAACTAATGAAAAATTTGATTTAGTAATAGTAGATGAGGCTCACTATATATCAAATACAAGTGCTCAGAGAACTAAATTAATAAATGACATGTTAAAAAATATACCAAAAGTTTGGTTACTAACAGGCACACCCATAACCTCTAAACCAATCAATTATTATAATCTATTAAGAATTGTAAATTCAAATGTTACATTAAATTGGCAAGGTTATGTTAAGAGATATTGTGGTGGTTACCAATTTACAGTAAACAAAAAAAAAATATGGAACACTAACGGTGCAACAAATTTAGATGAACTTAGGATGAGAACAAAAAATCTTGTTCTGAGAAGGATGAAAACAGACATTTTGGATTTACCTGATAAAATTATTACACCAATTTTCTTAGATTTAAAAAGCACTTATTACGATGAAGAACTTGAAGACTTTTTAAGAATTACAAGTGAGGCTAAAAACAAAGAATCATTATCGGTGACAATTAATCGTTTAATGAAAGTTAGACAGATAATTTCACAAGAAAAAATTAATTACACGTGTGAGATTATTGATAAGTGTTTAGAACAGGGTAAAAAAGTAATCGTGTTTACTAATTTTACAATGTCATTGAATACGATACACGAAAAATACAAAAAGAACTCGGTAGTTTTAGATGGTAAAATGTCCAAAGATAAAAGACAACAATCAGTTGACCGTTTTCAAAGTGAGGATAAAGTTAAGGTATTTATTTCAAATATAGTTGCGGGAGGAGTTGGTATTACCTTAACATCTGCGGAGGTTGTAATTATGAATGACCTATCATTTGTGCCCGCACATCATAGCCAAGCGGAAGACAGAGCTTTTAGGTACGGACAGAAAAAAAATGTGTTAGTATACTATCCAATTTTTGAAAACACCATAGAAAAAATAGTTTATAATATGCTTCAAAAGAAAAAGAACATTATTGACCAAGTGATGGGTGATGGTGATTATTCTGAAAGTTTTGCCCAATCAATTCTTAAAGAGATTCTTTAAGGTATTTGTCATAAAGTCAATATCTTCTTTTTTCTGAGAAATACTATTAATTATTTCAATCCATGTATCGTGAATTTTATTGATATCAAAATTTTCGACACTTGAAGGTAAACTCACACAAACTTTTCTTTCTTCTTCTATAAAATTTAAGTTTGTGTTTTCAGAAACTTCAAGAGAAAACTCTACATCGTTTTTTGAACAATACATAAAAAACTCAAAGAAAATTTTTGAGTTAAAAACATCATCAATTTTTTCTTCCATAAGTACATTATTTTTGTTATATGTATACCAACCATTTAATTCGGGTATAATTGTATCTTCTTTAAGATGTAAAAAAACCATTCTCGTTGGGCTCACAGTATGAAATCTAAAATCATAGTTCAATGATACCAAAACCAAAAAATCAATGTTTTTACCAATGTAGTCCTTTACATCTATTATGTTTTTAAAACTATCACCTTGAAATTTAACAACCTTACTTTGAATCCTTTTTACTTTTGTGTCATCCTTATTATTCACCGTGAACAAATCACAACCATTAATCATATCTATCAAAGAACCTCTATATAAAGATGTCCTGTAAATATTCACCGATTTTACATTTTTTTTAAAATAGTACTCAATACATAATTCTGCAAACGTACCTATTCCCATAGTTTTCGATGCGATGTTAAAAAGTTCATATAAAAAATCATTTATCCCAATAATTTTATGGTCAATTAATATACGGTCTTTGTATTCTCTAAACCATTTAAAATAGTTAATTATTTCTTCTTCAACTGATAAACTATCATCAAAAGTGATATCCCTTAATGGTTTTCCATTTAGGTTATTAATTCCTTTAAAAAAATAATCCTGAAAAATCCATTCATTTAATTTTTCAATTATTTTTATATTGATAAGATAGTTTGTGTTAAACTGATTCACGGGTGACCAAGAACCTTTAGGGGTTAATACACCATAAGTTCCATTTTTTTGACAAAAACCATATTGATTTTTATTAAAATAACATTCTTTAAAAACCTCTCTCCACTCACTCAAAAAAAGGTCCTTAGTGGGTCCCTTTATTGTGCAAATCTTTTTTATATGATTTTCAATGTTTTTTGAGATTTCAGCAGAATACATGTCATTTAAAATATTAAAACAAATATAAAGATATTTATTGATAAATAAAAATCAATGTCAACCACTGTAATTTCAAATACTGAAAAACAAAAATTGTACTCGCAAGTCTTTCACTTGTTAGGTCTACCAGTTAGAGGTGTGGAACTAACGGAGGAACAGATGGACACTTTTTTGGAATTATCCGTGTCTGAGTATGAACAATACGTAAGTGATTGGTTAATTGAATCACAATGGTCAGCGCTTGCGGGTCTTAACGTTGATACACAATCATTGTCGCGAGCGTTTACAACAAGAAGTTTAGATTATGAAACACAATACACCCATTCTTATTCCAAGATTGTTGGATTACAGACGGGAGGTAATAGTGAATTAAAAAAAGATTACATTTCATTGTCCGCAAATACACAAACTTATGTAGTACCGGCCGGTAGAGAAATTAACGAGTTGCTATGGTTCTCAAGGGCAGAATTGACCGACTCTATTGTTGACCCGTTTTTAGGTGGTTTTGGTGGTCTTGGAGGTGTGGCTTTTGGTGGTGTTGGTGGATTTGCACAACAAGGCGCGTCTGGCTCATATTTCTTATTACCCGCTTATGATTTACTTTTAAGAATGGGTGATAGAAATATTAAAAATCGTTTAATAGGTGGCGACTTAACATATAGAATTACAGCAGGACCTAACGGAACGAAAATAGTTCACTTATATAACGTACCGGGTGGCAGATTTGATTTTGGTTCAATTCAAAATAATAGACAAAAAGTTTGGTATTGGTATTATGACACTACAGACCCTGATACGTGTTTAGATAAAAATAGTGGTATAGTAAAATTACCATCAGATGTAGAAACCGAAGAACTAACTTGGGATATGTTAAATAAACCTGCACAAAACTGGGTTAGAAAATACTTGATTGCATATTCTAAAGAGGGTTTAGGTAGGATATATGGTAAATTTTCAGGTGATTTACAAGTGCCCGATAGCTCGGTAAAATTAGATTATTCAAGTCTGCTCCAAGAAGGTAAAGACGAAAAATTAAAACTGATAGAGGAATTAATGAATCGTTTAGAAAGACTAAGACCCGACAAATTATTGGAAAGAAAAGGTATGGAAGCTGAAAACATAAACAAAGCTCTTAAATACAGACCTTTCCAATCACCATTTAACGTTATATAATTCAGATATTAGTTGCGTGGTAAGCGAAATCGTTACCATTTGTTTGTATTATTTCGTCTTCATTACTCCTAATACTTTCGGCTTGAAGAGAAACTACCTTTCTATTTAAATCAACCCAATATGGGTCAGCAAGATTTAAACTATCTTCTACATACATAAAAAATGGGTCCTTATTTACTCTATTCCAAAACAAAACTTCACTGTCAGAAAGAGTCATGACATCATCGTATTTGTCTTGGCCATCTTCTTTTAATGGGAATCCACCCACTAATTCACATTGTGTTCTGGTAAAATACTGTCTATCCTCAGGTTTTTCAACCAAAATATCGTGACGTATTTCAGGTTTAAAGACAACTAAAAGTGTTTCGATTCTTTTGTTAAAATTGGTCAAATATCTAGACACATTATAATTTCCCGTCATATCTGGATTGTCAGATAATTCTTTTTCAGAAATCATATAACAATTGATTTGAATGTAATTATCTGGCATTGGTTTACCATTTTGTTGAGTAAACTCTTCCTGTTGTTTTTTACTTGGTTTAGTTATCTTTTGCACATCGCCATCAGATTTATTCTGACCATTATTAATATAATAAATTGTCTCACCAAGAGTTGCGGGGTAGTTATTTTTAATAACCAATTCCATATGTGCTTGACGAGACATTAATGACCCCGCTTTTGTTGTTTTCTTGATGTGTTTCTTATAATCCTCTACCGATTGTTTAACACGAGATTTGTTAGCCATTTTAGACAATGGTATTTTTTTATCATAAATTTCTTGAACATATTTGTAATAAAGTTCAACAAAAGACAATCCATCACCATTTAATAAATGTTTTAAACCCTCATCCAAAAATTCAACAACATACTGTTGTAGTTTTTTTGATTTAATCGTATTTCCGGTTAATTTAATCTTCTCTTTTCCCTTCTTAATAATTTTGATGATGTAGTTTTTTCTTGATACATTAATACAAGCCGGTGCGGTGTAATCAATATCAAGACCCATTTCATTTCTCATAAATGTATCATTAAATTCTGCGGTGTCGGCTTCAATACCCACATATTCTATACCATCTTGTACTAATTCATTTAAACCTTTACCAACGTAAATGTGGGTATCAACATCATCAGGAGTAGAAAAATTTACTCCGTCCGTATCCATAACCAATGGAACATAACCTTTTTTCTCAAAAAACATAATCATCATACGGAGACATTGACGGCCAGTACAAGTAATTGTTTCACCCATATTCATATCGCCCCACGGAAATACTTGAGGAGCCGATAATGAACCAAAATATGCATTAATGAAAATTTTAATTGGTAATTGTTTACGGTCATACATTTCGGCCTCATCTGGATTTGATTTTGATAATTGACTTGCGAGTCTTTTGTATTTGATACGAATGTTTCGGAAATACTTTAACATTGATTTCTGAACACCCATAACATCACACTCAGGAAAAACATCATAAACCAATTGAATTGATGGATAAAGTGAAGCATAGTCAAACTTCACAATATTCTTAGAGTATCCAACATTCAATAGTCTTGAAAGACCCCCTGTGATTGCTCTTTTCTCATCTTTAGTAGGAATTGCTAACCCATTTTCATACGACCACGCTAACATGATAATTTTCCAAAGAGTCGCTGTACCCATGGTTGCAATTCTTTCATAAGTGGTTGGTACCAATTTAGATAGTAAAAATGTTGATTGTGAAAATGAATCATCAACAATCATTGTTTCATATAAGTCATCGTCAAGATATTGTTCCACAATTCTTTGACCGGGCCATATTTCATACTTATTTGGGTACTTGTCCAATAAGTTTTCGGTACCAAGTTCACCAATTCTTTTATATTTACCTGTTTTAGGATTAACGTAATAACTATGGTTTTCTAAATATATTTTGGAAATGAACGCACCATCAACATACACTCTATTAGGTTTTTCTTTCTCTAAATACTGAGTGATATATTTCAATCCCCAAGATTTAATTTCTGAATTGATTGCTTGGGCTCTTCTAACCGCGTGTGAGATGTCTACAATATTGTGACCCCAAATCACGTGTTGTGTATAAGGTTCAATTTCGTTTGCTAATTTAAGTAGACCCTCTTTTTGTTTAATACCATCAGATGTCAATATTGAAGTACACTCAACAATGTCAACACCTAAAATTTCCGCTCTTTTAAGTATAAATGGAAAGTCAAATGATGCTGAGTTATAACCACCAATAATTGTTGGTTTCAATTCTTTTATGATTTCAAAAAACTCCTCAATACATTTCTTTTCACCATCAGGACCAAAAGCGGAGATTGTTTTTTGTAAACCACGATTGTCTTTAACTCCAATAAGAATTATCTCATTAGTTATTGGTTCAAGACCAGTGGTCTCAATATCAAATACAAATCTGTGTACACCCGAGTAATCATCAATACCCTTGAAAAGTCTTTTTTTCTTTTGAATTAGATATTGTTCAACAGGAGACAATATAGTAAATAGATGTTTAAACTTATCACCCCATGGGTCAACTCCACCCTGTTTGAAAAAATTGATTAGTTCTCGGTATCCTTTTAAACTCTTTATCAAATAGTTTTGACCATTTTCGAGCCTTTCGTTACCGTAAGTCTTAAGTTTATCAATAATAATCCCATATTCACCCATTTTTTTCTTTTGAGTGGATTTACTACCTTGATAAAAATTACAAGAACTTAAATCGCCAACCCAAAGGAATGGCGTGAAAGAATCTGGTTTAACCAATTTACCCCTTTCAGGGTCTTGAATAATTTTGTAAATTTTGTTGTTTTGATAATCGTATTCAACCCCAACAATAAATTCTTCAGGGTCCCACCCGTTTAAAAAGTTCTCGATTACCTCTTGAGAAATAACTTCTGACATATCATATAAATTTGTTTTGACACATTTGCTTACAACAAAATGTTGTAGTTTGTCTTACTAACAAATATACGAAACTTTTCTCACATCTTAAAAAATGGTAATAAATAGTTTTTCTTTAACGGGAAGTATCAGTTTTGTGGTTGGATTTAAACTTGTATTTAAAAATTGAACGGTTATTTTACCTTCGTATTTACCAACTATAGCGGTTTGAGATTCGGTAAATTGATGAGTGATATAATATTCGTCGGTCGTTTGATTGTATTTTTTATCTCTTGTTGTAATCAAACATGTGGAGTTCAATATCTCGGGTTCACCCGTTTCCACATCGTACATATCAAAAGTAATGTCACAACTTTCTAACATGTCATTAAATCCTGACTTATCATTTTTTCCATCATCAATAAGTCTCATTTTTAAAATTGGTTGCGACGCTCCCTGTCTTATAAAAAATTCCATATTTTATAAATATTTTAAAATTAGTAAATTATTATTATTTAACAGATTCAACTTCAGAACAACAAAATGCACTAATAGGGCCGATTACTTATAGTGGTTGTATAATGTACTACTAGCTCTTCTGTTTGAAATTGGTGTGGGATATCTACCTGAAACAGGTTTGTTCGCACCACTATAAGTCTTACTTGGTCGTGGCATGTTAATCTGAGCCTTCATTTGTTTTTGAAGGTACTCAGCAATATCCAACATCATTCCATCAACCGCCATAGATTAGTAAATTACAATATAGTTAGGGCATGGGTCAAACACAGAGTTAATTGTTACTGATACAAGATTTTCACCAGGTATTAACGAATTGATATTAACTTGTTTGTGATGCTGGTTTGTTGACATAACTGTCGTAGCGTTTGCTGTCCCACCTAAACTACCCAAAACACTAAAGTTTATTGTGACATTACATAACGCTTGTGCTGGTATTGTATGACCGCTGTCTTCCCATAAATGGAAATCTGCGTTATTATTATTCAATCTAACCCCCGTTAAGTATTGGGTTGTTATAGAAGTAGATGTCGGGGTTGGAGTGGGAGTAGGAGTCGCAGTTGGTGTAATTGAAGGAGTCGGTGTAGAGGTTGTTGTTAAAGAGGTCATACTATCAATACAATCTGTGACACACTCAGTTATATTATAATATGGTTTAGTGGATACTAAATAATTGTGACTAACTCTAACAAAATTTAATGGTTCTTCATAGTATCTAATTCTTTTATAATTAAAACATGAAATTCCCATATTATGTATTCCTCCCGAATATTGGGTACCACCCGCCCACGATTGAATCATAGGTTGATACCCCCTTGTTGAGGGTATAACTTCCTCCCACCCTTTTAATTTATATATTGTTCTACCATTTAAGTAAATTTTCAAAGTACCCACTCTTCTTCCTCTTTCTAAAGCCCATTTTTTATTTAAAACTTCAATGTCTTCAAATGTTGGGGTGGCTCCGGTTAACCAATCACTAATTGCGGTTGTAAGTGTTCGTCCAGTAATTAAATCGTTCCAACCACCATCATTTTCTATTCTACAATCTGTATAATATTTGTCTCTTTCAAAAGAAATTGTGATATTAAAATCATTTGACGTTCCGTCTGTACATAAAACAGGTGTTTGTCCTGAGGAAGTATAAAAGGTTTCGGTGAATCCGCTATTTGTTACACATATTCCCGAATATCTAATTGACCTCCATTGTATTCTACCATCATTTGTAAATGAAAATGATAAATTATTATCGGCATAATCTAATAAATCGTTCTCACCACGAACACCTAAATAATAAATAGTTCTACCGCTTATCCAATCTAAACCATTTCTATTTAGTACTAGGTCAATAGTCCAACCTTTTTCTGTTCTTCTATGTACTTTATATGAACAGTTATCAGCGCCGGCACCGTGGTTAATTTGATAAGCCCATGGTTTCGCTTCGGGTATGGAATCTTGAGGGCAACAATTATCTGTATCGGCTAATTTAGCGACACAAGCGTAAGACGCTCCCGTTATTCCTGTTGTGAAACCTGAAGTGTTGAGTGAAAATGGGTTTGAAATTGAATTATTGTATCCGTTATTCCTCAAATAGTGAGTATTACTATAAAGTTTGTAAGAGTATACGTCGTTTTGTAAAATAATATCTGAATTTCCTAATGTGTTGGTAAACGCCGAGTAACTTAAAGTCCAAGTTAATGCAGAATACGTGTAACCACTGTCATTCACACTATTGTTATACTCAATTAAAGATATCGTATCTCTAACGCAATCAGTGTTTTGTAGCGATGTTGTATTAATTGTTAGTGCGGTATAAGTTATGGCGGTATTTAAATCTAAAACTAATTCATCATAGTCGTCTTGAGTTTTTGATATTTCATAATCATAGTACTCCGATGAATCTAATTGTAAATCTAACCTACTACCATAATATTTGAGTATGTTTTGACTATTCATGCTATTCTATAAATATCTTTCCTTTCTTTTGATATTTATTATAAAAAGATTATTGCATGGATAAATACATTAAAAATATTATTGAGGAAACATTTGCATCAAAAAAACAACAAAGATTCTTCTACGCAAAAGCCAATGACAAGTCAACATCAAAGAAGGAAAGAAATAAATGGTCAAAATGGGCTAAAGAATATTCTGACGATACTGACTTTAAAAAAATACCAGAAAAGGTTGAAACCGAGGTAGATGAAATTGTGGACGAAAAGGGTAATGTGGCCAGAAAAAAAATTCCTCTTACCAAAGCAACTAAAGGGGGTTCTCGTTCAATAACCGACAAAGTTGTTAAAACCAGTGCCGGTAGTATGGGTACTCACGGGGTTCACGGTACTCACACATCCTTAAGATATTGGGCCGAATCAGACTTAAGTAAGGCTTTAGGATTTGAAAAAACTTTAGGTCAAGACGAGAATATTGAAGGGGCTTATGAATACTTTGAAGATGATTTAGGTATGAGTGATGATGAAACCGAGGAAAGATTATCTTCTTATGGTTACGATAAAAAATTAAAAGGAGATAAAGTAAGACTTATTGAAAACCCCAAAAAATTTGTAAATGACTATGTTGAAAGTGTTTTGAATAAAAAATCAACTCATAGTGATTTAGTAAAAAAAGACCAAACAGAAGATATTGAAGTTGAATTAAGTCCAATCATAAAAAGACAAGTAATGTCTTTAAAAAATACCATGTCAAAAAACAATATATCTGTTGAAGATGTGATAAATATTCTTAAAAAAGAAGAAAATACCGGTGAATAAAGAATTAAAAGATAGAATTTTTGATATTCCACAAGATATTTTAGACAAGATAAACCATACAGTAATCGGTTTAAATGGTGAAAATACGCGAGGTATCGAAAGAGCTAAAAAACTTTTAATCGATAAAAAAGTAAAATATGGTCAACTGAAAAGAATTATTCACGATATCCAAAATATGGATAAAACAAAAGATAAAACCAAGTATGACTTATGTGGTGGAGACCTAATGGAAAAATGGGCTAAACAATTTTTACAAGGAGAACGAGATTTAATAAGTGGTAGAAAAGATTCAAGAAAAAAAGCCGATGAAATCACATCAATAACAGGAGAAAGAAAAAATAGTCATCTCAAAACTCATAAAAAAAGATTTGGTTTTAAAATTCCAACCAATTTAGTTAAAAGTAATTCTCATAAAACAAGTGTATCTCCACTCACATCAATGAAATTATTTGAAGAAATAGACAAAATAAAAAAATTAATTAGTTATTAATATGCCAACACAATTAGAAATAATCGGAGATAGAGAAAGAAATATTCTCATGTCTAAAAATGAGTACAATCTTGGAGATTTGTATAGTTCAAATAATACTGGAGCGCTGTCAGATGGCGATGAAAGAGGTAAAGGAGAATTAAATAATAGTATTGGTTCTAAAACAGATATTGTAGAAAGAACTTCTTTAGTTGCAAAAAATCTTTACGGCCCAACAAATGAATACAGTTCAAATAATGCCGGCGCGTTATCAGATGGCGATGAAAGAGGTAAAGGAGAGTTAAATAATAGTGTTGGTTCTAAAACAGATATTGTAGAAAGAACTTCTTTAGTTGCAAAAAATCTTTACGGCCCAACAAATGAATACAGTAGTGGTAACCCCAATGCACTATCAGATGGCGATGAAAGAGGTAAAGGAGAATTAAATAATAGTATTGGTTCTAAAACAGATATTGTAGAAAGAAACGGTCTTTTGTCTAAAAACATTTATAATAATTCTTTTGAATATTCTTCGGGCAACCCTAACGCCTTATCAGATGGCGACGAGAAAGGTAGAGGAGAAAACAATACGGGTGGAGTTGGTACCTTAACAGATATTAACGAAAGAACGACTTTAGGCGCTAAAAACAAATACGGTAGTACAAAAACTTACCCCGATTTTTAATGATAAAATTTCAATCAATATTAACAAACATTTTATCCGAAGCGCCTACAAGAAGTACACAAAAAACCCTTGAAAACGCAATCAAAAATAGAATGCCTGTGTCTTTTGATTATAGAGGACCCAAAGGAGAGGTTCAACCTGGTAGAAGAATCAAAACGGAATTAGTTGCATCGGGATTAACAAAAAAAGGAAATTTAGCGGTAAGGGGTTATGTTAAACCACCATCAGTATCTAAAAAAGGATTTAGAAAACATGGATGGAGAACATTTATTATAGATAGAATATCGTCAGGTTCAATCCAAGTTTATGAGGATGAACAATTCAATCAGAAAAGACCCGGATATAAAGAAGGTGATGATAATAGTTTTTCTACAACATATGTTACAAGTGATTGGGGAGCAATGAAACAACCCCAACAAACAAAACCAACACCATCACCAGAACCAAAAAGAAAAGAAGAACCCAAAAAACAAGAACTACCACAACCAAAACCAAAAGAAAAACCATCCACTGTCCCTGTTGAAACACCAAAAAGAGAAGTTGAGGTTTTCAATGATTTAAAAACAAAGGTTAAAGTTGTTGACAATATCAAACAAATTAGTCCTGAAGAATTTAAAACCGCCATTGAAGATTTATACAAAAAGAAAATGGACGATTGGAAAAAATCTCAAGTAGATATTGGGGGAAATTTAAACGCTGGCGAAGGTACGAGAAGAAGAATTGAAAAAGACTCGGAATTAGATTTAGATAGATTATTAAAACAAGATAACATTAAAGTTATTGAACCCCCATCAGAAGAAACTGTTGAGTTACAAGAACAATTAAAAAGAATCAAGACTTTAATTTTGTTTTAAAAATACTTATTTTATAAAAAAATCAATATGGAAAAAACAGGACAAGGCGTAATATCACAAAATGATTTAATGCAAAGATTAGTGCAAGCCAAAAAAGTGTTGAACAAAGTTGAGACTGGTGACTTTGAAACAGGTAATGTTAATGAAGAAATACTAAGAAGTAACCCTGAAGATATTTTATCGTCAACAACTCAAAACCTACAAGTAAGACAACCACAACAACCAAATTTACAAAAAATACAAGAATCTAAATTACCCGAAGTAATCAAAAGAGCGATGATTGAAAATCCAATACCACAAATTAGTTTATCGGATTCTTTAGATTTAAACTTTGTCGAAAAAACAAAAAAACTAATGGAATCAGAGGGTGTTGTCACAAAAAAATCTACACAACAAAGGAGTTCACAAGTAGATAGTTCAGATTTGGTTAAACAACTTACACCAATAATTGAAAACATTGTAAGAAAAACTGTAGTCGAAATAATGGATTCCAAACTTAATCAAATTTTAACAGCGCAACAAACCATGAGTATTAATGAAAATTTAGTATTAAAGGTTGGTGATTCCGTCTTTAAAGGTAAAATTACAGGGGTAAATAAATCTAAGTAAGTTTGACTTTTTCAATTTCTTTTCTTATAATTTATAAAAAGAAAAGATTTGAATGTCAAAAATTAAAATTTTAGCAATACCCCCCGATACACATGGTGTAGGTAAATATAGAATATTAGACCCATATAAATTTATTGGAGACCATTATAGTGACGAATTTCATGTCGACATTACATTCTCTGCTGAAAACAACGATAATTTCTTTAAGAACTACGATATTGTGGTCTTCCACAGTTTTATCCATCAAACGAGTCACGAAGAAAATATTTCAAGAATTAAGTGGTTAAAATCTCAGGGTATTAAAACCGTAATGGATATTGATGACCATTGGTCTCCCGACCACAGACACCCAATGTATTTTCACATTAGAGAAAGTGAGCTACCAAAGAAAAAAGCTGACATGATGAAAGAGTCGGACTACGTTACGTGTACGACTGAATATTTTGCCGATACTTTAAGAAAAAGATTAAATTTAAAAAATGTTTTAGTATTCCCTAACGCAATCGACCCAAATGAGAGCCAATTTAAACCTAAACCCACACAATCAGATAGACTTAGATTTGGGTGGCTTGGAGGTTCAACCCACTTACATGATTTAGAACAAATTAGAGGTGGAATTTCAATGATTAATAATGAATACGATAATATTCAATTTGTCTTGTGTGGTTACGATTTAAGGGGTTCTATTACTGAGGTAAATCAACAAACAGGTGAAAAAAAAACACGACAAATTCAACCCACGGAAACGGTTTGGTACAAATACGAACAAATATTTACGGACAATTACAAAACAATTGACTCTGAGTATAAATCATATTTAATGAATTTTACACAAACACCAGAAATTGACGATAGTGATAAAAAATATAGAAGAGTTTGGACACAACCAATTGGAAAATATGGTTATAATTATAACTTATTTGATGTATCTTTAGCACCAATTATACCCTCACAATTCAACTCCTGTAAATCACAGTTAAAAATAATCGAGGCGGGTTTCCATAAAAAACCTATTATTGCAAGTGAAACATTGCCCTATACGATTGATTTAAAAACAGCATACAAAGAAGGTAAGTTGTTAGATAACGGTAACGCTTTATTAGTACATGAAAACAAAAACCATAAACTGTGGTCAAAGTATATGAAATTATTAATAAATAATCCAAATATGGTTGAAGATTTGGGTAATAGATTATACGAGACAGTGAAAGACAAATACTCTTTAGTAACAGTTTCAAAAAACAGAACAGAATTTTTCAAATCAATAATTTAAAAACAAAAAACCATGCATTATTTAGTAACAGTAGGTTATGAAACCGAAAATTTAGACAGAAACGGTAATTCAAGATTGCAAAAAGTTAAGTACATTGTAGAAGCTGAGTCGGTTGAAGAAGCAACTTTGGTTGTTTCAAAGTACAGAGCCGGAGACACGAGGTCTTCAGAAAGTTTGGCGATTGTAAAGATGCCAATCGAATGTATTATTGACCCACAAAATACTCCTGAGTACTTTAAAAAATAATTAAAATGTTAACCGCAGAGCAAATAGAGTCAAACAAGAAAAAGTTTCTTGAAACAAACTCGAAATATAAAATTTTTACAGAAGAGTTGTTAGACTTTTTGGGTAATGACTTTTTTTTAGCACCAGCTTCCACATCTTTAGACATGTATGGGTGTTTTCCAGGTGGATTATTGGGTCATTGTTTTAAAGCCGCGAAGTATTCGGTTAAAACCAATGAACTACTCCCTGAAACAATGAGGGTAGAAACGTCTTCTATTTTGAAGTGTATATTTTTATCACAGATTGGTAAAACTTTTATGTTTAAACCAAACCCAAGTGAATGGCATAGAAAAAACCTTGGTAAAATGTACGAATTCAACGAACAGGAAGTTTCAATGAAATCAGGTGAAAGGGCAATATATTATGCGGTAAACAACGGGGTAAAATTATCAGAAGACGAATTCCAATCAATCATGAACTCGGATAAAGAATCGGATGATAAAATGGCTAAGTATCGTTCTGGTACTTTATCTAATGTAATAAGAGTCGGTTTTGAACTATCAATATTAGAAGAAAAAAATGGACAAAAATGAAATTGAGTCGTATATTAAACGACTCCAAGAATTAGAAAAAGAAATCCTTAACGATAACTCCGATGATACGTCAATTATGGGAGACTTAAATAATTTGTTATTTAGTCTTGGTGATGATATCAAAAATCAAGTTGAGGAACAAGTTAATCGATTTGAAGTAAAAGTTAAAAAATTACATCCTGACGCAGTGATTCCCAAATACGCAAAAGATGGAGACGCGGGAATGGATTTAGTTGCAACATCAATCTTATCGGAAACCACAACTCATGTTACTTATGGTACAGGAATCTCTATTGAAATTCCAAAAGGTTTTGTTGGGTTAATATTTCCTCGCTCATCTATTAGAAAATATGATTTATCATTAACAAATTGTGTCGGTGTAGTTGATAGTGGATATAGGGGGGAATTACAAGCAACATTCAAAAAATCTAATTGGTTAAAAGGAAATGAATCTGAAAAATATCAAATCGGTGATAGGATTGTTCAAATAATGATAATTCCATATCCTTCAGTCACTTTTGTTTGGGTAGACGAATTATCTCAAACAGACAGGGGGGAAGGGGGGTTTGGTTCTACGGGTTCATAATAATTTTATTAAAAAAAACTGAATTGAGAAAATCAACAATAAAAACCGTAAATGTAGTGGAAGATAAAAAAACATCTAAAAAAGATAGAATTAGGCAAATTATAAAACAACCTAAAGAAAAATTTCTTAACAAAAATCAAGAAAATTATTGGAAAACTTTAGGTGAAAATGAAATAACATTTTGTTTTGGACCCGCCGGTGTTGGTAAATCTTATATTGCAATGAAAAGGGCTGTTGATTTACTTTGGGACGAAAATAATAAATATGAAAAAATTATTATCGTTAGGCCAGCGGTCGAAGCGGAGGAAAAATTAGGTTCACTACCCGGTGGATTAGAAGAAAAACTAGACCCATACATCTATCCTTCATACTATTTACTAAATAAAATAATAGGTAAAGAGGCAAGAGAAAAATTAAAAGATGAAGGGTTTATTGAAATTGCCGCATTGGCTTATATGAGAGGATGGAATGTTGACAATACAATTTTAGTCTTCGAAGAGGCTCAAAACACAACCCCGTCCCAAATGAAACTTTTATTGACCCGTATTGGGTTTAATTCAAAATTTTTTATTTCGGGAGATTTAGAACAATCAGACAAATTTAAAGACAAAACAAAAACCGGATTATACGACGCAAAAGTAAGACTTGGTGATTTAAAAAACATCGGTGTATTTGAATTTAGTAATGAGGATATTGTTAGAAATCCAATTATTACTCAAATCTTAAAAATGTACGATTAAACTTTACTTATAAAATTTTATAAATTATATTTCCTATATGGAAATATTTGTTGGTATTGATGGTGTTTTAAGAAATACAATACAGAAATTTGATTACCATTATAGAGATTATTTTTTAAACACCGAAACATGTGAGGAAGAAAAGTTTGATTATGGTGTAAATGGTGTGCCAATATCTATTGAAAATTTGTTAAGTACCTACAATTTTCAATCAATCGATGAATTTAATAAATTTTTATATTTTGATTTCCCAATTGAAATATATGGACACGCCGGTTTGAGTTATAATCAAGCAGCCACTGAATTAAACAAATTAATTTTTGAAAATAAAAACCACAAAATAACCTTAGTTGGTTTAAGCGAAAAGGGTAAAGCAAAACCCGCCACACTCTTTTTTCTTTCAAAAAATGGTATTATATGTGATAATATCATTTTTTCAACGACTGGAGAAATAAAAAAATTATGGAAAAAATGTGATTTATGGATAACGGATGATATAAATGTTGTTTCACAATGTCCAATACACAAAAAAGTTATAAAATTTAATACCTTTTATAATAATAACTTTACAAATAAACTACAAATAAATAAATTATCAGAAATAAATAAAACATGGTTGAAATTTTCGGTAAAAACTATTATATCGATGTTGATAGAATCAGTGACAAATGTCAAACGGGTAATCAAATTCAAAATGAGGACGGAATCACAACATTAGAAATAAACCTATTTAAATATGAGATTATTAAAAGTTGTATTGAGAGAATACTAAATGAGTTTGATGAAGTAGATGAAGAATTGGGTGAATTTGGCCAAAGTAGTTTATCAACATCTTTTAAAATTGCTTTTAATACTCTAATAAAATATGACATACTAATATCAGAAGATGAATAACAAAGAAAATATAGAAAAATTATCGGTTGCTTTAGAAAAACTAAAAACCAAAACCAACACCATATATTTTTTGGTGTACGATACAAAAAAGAATCCAAGAGCGTCAGTAAAGCATATTTACGACATCGCTTTAACTTTAAAACAAAGTGGGTATAATTCAAAATTACTTGTTGAAGATAAAACATATTCAGGAGTGAATTCTTGGTTGGGTGACAATTACTCCGAATTAGAAATTGTAACAATTAAAGACGACCGAGTTGAAATCAAAATTGAAGATGTTATTATTGTTCCTGAGTACTATTCGAACGTGTTGGAATCTATGACCAATATTAGATGTGTAAAAGTCATGTTAGTTCAACAAAAAGAATACATTTTTGAAACATTACCAATTGGTAGTAGATGGTCCGATTACGGATTTGATAGGGTAATCACAACTACTAAATTTTCTAAAAAATATATTAGTGAGATTTTTCCCGAGTCTCTGGTGCATATTATTCCTCCAATTATAGGTGATGAATTTAAGGTTAATGATAAAAATACAAAACCAATTATTTCTATAATGTGCAAAGACAGGTCAACAAACAAGAGAATTATATCTGAATTTTATATTAGATACCCACACTTGAGGTGGTTGACGTTTAGAGACATGGTTAATATGTCTTATCAAGAATTTGCTGATAACCTGAGAGAGTGTATTGTTTCAGTATGGGTAGATGAAGATTCCACATTTGGGACCTTCCCATTAGAATCGATGAAATCGGGAGTACCCGTAATCGGTAAGATACCAAAGAATGAACCAGATTGGTTAAGTGAAAATGGTATGTGGACATATGACGATTCAAAAATTGTTGAAATCCTCGGAACATATATTAACGCTTGGTTGGAGGGTGTTGAAATTAATGATGATATCAAAAATAAAATGAAAGACACGTTGTTGCCATATGAATCAGATATTACAAAAAGTAACATATTAAATATTTTTGATTCATTTATAAATAAAAGAATTGATGTAATAGAACAAGCAATAAATAAAATAAAAGAAGAATTTAATAAATCAACTAAAGAAGAGGTATCATGAAAGACATATCAATAATTTTACCCATTCATAAATGGGATGAGGAATATGAAACGATGTTTAGAAACGCGTTCAGTTCAGCCGAACAATTTTATAACGATGTAAAGTTGATAATTGTTGGGCCACCAAGTGTTGTTTCAAAAATAAACATTGAACAATCTAATTTGGAGTATAAAATAATGGAAAACAGTGGTGAACAAGATTTTTGTTCACAGATTAATCTAGGTATCACAAATTGTGACACAGAGTGGTTTTCTATTTTGGAAGTTGATGATGAATATCACAAAAATTGGTTAACATTAGTAAACTCATACAGAAAAGAAAACCCTGAAGTTGGGGCTTTTTTAAGTTTAGTAAAAGATATCAATGTTGAAGGAAAGTTTTTAAGTTACACCAATGAATCAACTTGGGCCTATGGATTTACAGATAAACAGGGATTCTTAGATAATGAAGCTTTATTAGAATACCAAAACTTTCAAATTAATGGTGGCCTATACAAAACATCTGTTATAACAGAGTATGGTAAATTAAAATCAAACATCAAACTAACATTTGGTTATGAATTTTTATTAAGGTTAACACATAACAATGTGAATGTCATGACGATTCCGAGATTAGGATACCAACACGTAAACTTTAGAGAGGATTCTTTATTTTGGAATTATAAAAATTCAGAAAAAATGAGACTTTCACAAGAAGAGGTTAAATTTTGGTTAAACACAGCAAAAAAAGAGTTTTTCTTCAAAAACGTAAGAGATATAAATTATGTAGAAAATTAATATATGCCGCGTAAACGAACCCAAAAAATATATTTTGGGGAGGAACAAGAAAAAGCGGTTGTAAGATACTTAGAATCCGAATCCGAAACAGAAAAGAATAAGATATTCAACGAATATTTAAGAGAACCTCTCACAATAATGGTCGAAAGCATAATTCGACGTTATAAATTATATAGAAAAGATTTTGAATTTGTGGACATACACGCAGATACAATGTCTTTTTTAATGACGAAGATTAATAAATTTGACCATACAAAAAACCATAAAGCTTATTCTTATTTTGGTACTATTTGTAAAAACTACTTAATGGGTGCAATTCAAAGGGACGCTAAAGAAATGAATCGAAGCGTTTCTTACGATGATATCTCATCCGATTTAGAGGAAAGTGCAGAGCATTCTTATTACATTGATGAATATCATATTGATTACAAAGATGTTATAATAAAATTTATAATTGAATTAGAAACCTTTATAGAGACAGAAGAATTGAATGATAATGAACAGAAAATAGGGTATGCTTTAATTGAGATTTTTAGCAACTTTGAAAAAATATTCCAAATAGGTGAAGGAAATAAATTCAATAAAAATTTAATTCTATTATCATTAAGAGAAATGACATCATTATCAACAAAAGAAATCAGAATCTCTCTAAAGAGATATAAAAAAGTTTACGAAGGAATCATGGTAAGATTCGTAAATTAACTATTTCTCTATTTATATATTATGAGGGAAAAGAAAAATATAATATCATTAGACACAGATTCAGCGTTAGCGTTGATGCAAGAAATCTACAACGATATTGTTGAACAAAAAAATACTGCGTCAATGATAACTAAAAAAATGTTAACATTCATGAAAGACGCTGAGGATATGAGCGTCATTGGTCCCGTCATTAAAGAACAACAAAAAATATTAAACGATTGTACCGAAAAAAAGATTTCATTAGTTAAACTTCAAGGAGCCTTATTAAAACAAACCCAAGGAAGTGGCCCAAATTCAAGTGGTGGTAAATTACAACTTACTGATGAAGATAGAGTCATATTGGAAAAACTGATGAATGATACTGAAGGAGAGTCGTCAGGAACATATACAGACTAATGGCTAATTCAAAAGAACCCAAAAAAAAACTTCAAGCTTCGATTGAAGCAATAAAAAAAATTAATGACGACCCAAAGGGTTCATTGGGTTCTATTGCCGACTCTTATCAAAAAAACATACCGGACCCAAACGAGTTATTTTCTAAAAAAAGTGCCGATTTAAAAAATAAATTAAAATCTAAGGTAGAAAATAATAAAGACATCTTTAAAGAATTGTTAGAAATTACAGAACAATTCATTACCAGTAACAAAAAAACAAAAACCGATACTACACCAACAAAAAGTGACAGTGTACCTGTCAATGTTGACAAGAATCTCGTAAAAGGAAAAATAAAACGTTATGCGGTTTCTTCCTCAAAAACAACTCTAAAATCTGCAAAACAAATTGCAATTAAACATTTTTCAGAAGCTCTTTTTATGGGTGACGGAATTTGTGGTAGTCAGTCCGTTTTTAATATAGATTCAATAGTCCTAAAACCTGACGAATTTGACTTCTTAGATATTTTTACAATTGACCCCGATTCAGATTGTGGTCAATTAATTTACGAGAAAAAGTCACCTGATAAAAACAAACAAAAGGCGAATAGAAAATTTTATGATTTAATGTCTTCAGGAGGTTTATACACTTACTCATCAAACAATGGTAAAAACCTATTTAGTACCCAATGGAGTGCTTCAACACAACAATTTTTAATTACAGGATTAACTCAAGGTACAACAGGTACAACCAAAGTGCAAGACTTCATCAAAGACTATTATGAGTCTTTGGAATTTCCTGATATTGAAGATATCATGAAGACCGCTATGATGTTAACCATACAAGGCGGTTCAAGTTGTAGTGACTCAAGTAAATTTACAGTATCATTAAATAAATCTCTAAGATTAATTGATAAATTATTCAAAGTATGTGGTTCCAATACTCAAAAAGATGAATTAAAAAATCAGACACCTGTTGATATGTTTAGTGAAAACGACCAAGACATTGAATTCTATTTTGATTTCGATGATGTGGAAGGTATTGACTTAGACGATGAACAAAATAGATTTAAAAGAGTATTAAAGTTTAAAGACTGTTATAATTTTGAAATACCAGTAGACGACATGCATGTGGAGGATTTTATCTACTTAACAAATAATCAGAGCGTAGAGAGTGCGGTAGACAACACTTTAGAAAATTTAGCTAAAGATGCTTTATCACAATCAGACTCCTCTTTTGATATTAGCGCATTTTTAAATAACCTATTAAATAATTTCATCATCAATTTACCAAAAGCTTTGGTTATGTCGATTTTGTCGGCTAAAATATTCTTACCAATTATAGTATTATATAAAATATTTAAAACAGGTTTAACCAATGTGTATTTAAACAGTAAAGAATTAGCCAAGAAATTTTACAAGGCTATCGGTGCGATAATTAAAGATTTATTTTGGTTATTCATAAGAGAATTTTATAGATTAATAAAAGTAGATTTATTGGCGTTTATCCAAAGTATTGTACAGAGAATTATTAAAAATAAGTACAAAAGGTATCTATTAATTATTACATCGTTAATTGCTTTATTGAGGAAAGCTTTAGAGACAGAGATAAATAATTGTTATGATTTATTCCAAACAATACTATCAACAATTGAGGCCGCATTATCACAAAAAGCACCTATAACAATACCTTCAATTCTTTTACTATTTTCAGATTCATTACCGGGTTTCAGTCAAGATAGGGCATTTATGAATATCATGAATAAATTAGAAGCGTCAGGTGTACCTACCGGACCTTTATTTGGTGAATCAAATGACATAGGTAGTTTGGTAAAATCCGTTGTTGATGGGTATACCGAAGAAGAGGATGCAAATTCATTTGTAAAAATTGTATTGAAAGGTGGAACACTACCCGGTCCACCACTCGCTGGTGGCGCGGTAATACCACCTGGATTTATTACGGGCGTAGGTAAAAAACAATAATATGAATATTGAAAAATTACAAAATATTGTAGAAAATGCAAAAGATAAATCAAATAAGGATTTATTTGATGCTGAAGAATTTTTATTTAAACAACACGAAGAATTAAAACTGTACATTGTTGAATTAACAAAAAAATTAGAGTTCATTGAAAATCTACATGGGACAATAATTACTGAAATTGAAAATAGAAAAATACAATGAAAATAGTTGATATAGGTGTATGTTTAGACAACAATGACCCTAAAGGTTTAGGACGTATTCGTGTTGTTGATTATGATGATTACATTGGGGGTAAATCGAATATAAAAGAAGGTATTCAAAATTGGAGTAAAGATGACCCATTTGTAGCATCTCCATTTTTACCCAATAATATAAATTTTATACCTGAAAATAAACAAGCGGTTAAAATCATTAGATACGATACCGAAAAAACAACAGTAAACCAAGAATACATTGCAGGTCCGTTTTCAACAAGATATGATTTTAACTCACAAGAATTTAATACACAAATATCTCAAACATCTTATGGTGTTTCTGTTGAGGATAAGGTAGATATTATAAAAAATGAAGAAGGAACTCTTCCCGAGAATTGTAAAAACGCCTTATCGAAATATAGAGACTATTCTGTAGGTGGAAAGTATGGTTCTGATGCTTTATTTACACAAGACGGATTAGTTTTAAGAGGTGGTAAGTTAATTCAAAAGGAGGTTGCTAGTAATCAAAACAGAGAACTTCTAACAAAAGGATTCCCAATAGTTTCTGATAAGGTTGCTAAATTACATTTAAAAAAATTCGGACCTAAACAATTTATATCAGAAGAAATAAAAACGGAAAATGTAACAGAGAATTCAAATTTAAAGTTCATAATTGAGTATGATGTTGACAACCTGACAAACCCAACTTATGTAAATTTTTATTTATATCAAATAAAACCTAATGTAACTGAAAAATATAATTCAAGTAATTTTACGGAGTCGACGCAAATATTAGCGGGAGAATCTGTTTTTCTATCTGAATCCGGTAACACTTATACGTTTAGGATTGATTTAAATTCAATTTTTTTATATAACGTAGCGTCACTAAACGAAAAAATTAAATTAATATATCAAGAAATTAGAAATAAACTAAAAACAATACAAAGTAATGGATTCGAGGATATTGTTCCTTTTAAAATACTCACAGATTTAATAGTAACTCAATCAGATTCAAACATATATCCTTTTTTCTTTAGACCGACAAATGAGTTTGAAAACAGGTCAACAACAAGTACTGAAAAAAATAACAGATTAACTCTGTTTAATAACATAAAAATACCCGGGTCTACTTCAAAATCAAGTTTAGTTTATAATAGAGATAAGGTTACACCAAACACGAAGACAGTTGAAAAAGTCATAAAAGTTTTAAAAACGGATTCTACGTCTTTTGAACAAACTTTTGGAAACGTGACCGCCGATAAAATTTACTTACTTTCTACGGACACAAATTTTACGGATAAAAAAATTGATTTTCCTGTTTTAAACACTTATGAATATGACCAATCTGACTATATTGAAAAGATAGAACCAAATACATATTCTTTAGTGAGAGGTGAAATATTATTAGATTTTATTGATGCTCTTTACACCGTTTTAACTAGTCACGTACACAATATCAATAAAGAGTATGTTAAGAATGGATACTCCCCTCACGCAAAATTGGAAATACTGTATAAAAAATTAAGGGACGAGTTGATAAATAAATCTATTAAAATCAACTAAAACGATATTTATACTATAAAGGGAATGTCGTACTATCGCTCATATTTTTCTAAAAACAATACTATCATCGAAGACAGTAGAGTTAACACCGCAAAAAATCCAACAACTGAGATTTATTATGGGGACGGATATTCGAGATTCATATTTAAAGTTGATTTTACAGATTTACAATCAAAAATTGACAGTGGTGATTTAGTTATAACCACAGGAACAACTCACTACTTGAAAATGACTAATACGGTCATTGGTGACGCTAAATTAGTTGGAGACAGTAAGTCCAATGGTAAAGACCGAGCAACATCATTCGATTTAATATTATTTTCAATACCACAATCATGGGATGAAGGTGTTGGATATGATTATGAATTTACCACTTATGATGACAGTTCAGGTAACAAAATATATGACACACGAGCTTCTAATTGGTACGATAGAACTACAACATCGGGATGGACTCATCCAGGTGTGTATACAGGTGCGACCGTAATAAGTACAATACACTTTGACAATGGTAATGAAAATATCAATGTTAACATTACAAATTATGTAAATGGTATATTACTATCAGGTAACACTGACCATGGATTAGGGTTGGCTTTCACATCAGCATTTGAATCCATAACTACGGGTGAAACACAACAATCGGTATCGTTTTTCTCAAAATACACTCAAACATTCTTTGAGCCATTTGTTGAGACGACTTTGTACGATAGAATATATGATAACAGACATAATTTTATTGAAAAGAGATATAATAATCTTTATCTATATGTAACGAAAGGTTCTAATTTCTATGATTTAGAAAGTAACCCCACTGTTGATATACTTAATTCAAGTAGTGTTGCTATTTCTGGATTAACAGGTCTTACAACAACAAAAATTAGAAAAGGTGTCTACAAAGTGAGATTCGGTTTAACAGGACAACTATGTGATGGTAAAAGATTTTTCTATGATAGATGGAAAAATCTAACACTTGATGGTGTGTCTATAGGTAACGCCACTCAAAAGTTTGTACCAAAACCGTATACATCGGGGTATAGTGTTGGTTCAAACCCAACCGAGACTCAAAACTATAAAATTCAATTTTCAGGAATAAAACAGAATGAAAAAATAATTAGGGGTGAATTAAAAAAGATTGTACTTTATTTGAAATCAATTGAACAATCAAGAACAATATTATTTGACGATGTTTATTATAGAATTTTCATAAAAGAAGGAAAAACAAATGTAATTGTTTACGATTGGACTAATGTAGATGTTACAAATGAGAATTCTTTTTATTTAGATACATCGTTTATGATTCCAAGGGAGTATTTTATGGAATTTAAAGCTAAAACATATACTGAGGAAATATTTTACAACGACTATGTCAAGTTTGAAATATTATCAGAAATTTAAAATATTTATTATTATGGATAACTTAGAAGGAATTATTAAAAATCAACTTGACAATTACAAGAATGAAAATATAACTGAAAACTACATGTTTTTCAGTAATCTTAAACAACTTCACAGACAATGTCAAATGTTGTTACAATTAGACCCATCTATCGTTGAAGACATTTTACAAAATGGTCATGATTGGGCTGATGACCATGTTGCTGTCGCTAAAGAAAATGTTGACCAAGTTTTTGATTTTATGATGAATATAACGAAAGAATCATTAAACGAGGCCAAATCAAATAAACTTTGTGCACGAGGAAAATCAGCAGCAAAATCAAAATTTAAAGTCTATCCAAGCGCGTACGCTAATGGATATGCGATTCAAGTTTGTAAAGGTAAAATAAAAGGTTTAGATGGGGTAAGAAAGTGCTCGGGGTCATATTGCTCGGGTAAAAAATAATGGATAAAAAAATTGTCTGTCAATGCGGTTGGAATTGGTCTTTATATGATGGTGGAGATGACCCGTATACGTGTCATAAATGTGGTCATGATAATACAGATAAGTACACAATGAAGATTTATATTAGTGAAGAAGATTTATCTTATGTAAATGAATCTATTGAATCTGGAGAGGTTTTAAAAGAAGACTTGGCAAGATGGTTTAAAGAAAAATGGGTTGACGTTTCTCGTAAGATTGACGGTAAACACCCCCCCTGTGGTAGAAAATCGGCTGATGGTGAAGAAGGTAGAAAGGGTTATCCAAAATGTAGACCATCAAAAAAAGTATCAAAAGACACTCCAAAAACCGCTGGTAGTTATAGTAAAAAAGAAAAAAAATCTATGACTTCTCAAAAAAGAAGAGCAGAAAAGAAAGAACCGAAGATAGGCAAGGGTAACAAACCTACAATGACAAAATTTAATGAAAATATGGAAAATATAATTAAATTAGATACAACTACAATTCAAAATACAATTAAACATCCAAAATTGGTTACTGAAAATATGGAAATTTCTAACGCTCTCCAATATCATATTATTTATAAAAAATCATTATTAGAAAATGTATACAAATTAGGTACTGATAATTTTTTTAAATTATTAGAAGAATGTAAAGAACTATATTTGACTGGTCACTTAGATTTATCGGATGAGGATATTACATTCATTTATCAAAATGAATACGGCCCAATTGAAGAAACTAATTATGAAATTACAGACCTTTTAAATGAAGCCGAATATCAGGGAAGAAAGGTACAACTTGGAAAAATTATGCAGGGTGATATTAAGAAATTTAAAGTTTATGTTAAGAATGATAAAGGAAAAGTAGTAAAAGTAAATTTTGGGTTTGGTGGTAAATCTGCAAAGGGTAAAGTAATGAAAATTAAAAAGAATAATCCCGAAAGAAGAAAATCATTTAGAGCTAGACACAATTGTGATAATCCAGGTCCACGTTGGAAACCAAGATATTGGGCTTGTAGAACTTGGTAATTAATAATAATTAACAACAACCCCACATTCAAGGAGGAGTTGGAGGGATTTCTTTTGAGATTCATCCCACTTCTCCTTATTTTTTGTGGTACATACCTCTTTACAGTAAACAGTTTTAATTCCACTATTTACTATACCTCTAGCACAGTCCATACATGGTAATCCCGACGTAAGATATATTGTGGAACCTTTTAATGGTGTTCCTACACGAGCGGCGTTATAAATTGCATTACGTTCCGCATGTTCAAACCAGAAGTATTTTTCAGGTCTTTCCTGACGTTCTAATTTAGAATCGTCCATTCCCCTTGGGAAAGAATTATAACCCGTAGAAAGTACCTCATTGTCACCCCCAACGATTACCGCACCTATCTGTGTGAATTGGTCTTTTGATTTAAGTTTTACTTGTTCCGCTAATCCTAAAAAATATTCCGTCCAATTCATATTAATTTTTGGTTTGAAATAAAATGTACTCTATTATTGTAATATAATCTAAGATTTTCGGCAAGACCTTTTTCCATTAATTTACTCATCTCTCTACAATTGTCCGAATCACTAATATCAATACCGACTATGAATCTACCATCATATTGTTTTTGATAAGTAATTGGTCGAATATATTTTCCTTGGTCTTCCATCTTAAGATATTTCACCATTTCATCTTTAGTCTGTTTACACTCAATATTCCTACTTTCTATCAAACCTTTTAATACGTCTAATCTTAATTTCTCATAATCAAAGGGTTCGTCGGACATAATTGCTTTTTGTATATTTTTTTTTGATATTTTACCCATATTACAAATATACTGAAAAATTGTACAATAAAAAAGGGGGACTAATGTCCCCCTTTCTATTATGAGATAGTTATGATTATCTCAAGGTGTCAAGACTAAATGTAGACAAACCACTTACGTTTACCACACCAAAATAACGGTTGTTAACCATTTTCTTAGCGTATCTGGTCATAATACCTTTGATTGGTGTAAAGTTGAATGGATTGTACATTGTAGGTGTTAATTGTAATGGAACGTATGGTGCGTAAATATAACCAGCGTCCAACAATGATTTACCTTTGTGACCGATAACAACCTTACCAGCTGGTAAGTATGGGTCACGGTACACTTGATAACGACCTGCTAAAGAACCGATTTTCTCGATACCCATGTTATATTGGTCTTGCTCAGGAGCCGCGTTTGAAACGTGGAAGTATTCCAAGTCGTCAAATACTGCAGATACCTCAGAAGATACAACAATCCAGTTAGCCCCACCTCTTAAGGTAGTTTTATGGATTTGAGCTGAGATTTGGTTAATTTTGGTAACCAATGTTTGGTTCCAGTCTTTTTGAGTGTAACCAGCGAATGATGAACCATCGTTACCGTATCTCCATTCGTTGTAGTCCCACTTAGATGTCCAAGCGGCACCTTTACGAATGTCACGAAGGATTTCACGGTCGATTTCTGCTGCGATTTGCTCAGACAATAAAGCTGTCAATTCAGCTTCAGCATCGATGTTGTGGAATGCACTTACGTCTTGTGCTAATTCAGGAGACCAGCTAGCTCTCAATTTTCTTTCAGTTACAGAAACTGTTACTGACTCAAGGTCGAAAGATACTTCACCGATTTCTTCTTCGAATTCTAATGAATTGTATTCTCTCCAACTTACCTTAATGTCACTCGCCGCTAATGATGAACCAGCAACTGTGTAATCTGTAAAACCTGTTGTTACACCGTTGTACTTTTGTAAGTCGATAGATAAGTAAATAACTCCATCAGCGTCACAAACGTTTGTGAATTTACCTGTTCTACCACTGTCTTTAGAACCGTACTCTACAATGCCTTTACCGTATTTTTGAGTTACTACGCTGAAAGGAATATTAGCGGCTGCAGTAGCACCTAAGTGAGTATATAACGAACTATCAAGACCTGATAAAGTGTAAACAGTTAATGATGCTAAGAACTCTTCAGTATCCATGACATGACCATTAGGGCCGGAAAGTTTACTAGCACCTTCGTAAGTTGTAAAACCTGAAATTTTAGCAATTACACTTGATACTGTGTTACCTGTAGCAATAGCCGCTTGAGTTGAAGCTACGCCGTTACTAAATGTAACAAATTCAATTGTTGAGCCAGTAATTGTTGCAAAAGTACCTTTTGAGTAGTCAAACAAACCAGAATCAACTGAATCACTCGCTTCGTAGAAACGGTCATACAAGTTGTTACCAGTGTAACCAACGGCTGGGTCGGTATCGGTTGTGTTTGGGAAACCGAATGGTTGACGGTGTGCGTTTGCCGATGTTCTATCTTGAATTTTAGGTACAAAGTAGAACAATTTACCGATAGGTAAGTTCATTGCTTGTACGGATACGATGTCGTTCGCTAACAATTTAGAGAAAACACGACGGATAATAGGGAATACTACAGTTTCAAATGAACCTGAAGCATCGGCTACAGCCGCTTCGTTGATTAGGTATGAAGCTTGGTTTTCATACAATTGTGCGATGTTGTCTTTTTGGTGACCGTTAAGACCCTCAAGGAATCCTAAGTCATCCCATTTTTTAATGGTATCTTCTTTGATAACACGGAGGTGTTTTAATCCAATGTTACCAACCATACCAGATTCTAATAATGCTCCCATTTTAGTATTAATTTTTAATTTTTAAGTTTATTTTATTTTTGCCATTAAATCTTTCATTCTTCTGAATTGTGGATTCTCATATGCTTTTGATTCCGACAATACTTTTGAAGAAGAAGATGTTTGTGACGTTGTTATTTTATCAACCACTGATTCAGTTACAGGTTTTTTTGTATCTAATTCAGTTTTTATAGAACTATATAAGTTCTTAGACTCTTTCAAGGTTGAGATTGAATCGAATCTTTTTAAGATGTTTAACTTCTCTTGTTTGGTGGTCGAGTGTTCAGTAAACAAACGGGTAGCGTAAGCCAAGTTAGCGTTGAATACAGCAACTTCATTTAACTTTTCTTTGAATAAGACTAAAGCCTTTTTATATTCATCGTTTTGTTTTTTGAGTTTACTAACTTCTTCGTTGATTGAACCCGAACCAGCTTTATATTTTGTTTTGCCTTTAATACCGGCTCTATTCATACCACCTTTATCTCCGTGAAGATTTGATGTAGTTCTTGATGCTTCATCAACGTCACCCATCTTGGGGTCTTGGTCTTCGTCATCTTCGCACATCTTTTCGTCCTCGTACATCTTGGGGTCTATTTCATATTCGCACAACTCGTCGTCCTCGGGCATCATCATAGGGTCCATCATGTCTTCATCAACATCATCAAGTTCGATTTCGTAAACTGTTTGTTCAGAATCATCCATCATTTCTTTCAATTCATTTGAATATTCCGACTCATAACCCATGCCCATGTCTTCATCATCCATTTCCATGTCTTCATCATCCATTTCCATGTCTTCATCATCCATTTCCATGTCTTCATCATCCATTTCCATGTCTTCATCATCCATTTCCATGTCTTCATCATCCATTTCCATGTCTGCACCTAACTTAATGATATACTCGTCATCACCATCAGACAATTCGATGTGGTCATCATCTTTCTTAACGATTACTCCATCTTCAGGACTCATTGCTTTAAAAACTTTTAAAATTTCGTCTTCGTCAGCACCAGTCATATCAACCACATCGTCATCATCCATGTCTCCAAAGTCGTTCATGTTATCCATGTCGCCAAAGTCGTCATCAGATGAATCTTTTGAGTCGATGTCTTTAGATAGTTCATCAGATGAGTTGTCATCATCTTCGTCTGATTTATCGTCCCCAGTGTTATCGTCAGCACCTGCTGATACATCGTCTGCGGGGTCTTCTTCAGGATTAGGTTGTTCTTTAACAACTTTTTCCTCATCTTCCATGGATTCTTTCAACAAATCGCCGATTTCTTGTTTCATAGTTGAAGCAAGTATACCTTTTGCGTTTGCCCTTACCGCCTCCTCAAGGGTCTGTACTTGAAGCAATGCTTGTTCTAGAATGGATTTTTCGCTCATATTATTAAATATATTTACCTATAAATATGCTGATAATGTAAAAAAATACCGATTATAGTTTGATAACCTATAATAAATTATTATTTACCTAAATAACTATCCAACTTTGACATCAAATTTTTCATTCTATTTGAGTCTGATGGATTTTCTTGAATTGATTCTTGATATTGGTCCCTGTCTTTTAAGTCTGAGAATACATATGCACCTGGTGTACTTGGGGATGACACTAAATCAAAACACACTAATTCAAAATCTTCTTGAACAATGTTTTGACCTTTAATATTTTTTAAAGAACCAACACCTCTTGATGATATACCAAGTGTTGCACCATTCATTAATAACATGGCAGCTTGGTCACCTTTAGTACTAACTATTCCCATTTTTTTCCAAGCGGGAGAAGTAAATAATTTTATTTTACCCATAAGGATTTTACCATCCCACCATGTTTCTAAAATCGAATGTGAAACTCTGTCTAAATCTATTAGTGAAGATGTTGGGTGATTTAGTTCGTTTAATGCACCACCTTTATTTATAATAGATTGATATTTTTCATTTTCTCTCTTAAGAATGTCTTCAGGGTAGATTCTACCATTTTTATTTGGTGTATCATATTTTTGTAAAACAGCGTAAAGGACCACATCATCAGAATAGTCCACATCTTTCATTTCAGAAATAATTTTCTGATTTTCTTTTGGTGATATATAACCAGCGTCGTATTCTATTAGTATACCTTTACCGGTTTCATTTGGGCCGAGTATTTTCATCCAACTTTTTATAATAAATACCTCAGATACTTAATTAATTTTTTTTTCAAAGAAATTAAATAAAGTTTCGTTCGTCAAAACGGTGTCTATTATAGTTTCTGATAAGTTGGTAATAATATTTTCAACTTCTTTAGAACGCACATCAAAAAATTTATCGACATACAATGTAATTTCAAGGTCCATGAAAGACCTTTTATTTGTTTTTATGGCACTAGTTTTAATATCCAAATCAACAATTGATTCTCTTTTAAATAAATCAGAATTTAAACAATAAACTTTTTCTTTTATTTGTCTTCTTGTTTTTGAAATTAATTTTTCAAAATCGTGGTCGTTTATTGTTGGTTGAGTCCATGAATTTAATTGTACGTAGATTGTTTTTAAGTTTTTACAATCAACCGTTCCGTATCCAATTTTTACATTATTGTGAACACCAATTGAAATAAACTTTCCTTTTTTCATTTAATAATATCATACTTATGTACTTTATGGTGTATTTAAAATATACAAAATAAACTTAATAAATCAAAACTTTTTATTTATATTTCAAAAAAAGATTATGATAATCGTAAACGTCAACAAAGAAAAAAACCTTGAATCAGCATTAAAAAAATACAAATACAAGGTTCAAAAAACTAAACAAATCGAAAAACTTAGAAAAAAACAAGAATATGTTAAACCATCGGTTGAAAAAAGAGATAAAAAATTAAAGGCGATTTATAAGCAGCAATTGTTTACCGATAAAGAAAAATCAAATTAAACCATTTTTTAATTCAATTAGTTTATAGTAATTGAATTTTGAAATTTCCGATTTTTCAACTTCTAATTTTACATTAGTAAGTTTACTAACTACAGAATCTTCAGTAGATTCTTTTAATAGTGAATCTAATTTGTTATTAAGTTCTTTTTTTACAGAGTTCATTTCATTAATCAATTCCTCATCAGTCATTGATACAATCTTATTGAAAGTTTCTTTTTGTTCCTCATTCAAAAAATCACTATACTTAATATTAAAATTATTTACCAACACCGCATTCAATAAAGAATGATTTTCTATTTGAACTGAAGGTTTTTCAAAAATTTCTTTTTTCTTTTCTTGAATCAAATGAAATATTAAGTTTTCTCTAGCGTCAATCTTAGATGCGATATTGTGCATATTGGTTTCCTCCGAAAGAATATCCAAATCGTTATAAAGTAAATTTGATTCCGCTACAACGCCTTTGATTGATTTATCAAACTCTTTTATTTCTTTTTTCAAAGATTTAGTTTTTTCTACTAAAATAGGTTCAATAGATTCCACATATAATTTGGCTTTATCTTTTGATGAAATGTTCAAGTTTTCAATATTTTCATAAAACATATACATTTCAGATAAAGATTTATTTGATTTTAGTTTATTTACTAAATCTTTAATTTCACCTTTATTATTAGAGGCGTAAGATTCGGTAAGTTTTGTTAATAGTTTTATTTTTAATTTACCAAAGTTTGTCATTTTTGTTATTCGTTTAAGAAGTTTTTAAGTTTATTTTCTATTTCATAAATATTATCTTGAGCTTTATTCATATCAAACAAATCTTCTAATTTGTCATTTTCGTTCAACATACTCAATATATTGTGTTTTTTTGTTTCGTTCTCACTCAAAGGAGCGTCTCCACCCCCCGCTGGTGGCGGTGGTGGTGGGGTACCTCCGCCCGTACCCATATTCATACCGCCAGCATCGCCGCCAGCCGCATCTCCACCTTCTTGTCTTTCCTCTTCGGGAACCCCATATTTTGAATCAACATCATCAAATACACCACTTCGTTTGATAACGTTTTGTGTGTTAGTTAATTCGAAACCAATTGCTCTTTCAATTCTTTGTTGTTGTAAATCAAGAATCACTTCACTGTCACTCATACCAAGAATATTTTTCTTAGCCCAAGTATGTGAAACAGGTAGGATTCCAATTTGAGATTGGTCAGATGTTGCATCTTTATACAATACAATTTTTTCTTTCCATTGTTCAATTCTCAACAAATCAGATTGTGCTGACGGGTTTGTTAATGATAATGTGAAATTATCTAATTCATCTTCCAAACCCAATAAGTAAAGATGAATTAATGCTATTTTATTTAATTCTTGAATTACCGATTTTTGAATTCTGTTGATTGTTCTTGCAAAACGAATATCCATCAACGCGAGAGTTTTACCGTCACCAACAACTTCTTCAAAACCTAAGAAAGCTTTTGGAATACGAAGTGCCGCCAACATTTTCTTTTGGATATATTCAATGTCGGCAATTTCACCTAAGTTTTGTGCCCCTGCTAATGTTTCAATAGGATTTGTTTGAGCTGGGTCACGAACAGGGATGAAATAATCTTGGTCAACCGCCATTTGATTATATCTCATATCAACTTGACCGTTTCTTGAATCAACCACTTGGTCTCTTTTAAATTTATTAGCCACACGTTGTACATAAGCCTCGATGTCTTTGTCATCCATGTTACCAACAAATATTTTAAAAACCCTTCTTTCAGGTGCTCTTGTTGTTCTATAAATCAACATAGCATCCTCTGCTAAAAGTAATTGTTTCCAAATTCTTCTAATTTTATCCAACATAGAGGTACCATAAGGAAGTTTTCTATCATCACCCAATAATCTAAAATGGGCTATTTCCCAAGCTTGAAATTCTAAATCTTTATTTTTCCATTGAAATCTTAACTCTCTTGTTGGAAGTTGCATTGAGTTTTGTTGATTTGGTGTTTTGCTTTCTTTACCTTCATGTCTTTCAATTTCAATATTAGGTAATTGTTGACACCCAATAATACCTCTTTCAGGGTCTATTTTAAGGTAAACAAAGTTATCGCCGTACTTACAAGTACCCCTTGTCCACATTTGTAAGTTAGTGTTCAAATCTAACCTATTCATAAACAAATCATCAAGAATAATTTTGACTCTTGATGATTCTGAAAAAATAGTTAATATTTCACCTTTTTCAGATAATGTTGTTGATTCTTCGGCGTATATATCTAAAGCGGCAGAAATTTCAGGAGTAAATTCCATCGATTCATAATCGTAATATGCTGACAACCTATTTGGTTCGTAATATACCGATTGATTATAAAGAGATTGGTCAAGTTTTGTCCACTTGTCTGCAATGTATTGACTCTGCTGAGCTTGTAGCATCGATTTTTCATACTCCTCCCTACTATTTGTTTTTAGTATTTGTTCTTTATCAAAATTGAAAGACGGAGCCTCCTCAGGAGTTACCCTACCAGGGAACCCAAACATTTTTGTTAATCTCTGAAATACCGTTAAATTACTTTCCGCCATGTATATAAATAGTTTAAGAGAATATAATTAATTTTATTATTATAATAAAGGATTATCTTTTTTTATTAAACAACCAAGAGTACCGAGAGTATTGTTCTTTTGTTGCGTTGTTATTATGTCTTGGAATATTGGGGTCATTATCCACTGACATTGAACCTATTTGGTCAAACGCTGTTCCGTATGAATAAAATGATTTATTTGGTTCATATGTTCTTTCGGACAATGTCCAAGATTCTAACATCGCTTTATTAGCATTCTCGTTTTTAGTTAGTTGTGCAAATGAAATATCACCAACATATAATGCCATTGACATACTCATAATCGCATCATCGTGAGCCCCTTTCATGTGGTCAGGTCTACCATTTATATAAACAAATGTGTTTAATTCATTCATTAATCTCGCAGACCTAACTTGAAACCCTTTTCTTAATTGTTCTTCAAAAGCAGCAACAATTTGTGTCCTTTTATTGTTAAAGTTAATACCTGGAATTTTTTCCAACGCTTTAGAGTTGTACTCCCAAATATTTTTGGTATTAATTCCATCTATATAAAGATTTTTATAATTTAACTCTTGTAGTTTTCTTGATGTTGCAACACCCATACCACCGGTAATATCAACCACAATAAAAGCTTCATAAAGTATCCCCCATTTATATGCGACCGAAGCCAAATCATCAGGTGGTATTTTACCAACATATTCCGCCACTTGTTCTCTTTCATCAAAATCTATGATACTAATTGCAGAAAAGTCCTCACTATCACCTCTTGAAACGTCTACACCCATAATATATTTATGACCCTGTACGGGTTCTTTCCATTGCCAAAAAGTACCATGCATATACTTTTCTTTTGGGTCCCTCAGCATGTTTTTAACAATATTATCTTGTACTTCAGTTGGAATTACACCGTCCCCTGAACCAAGAAAATCACATTCTAATTCTTGGGATATTTTTCTTCTATCAAACTTGAATTTTTTACACATTGATTCAAACCAAGAAGATAAAGGTTTAAAACCTTCTTCTTCGTATTGTTTGTAATTTTCAATATCAAAATCAGTCATTACAATATCATCATCGTTATATTGTTCTCTATTCAACATGTAATGAACAATATCATTACATTTAACCCATCTCAAATCTTTTGTGTAACGAGGGTCTTTGAACCATCTAAGGTCGGTAATGTGAAAATCATTTACAGCTCTAATTGCTTGGTCATAAACACCATAATAAATCGGGTCAAAACCGTTTGGGGTAGAAATAAGAATAATCTTACCACCCGTAGATAATGACGCCATAGACGCTGCCCAAAAGTCTTCACCCGCCTCAATATACGCAGCTTCGTCAAATATAAGAATTGTAGGTGTATAACCACGTAAAGCATCCGCAGAAGTTGCAACTGCTTTCACTTCGCAACCATTGTTTAACCTAAATCTACTTTCTGAGTTTTTATCGGGTGAAAATCCTACATTAATCCAATCAGGCCACTGGTCTAAAAAATGTCTAATCTTGTTAGCCATTTCAACCGCGGTGTCTTTTTTGTTTGCGATAATAAGAACTCTTTCAGGGTTCTCGGGTTTTGCTAATTGTAATTTTTTAGAAATCCAAGCGGCAGTAACCGTGGTCACACCCGCTTGTCTATACTTTCTTGTGATATTTTCATTGTAATCCTCGTAATCTTTTAATAATTGAATTTGGTCAGGAAAAAGTTTTAATGGAACAAATCTTTTTTGAGTATTATCGTAAGTCTGTAGGTATGTTCTCAAAGCATATGGTGTATCTTTTAAAATACGGGCATACTCTTTTAATTGTTCTATTTTTTGATTACTCATATATATAAATATGAAAAAGGGTGGTTAAAAACCACCCTTCGAACTTTTATACTATGGGACCTTGTGGGTCATCATCGTCATCTGTTAATCGTATACCAAGACCACCCAAGAAGTTTCCCAAATCATCATCATCTGTTTTATCTGTGATTCGTTCCAATTCTTGGTTAAATCTATTAATTGCGTCATTGTAATTTTTATCTCTTAACATTTGACCGATACCTTGAAGTAGTACCCCCATCAATCTTTTACCTTCACCAGAACCTGAAACAACTTCTTTTGTGAATACTAAAAATTCTTTCGCCGGTAATCTAAAGATACTGGTAACTAGGTAATTTTGAAGATAATATGATTCTTCTTCATTAAAAATTTCATCAGGGAATTGTTGTCTGATTCTATCATAAATTGCTGGTCCTAATCTTAAATCCCATACCTCTTTTTCTAACGTATCTTCTGATTGTTCAATTTCAGCGAATCTTGGGTCTTCTTTACCTTCATCATCTTTTGGTCTTCCTTGTATACCAAATAACTCATATGTACCTTTAATTAATTCGTGCACTAAAATTGGGAAATTTACCGCTTCTACATAAACTGTTGGTGGTGTTGTACTACGTTTTACTTGTTCTTTTCCACCCATACCAGCACCTCCCATCATACCTTTCATTTGGTTATCACTTAATTGCCAGTATAATGTATCATTTATTGACATTAAAATACCGTAGTTAGCAACCAAATTGTTAGAACCTGTAATTTCAGCAAGTTTGTCCGCAACATACGAATACATGTAGTGACCCTTTTTAGAGACACCTTGTATCATTGCGTTAATCATTCTTCTTTTAGCTCTTTCAAAATCCATTTTTTCCAAATCAGTGGCTAAGTCTTTTTCAACATCAACAGGGTCAATATTTTGTTGTTGTTGCATTTCTCGATTGAAACCCTCAGGATTTACTTGACCTTGACCGACAAGTTTTGCATCATATTGTATTTTGTACTTTTTACTACCATCTGGTAATCTATAAAAAACTTTATAAATTCCATTATCGAATTCAATTCCACCATTATCACCCTCACTTAAAGTTGATTTTTCCTTTCTACTTAAAACAGGAATTTCATCAACAGCCAACCTAATACCTAACGCAATCAATTCCGGTCTATGATTTTCTTCTGCTTGTACAATTTCATTATGTGCAGTCATCATCATTTGTACCAACGGCATTATCCCACTCTCATCATCTGTTAATCTAACGTTTGAACCAGTAAGTTCCCTCAATCTTGCAACAACTTGTCTGTATCTTTCAGATGCTAATAATTCTTGGAAATTTTTATTTGGTTCATCACCCGTTTTGGGTAGAGGGACTTTTTTAAGTGGAGTATCACCCGTAGAAAGAGTTCTCTGTATGTCTATGTTCGGTCTATCTTCCGAATCAAAATCCATTGGCATTTCGTTTATATCTTCCAGTAAAGATACTAAATCTTTTTTCTTGAATTTCATTTTTTAATTTTTTTCTTTTCGGCTAACGCCTTTGGTTTAGTATCAGGACCTGGTTGTGGTTCAAACGGGTCAAACGGTTCGTCTTCTTGTGGTCTTGTTGGTGTTTTTGGTTTGGTTGGTGTTTCTGTTGGTGTTTCAACAGGTGCTGGTTGGGCTGCAGCCATGATTGCATCATAAGTCATAAACTCAGGTACACCATTGTGACCTTTTTTCGCTCTTGTTGCCGGCATTGGTTGAAACGTCGCTTCCATTTTTTCACTAATAATATTCATGATGTCATTTTTAGATGTAAAATTACTGTATTTTGATTCAGTCAAATCTAACACCCATTCTTCAACTTCTGAAACACTTTCGTTCATTTTTTTCTTCCAACCTTGTTTTGCTCTAATAGCAAATTTTATTTCGGCTTCTTGGTCTATAATTTTTTTAGGTACTTTTTTACCTTCGTCTTGATATTTCTTACTTTTTTCTTTTAAAGAATTAAGTTCTTTTTTTAGTTCTACAACTGACTTACCAGCGTGTTCACCGGTTTTTTTAACCTTGGTATCACCCTCCCATTTTTCATTTACACCCCCATGTTTTTTGTCCTTACATTTAGGACATACTTTAGATTCGTAAGTTTCAATGGTTTTACCATCGGCTTTAGCTGCTTCGATATCTTTTAAATTATTCGCTTTAATCATAACAGCTTCTTTAAGAACTGTTTTAGATAAAGTTATAAGTTCGTTATCACTTAAACGAGAAAGAGTTCTCTCTGAAAACCCTTCCATTATTAATTCTTCAATGACTAATCTTCTATTCATGATTCTTTGAATTTTATTGATTTTTTTTCAAGGGAGATATTCCTTTCTTTTAATTTTTTTGAAACATTTTCATATGACTCACCAAAACGGAAAAATAACCTATCTTCTTCTAAATCAAAATTAGATTTTTCCCACGCCATAGCAATTATACCATCTACAGCATCAATAACACCGAAATAGTCTGAATTTTGTATTAATTCAAAAACTATTTCGGTGTCTTTCAGTAGACCAACTTGGTCTATATATTCAATGTTTGGTGATTTTGGTGTGGATGTTGATGATGCGGGTATGTCAAACCATTCGTCCATGTCTATCTCAGTTGATTCACTAAAAATGAATTCATACTGTTTTTGACCCTTATAATCGGTTCCAATTTCGTTGACATATATAAGTCGCATTTTACTTAAAGTATTTACCTAAAGTATTAGATATTGTTTTGTTAATTTCTTTTTTGATTTCGTCCAAATCGATTTCCTTAACATCATCACCACCTAAATCAGCGTATTTTGATAAATCAATTTCTTCTTCCGTTGACATTGGTGTGTTTATAAAACTTTCCAATTTGTCCATTGCGTGCATTTCACCTAAATCAGCGTCAGCAGTTGGTTCAGCTGGTGTAGTATCGTCATCAGCAGGAACGTCAGACATATCATCAGATGGTTCGTCAGATAACTCTACATCATCCTCAATATCCCTATCGAATTTTTTACCAATCTCTTCGATATCATCATCCTCCAACTTATCTAAATCTACTGCCGAAATAACCATGTTAAGGACATATTTGATATCGTCACTTTCCATTTTATCTTTTTGGTCTCTTAGTTCTTGTCCTAATTTTCCTGCAAATTTTTGGATTTCAGTCATATAGTCAGATGGTTTACCTGATTCATCAGATGGTAAATCATCACCCATTTCGTCCCCTTCAGGTGCCATTGGAGTATTACTTTCGGGAGCCATTGGGACATCACTTTCGGGAGCCATTGGGACATCACCACCCATTTCAGGTGATGGTGGTACGTCACCCTCAGGAGCTACGGGAGCTGGCGGAACCTCACCCATTTCTGGTGATGAAACAGGAGCTTCGTTAGCGGGTTCTGAAGTTGGTTTTTGTTTTAAAACGTACTTAGTTGCTTCATTTAATTCACGTCCAGATAATAACTCTAATCTTTTTAGTGCTTCCGCATATGAATTAAATTTATTTTTATTTTTCATGAATAGACCACCGATGTAGTCTAATGAATTTTCGTTTAAACCTTTTTTAACGTAGTATCCATCTTTTTCTCTTACAATACCAAATCTGAAACCACTTACGGATTCAGAAAGATATTCAGTTTTAGATACTGGTGATTGGTTAGGGGTAGATGATTTTTTATCATTACCGTAATAGGTCAACTCGAGGATACGTCTTAGTTTGTCGTCTCCGTTAAGTTTTTCGCTTCCTAATGGTTTTAAATCTGCCATTGCTTTAAATGTTGATAATTATATTATTCTTGTATCCTATAAATACATGCATATAGATAAAAAATTTACTGTTTCTATTGCGGTAAGGACAATTTTTTATTTCGTATTGAACTTTTGATATTAAAAAGTTTTTCGATAAATCCATTTCTTCTTAATAATTTGAAGGTTAAATTTTCATAGGAATATTCACCTCCTTTTTCTAATCCTGATTGTCTGAATTTTTTTAGCTTGTCTTTTAGGGTTTTTATTTCTTTTGAAACATCTCGACCTTTATTGTTTAAATCTTCTAAACGTTCTACTTCTTTTGCGTATTCCTCGGATTTTTCTAAAATTTTCTTCTCATCGATTTCAAAAGCTGATTCAAATTTTTTAGGTTCAATAACCCAATCATTATTCAAAACCGAGTAAACACCTGTTGCAAAATACTTGTCATCCACGTCTTGAACATACATCTCCACTTCATATCCTTTAATTTTAATATCGGTGGTCTCGTTCCACAATCTTCGTTTTACATCAAAAAATTCTTGTACGATTTGGTGATAAACAACTAAATCTTTAGACTCTGATTCATCAAATTCGTCATAATCAATTAATATGTGGATATCAACGTCTGAATATTCAGACCAATTATAGTTTGCTAATGAACCAATAAAAATAATATCATAGATGAAAAAATTAACCCCAACAAAGTCGATAAATTCTTCTGTTATTTCTAACATTTTTTTTCGAACTTCTGAATTTAAAACAGATTTACCATTATTAATATCAAAGATATCGTTAGGCAATGAATCCTTTGGAACAAAAGATTTTACAATCTCTTTGTTCTTTTCCATGTCTTCAATTATTTCGTCAATTACACTCATTTGATTTTTTTATATTTATACGTTCTCGATATATTCGAATTAAAAAATTTACCTTGAGATTCTGATTTTTTAAAATTTTCAAAAATCTCTAGTGGCACATTTTCATATTCATAAATAGAACCATTATTAAATTCAATCGATAAATGGTTTTCAGAGGAATTATAAATCGCTCGATTCAGATTTGATGATGAAACCACAACCTCTGTAATGTTACCTTCTGTTTTTTCTAAAATAATTGACATAATTTTTTTTTTAGATATTAGTATACATAATAAATATCAAATAAAAAACCCCTTGTAGGGGTGTCATTTTTTATTTATGTTTGTGGAAACAGGTATTCCTAAAAACAACTTCTCGGAGTCAACATTTGTTTTTACGGGATTCTTTTTGTATACTTAAAGAAAATTATTTCGTATGTCAGTAGATTTTTTCGAAGAAGGAAACACAACCAACCCAAAGAAAACAAGAAAGGGTTCAACCACCCCTATCCTTGATAACTTTTCAAGGGATTTAAACAAAATGGTAGAAGAGGGTAAAATTGACCCAATAATTGGGAGAGATGGTGAGGTTAAAAGAATTGCACAGATATTATCTAGAAAAAAGAAAAACAACGTAGTGATAATTGGTGACGCGGGTGTGGGTAAATCGGCTTTAGTTGAGAAACTCGCTCAGATGATTGTAAAAGGAGATTGTCCATCAAATCTTTTAGACAAACGAGTTGTATCATTAGATTTAACATCTTTGGTGGCTGGTACAAAATACAGAGGTCAGTTTGAAGAACGTATTAAAGCAGTTCTAAACGAAATACAGAATGAACCTAATGTAATTGTGTTTATTGATGAAATACACACAATGGTTGGTGCTGGCAACGCTAGCGGGTCAATGGACGCCGCTAATATTATGAAACCCGCATTAGCTCGAGGAGAAATTCAATGTATTGGGGCGACAACATTTGATGAATTTAAAAAACACATCGAGAAAGATGGTGCATTAGTTAGAAGATTTCAAAAAATAATTTTGAAAGAACCAAGTAAGGAAGAAACAGTTCAAATTTTAAAAAATTTAAAAGATTCATATCAAAATTTTCACAAAGTATTTTATGAACCGGAGGTTTTTGAAACTATCGTGAATTTGTCATCAAGATTTATCACAGACCGTCAGTTTCCCGATAAAGCAATTGACGTGATGGATGAATTGGGTTCAGAAAAAAAAATAAATACCAAAATTCCTGAGATTATTGAAAAACTAAAAAAGGAATCTGATGATTTAAAAAATAGGAAGATAGAAGTTGTAAAAAGTCAAAACTATGAACAAGCGGCTAAATTAAGAGATGAAGAAAGAAAATTACTGAGTAAATTAAATGATGAAAAAAAGAAGTGGTTAGACAAACAAAAAGACAATAAAACACCCGTAACGGTTGCAGATGTATATGAAATGATTTCACAAATTACAGGTGTACCTCTCTCTAAGATTGATGATACAGAGACCGCAAATCTTTTGAACTTAGAAGAAAAATTAAAATCTAAAGTAATTGGTCAAGACGAGGCTATTTCAATAATTTCCAAATCAATTAGAAGAAATAGGGTTGGTATTAAAGATACAAATAAACCAATAGGTTCTTTTATATTTTTAGGTTCAACTGGTGTTGGTAAAACATATCTCGCAAAATCGATTGCTGAACTACTTTTCGGAGACTCCGAAAAAGTAATTCGTGTTGATATGAGTGAATACATGGAAAAACACAACGTGGCAAAATTAATTGGTTCACCTCCAGGTTATGTTGGTTATGATGAAGGAGGCCAACTTACTGAGAAGATTAAAAATAATCCATTTTCTGTGGTATTGTTCGATGAGGTTGAAAAAGCACACAAAGACGTTTTCAATATCTTACTTCAAATTTTGGATGAAGGACATTTAACCGATTCGTTTGGAAGAAAAGTAAACTTTACAAACACTATAGTAATCATGACATCCAATATTGGTGCAAAAAAAGTATCTGAATTTGGTAAGGGTGTTGGTTTTAGTTCATCATCTTCAGAATCACAAAACTTTGAGGTTAAAAAATCAATCGTTCAAAAATCATTAAAACAACACTTTAACCCTGAGTTTTTGAATCGAGTAGACGACATAATCAGTTTTAATTCGTTAGATAAAGATGTAATTAAAAAGATTATTGAAATTGAATTAAATAAGTTGTCTGTTAGATTAAAAGAAAAAAATTATAAAGTTTCTTTTGATAAGACAATTGTGGAGAGAATATCGGAACTTAATATTCAAGAAGATTTTGGTGCAAGACCAGTTAAAAGAATCATCCAAAATATGTGTGAAGATTATTTAAGTGATTCAATCTTAAAAGGCGAAATTAAGGAGAATGATTCCATTAATTTAAAATTTAAAGACGGTGAAATAAAAATTTTTAAAAAAAGGGTGTAAATATTCATACTTTTTAAAAAAACATATATATTTATATTCACACAGGATATCTTTGCCGATTTCCTTTCGTTTTATAGTCTGTGGTGTTGAAACCACAAAATGACCACAAACCCCCGACTCTCTGTTGGGGGTTTTTATTTTTTTGGTATTCTAAAAATTATTATTTATATTTGCGATAAATCTATTTTACCATGGAATATACAAAAGATTTGATATTAGTTAGGGGTTTACCCGGCTCGGGTAAATCCACTTTAGGTGAGGTCATTCTTTATACCCCAAATAATCCAATGAAACCATTGTCGGCGGATGATTTCTTTACAGACAAGGAAGGTAACTACAATTTTGACCCAATAAAATTAAGGGAAGCTCATAACGACTGCCAACAAAGGTGTGCAAATTTGATGATGAATAGCGTCGTAAGAGTTGTTGTGTCAAATACGTTTACCCAAGAATGGGAAATGGAACCATATTTTGAAATGGCGAAAAGATACGGATATCGAATTCACACTATTGTTGTTGAAAACAGACACGGTGGTGAAAATGTCCACGGAGTACCCTCTGACAAATTAGAGATTATGAAAAATCGTTTTGAAGTAAAACTCTGATAGTTAGGTTACAAAAATACCATGAGGATGGTTTGTTAATAAAACAAACTCACCCCACAAAAGATTTGTGCATATGGAATTATACCCCAAGAGTACAATACGAATCTTTGTGGGACGATATTACTATGCAATGTCGTGGACTCGTTACCAATTCAAAAGGCGATGTAATTGCAGAACCGTTTGGTAAGTTCTTTAACTATGAGGAAGTTATTGATAAGGACTTAATTCCATGGGACAGTGAATATGTTCACATTCAAGATAAAATGGATGGTTCTCTTGGTATTCTATTCTTTTACGATGGGGAATGGATTATGTCAACAAGAGGTTCATTTACTTCTGAACAGTCTATCCGTGGTTTTGAAATTTTAAAATCAAAATACAATTTAAATAATTTTGTAAAAGAGGTTACATACCTATGTGAAATTATTTATCCTGAGAATAGAATTGTTGTAAATTATAATTGTGAAAAAATCACATTCCTTTCTGTAACAACCCCTGAAGGTGAATTGAACTGGTACACCGCATGTGCAATTTTTAATTCATCAGGTATTTTGGAAGAAGACGTTGTTGGAAGCACAATGGTAACTTTCAATAAAGAAACATTTGACACATATAAGAAACTTAATACATCAAACAGTGAAGGTTTTGTTGTAAGATTTTACCCATCAAATTTTAGAATGAAAATTAAATTTGAGGAGTATGTTCGATTACATAAAATTTTAACCAATGTGTCAAGTAGAGATATTTGGGAATACCTTAAAGAAGATAAATCATTTGATGAGTTACTTGAAAAAGTACCTGATGAGTTTAACAGTTGGGTGAAAGAAACTGTTAAAGATTTTGTGGTTCGTTATGAAAATATTGAGAAGGAATATCAATGGATATTCAATAAAATACGAAACACTTATTTTGAGGCACATCAAAAAGAATGTAACCGACGCGAGTTTGCTGAATTAGCAAAAAGATATAACCACCCATCAATATTATTTAATATGTTGGACGGTAAAGAATATAAAAGTATAATATGGAAAATATTATACCCACCATATACAAAACCATTTAAAAAAGATGAAATATAAAATTTACTTAGATGATGTAAGAACCCCCGTTGATAAATAAAATTGGGTAGTGGTTCGTTCCTATGATGAATTGGTTCAAAAGATAACCGAGATTGGTTTAGATAATGTTGAGTTGATTTCTTTAGACCACGACTTGGGTGATAGCGCAATGAAAGAATGGTTACACGGTGTAGTTAAAAACTACGAAATCAACTACGACAATATCACCGAGAAAACAGGTATGGACTGTACCAAATGGTTAGTTAATCAGTGGTTGGATGGAAAACCTGTTGTTGATGTGGTTGTACATTCAGCCAACGCGGTTGGGAGTGCTAATATGATGGGGTACATCAATAATTATAGACATATCCACAGATTACCCCAAAACTGTGTGAGAGTTCAGTGGGACCATACGGTTTAAACTTTTTTTAAACAATTTATTCATTTATTTGTATAGGTCGATTTTTTTGGTCAAATTTGTGATGAACCAAAAATTAAATCGACATGCCACCAAAACTACCTAAAAAACCAAACGATACCGTAATCAAAAAGTTAATACTCCAACAGGACTATAATAGCTTTGGTGATTTTTACAATGTTAACAAAGAACTAATTTATCTGACGTTAGTCAACCTCTTTAAAAGTCTTAAAAGAAAAGATAAAAACAATGTAATTTTAGTGTTAGGCGCTAAGATAAATGGTTTACAATGGGAAACTGAGTTAAAATTTAAAAGAAAAGAATCAATTGTTTTAGTAAGGGATATTCTACCATTCTTTGAAGGTAACGAAGATTATGAAACTTGTGCTGAAATAACCGATACGTACAATAAAATACTTCAGATTCAATAATAAGATGATGATTGATTGATATCACCTAAACGGGTTATATCACTCCGTAATCACTTACTCAGATACTGAGTCGTCTGATTTCTTTTTATGTGAGAACTTGTCTACAGTATCTGCACCCATTCCAATTGCAGTAATAACCATAACTGCGTTTACTAATTCTTCAGATGGTTTAATGTCACCATGAGAAAAAGAATTTACAGCCATGGTACCACAAAGGAATAATGCGCCTAATAGAGCAATTACCGGTTTGATTGAAGTTGACCCTCTTTCATCTTTGAATAGGTCAATAATCCATTTTTTAAAGTTCATAGTTGTAATTTAGTTTAGTTTTATTTATTTGGTTTACTATAAATACCTCGGCAATGAAGATTGTTATATATATTTTTTTAAACATTTTGAAATATGAAATTTACTTGTTATAATTTATAATAAAAGTTAACAGATGAATAAGAAGCGAAGTTGGTCGATTACATCTGACTTGAAATTAGGTGTACTACAAAGTATCGTAGGTTCAAATTTTACTCTCTCCGACACAGATGAAAGAGTGGTTCGATTTCCTATAGGGATACAACTAAAAAAGACAATATGTTAGAAAAAATTTTAGAACAATATGCAGATGAGGAAATTTTAATAGCGGATGGATTTGATTCCGCGGTATTAGGAATTGATGAAAACTCTATGAGATTGATTTACTCGGTTGAAAAGTGTTTAAAGATTCTCATGGACCAAGGTATGGACATGACTGAAGCGGTTGAATATTTTGATTTTAACGTGTCAGGTTCATACATGGGAGAGAAGACACCAATATGGTGTGATGATTTATTTTAAAAAAACTTTTTGTATATTTGTATATACTTATTAAACAATGATGAACTTGGTACACATACAACAAACGTCAAACAACCCGCTAAGTGGTAATGGGAGAGGTTTGTATTTAAGTAACCCAAGTTCGGATTTTAAGTTGTAAGTTATACTGAGAGTAAACTCTAACTAATTGAACCCGAACTTTTATTTTTGAAGTTCGGGTTTTTTATTTTAAGTCTTTTTTTTGTATAATTGTACAATAGTTCAGATTGAACTGAATTTGTTCTTTGACATGTTGGTGAAATTGATGCCGCTGTGTTGAAACAGGTAGACAAGAGAGACTTAAAATTTCTTGGACAGTAATGTCCGTGCCGGTTCGATTCCGGCCAGCGGTACAAAAATGGAAAACTCCTCAAATCTACAACTACGGTTATCGTAGAAGGAAATTTCCATTTTAATGGGCCCATAGGTAAAGGGATATACCCTCTCACTTCTAATGAGATATTCCAAGTTCGAATCTTGGTGGGCCTACGAATTTAAATGATGTCTCTTTCTATGACAATTTGAACATAAAAGAACACATTTATTAAGTTCATTTTTGATTGATTCATCAGACTTCAATCTGAGTTTTGACCAATCAACATCTTTTTCAGAAGGATTTAAATGGTGAAAATCAAAAATGACATATGAACGATTGAACTTTTGTTCGTACAGATTGTGGTAATTGGACATGTCATATGAATCCCTCGGGACATAAAAAGGTGGCAAATGCTGTTATCACACAGATGAAATTCAAAGTAAAAAACTAATATCGCCGATTTAAACGATAATTCATTTTATCGGTTATTTCGACGATACGGTCCCTTAGCTCAGTTGGTCAGAGCACCCGACTCATAATCGGTAGGTCCACGGTTCAAGCCCGTGAGGGACCACGAGATATTTATATAATAAAAAAATCATGGGAATTGAATTAAAAAAGAAAAAACAACTTATCGAAAGATTAAACAAAAGACTCCTATCCGAAGCGGAAATGGAATGTCCTAAAGCAACTCAAGATTTAGAGTTAAATACCAATAATAGAGACAAGTCAATAAAAGCGGATTATATAAAATATGGTCCACTTAATATTGACGAACCCGGTGATTATTGGGAAATGGTTGCATCTGATTGGAACACCACTGTTGAAGCTGCTAAAAAATCACTATGTGGTAATTGTGTAGCATTTGATATATCACCAAGAATGGATGAGTGTATGCCAGGTTCGGTTTCTGATGATAGTGGTAGATTAGGGTACTGTTGGATGCATCACTTTAAATGTCACTCCGCAAGAACATGTAAAACATGGGCAAAAGGTGGTCCAATTACCGAAGATACGGTGTCCTATGAGTGGCAACAAAAAAATCAAAAATAATATCAACATGTGGTCGTACCCTTAACTCCAAAACCTATTAAGGAAATCGTTATGGGAAGACCACTCCAAGCGGGAGTAGCTCAGTGGTAGAGCATCGCCTTGCCAAGGCGAGGGCCGTGGGTTCAAATCCCATTTCCCGCTCCAAGTAGACCTTAAAAAGGGCCCTTCCGTTGCGTACGAAAACGGCTTGTTGGGCCCGGGTCTACCTTTTAAGCGAATATCGTATAACCGACATTATCGGTTATATTAAAGACTACTTGGTAGTTATGTGTAATAATTTTCACCAACCCACATCAACCCCACAAAATTACTACACATAACAAGGTGTTACAGTCGCAAGGGTTCGAGCCCCTCACCTTCCGCGGAGTACTTATATATTATAAAATGGTATGAAAAAATTTAGAACATTGCACGGAACACTCATAACCGACGTTATAGGTTACATCAAAGATTATTTGGTGGATAAAAACGATATTGAAATATTGATTGGTTCGGATTCACAATCATTTAGTAATTCTAAAACAGTTTACGGGGTGGTTATTGCTCTTTACACAAAAGGTAAGGGTGCTCACGTATTGTGTACTAAAGACACAATACCATTTGAAAAAGATACGTCAAGTAGACTAATGACTGAAGTGTGGAAGGCGGTTGAAGTTGCTGAACACTTGAGAAACAATGGTTTACCAAAAGTCACTTGGATTGATATTGACCTTAATCCTGACCCAAAATACAAATCAAATAAGGTTTTAAGACAAGCCGTTGGTTTGGTTGAGGGTATGGGGTATAAAGTGAGATACAAACACGCGGGGGCTATGATGACCTACAGCGCGAATCATTTGGTGAGGATTTAAAAATTTTTTTTAATTTTTTTTAAAAAAAACTTTGTTTTTACAAAAAGTTTATATATCTTTGTACCATTACAATAAATTACAACATTAATACGACATTATGACAACAAGGAATTTAGTTGCGTTTCAAAAAGGTTTGGTCTGTTCACCAAACGACGGTCAAGATAATAGAATCGCGGTAGCAACCGTTCAATCCCACTTAATGCAATGGGGTTACATGTTAGACGAAGATGCTTTCTTCGCGTTGTCCAAATCAGAATTATCGTTTATTCAAAACTTCAATCATGAAGTATTGAATCATTTGAAAAATGTAATGGGTGGTAATCGTAATTACCAACCCCTATATAAGAATTTCCCACAAGAAGTGATGGTTATGTCCGACTTCGAATTATACATGAACGCAATCTTGCATTATTGGAGTAATGGTCAATGGGAACCATCAACCCACACTTACGAAAAAGAAATCAAGTTTGAAAAAATTAAATACAACTTGATTAAGTATGGTACCTCTGATAGATTCTCAAAAATTTTCACTGACTTAGTGTCAATCAACACATCATTAACCCCCCAAGACCTTGAGATTGTTAAGTGGTTTGTATCAAGTGGTGAAACATTGATTTTCCCTGACACAATTCCTTTCAAAGAGAATTTGTGTACACTTGCGGGAATGGGAATCGAGGGACTTCCAGTAAAGACTTCAACCGACGTGTTAAGAATAGCCGTTCATCTTTCAGGTGGAGACATTAGTTTACCTAAAGTTCCTGAAAAGGAAATTAGACTAAACAGATGGTCTACCGATAAAGGAGTAAATCCCGAAAGAGAAAAGTTTAAATTCAAGAAATTCACTCGTAAAGAGAGGAAGTACATCTTGAATTTACTTGAGAACACAAACTGTGACCCAAGAGAAATGGTTTTAAGAGACCAACGATGGGTTCGTTTAGGTGAAATCTTACACCCGGGTGAGTATAAAAACCAATTCCCTAAATCTTTTGATGCGTTCAACAAGATTAGAAACGAGAAAGTAAAATCTTGGTTCTCCCTTGTAGATGAGGGATTCAAAAAAAGTTTGGAGAATGGTTTGAGAGTATTGTCTCAAAGACCCGGTGAATTCTCTCGTCGATTAGATTGGTTGGTTCGTACATATCCACAAGATATTGAAACAATTATGAAATTATTCGGAGAAGCGGTAAAAGGTACATCAAACAAAGTATTGTTTGAGGTTTACACTCACTTTGAAGGTCGTACTGAACCTAAAACAAATAGGTCAGTTATGATTAAAGGAGCGAGAAAACGTACCGAATTACCATCACTACAAGCAATCCCTAAAGAGATTGTGGAAACCATCCACTCTAAATTATTCGAAACTCTTAGAGATAAGTTTTCGGTAATGGATTCTTTAGGTAACTGTTGGATTGATGAGGAATTAAAAAAGATTCCTTTACCAACCAACATGAGAAGTATGAACTTCTCAACTAAACCTACCATCAGAGGTCAACGAGTTCCGCTCGATAACCCCGATGCAAAAGTTATCAGACCATTTATTCATTGGATGGATAAACGTGGTTCTGAAGACTTGGATTTAAGTGTTACGTTTGTTGGTGAAAAAGTGTCAGAAGTACTATCTTTCAGTAACTTGAGAGTTGGTAACTCTGTTCACTCGGGGGACGTGAGACATAGACAGGGTCCTTGTGCGGAGTACATCGACATCGATATTCAAGATGGATTAAATCGTGGATTCAAGTACGCGGTTATTGACGTAAGAAACTTCAATGGCGGTAGTTTAAGTTCACTTGAAACATCCTTTGGTATCATGGAGAGAGAACATCCTGAATCAAACACGACATGGTTACCTGAGACAATTTCAAATTGTCAATCATTAGAATCTGAGTCGTCAAACACTTTGATTGCAATTATTGACTTAGAAACCAAAGAGTACATCATGTTGGACATTGATTCAAGTGGTTTTGTAACCGCGAGGAGCGACTTCAATAACACCTTTAAAGTAATTCAACAATACGCTGAATTACCAAAAGTAAGTGTTTATGACCTTATTCTTCTACACGTAGAAGGTCGAGGAAAACAAGTTACCCTTGACGAGAATGTGGATACACATTTCAAGTACGAGGACTTCTGTTACTCTTATGAAGAGACAGGTAAATTGATGGGTGTCTAAACTCACCCATTAGTTCTTTGAAATATTATATGTGGCTATGTGAGCCATTGAGAGGATAGTCAACTGACCATCACATCAAACCACGGAGTGGTTCTGTTTTGGTCCTTAGCGGTGACAAAAGTATCAATGCAAACGTCTTACTTCTAACAAACAACTATCAGATACGAAAACCAGACACACAATTTCCACATAACTTCTTAGACGGCTATGTATTGGGTTACTTCTGCTAGGGGACTAATGTCCCCCCTTCTATAACAATTATATGTTACATTACCCGTACTTTTTCCGTCAATCATATTGAGTGGCTATCTATCAACTTACTTCTAAATTTTAAGCAAAAAATCAAAAATTAGTTGTAGTCTTTCCACTTTTAAAACACACATGGATATGTGTTCAGTTATTTCTACTTTGACCGATAATCAAAACAATTATTGACACAGTTTCCATTTTTTAAAAACAACAAAATAAATAACATAAAAACAACAATTATGGCAACAAAAACAACTGACCAGAAAGTAAAAGAACTATTCGATTTAGTTCAAAGTAAAAAATTAGCAATTGAAAAAGCTGAAAGACCTTGTTGGAAAACCAGCGGTAACTTTGGTTATTCAGCGAATTCCGCACATGACAGGACATCAATTCCAACTATCACAGATGTACGTAAAATCGTAGAGATGTACGCATTTCTGATGGAAAGAAAAGATAAATCCGAAACCGCAGCCAAAGAACTTGGCGTAAACTACAAATTCACATGGTTAGGATTTACTGTCGATGAATGGAAAGATGATTTTCAAACAAGAGTAAATCAAATTTTAATTCAAGAAAAACGTAAAGAACTTTCTGAAATTGAATCTCGTTTGAATTCATTAATTTCACCCGAGATAAGAGTACAAATGGAATTGGAAGCAATCACGGAGTTACTTAACGAAAAGTAATTTCTTGGTTTTTTAAACCAAGTGGTGGAGTCGAACCGAGAAACCGGTCGTCCTAAAAAGGGGTTGGGTGACTAACCCCTTCTTTTTTAAACATATTTTTTGATATATTTACAAATATGAGAATAGTATGTATTTCTGACACCCACTCTTTACACAATGGTATGTTGTATAACATACCACAGGGAGATATTTTGATACACTCAGGAGATTGCACAAATGTCGGACGACAAAATGATGTTCGTGATTTTATTAATTGGTTTCAAAATATACAAGGATTTACCCATAAAATTTTCATTGCAGGTAACCACGATTTTGCGTTTCAAAGAAAACCAACATGGTTAAATCTTTACATAGACCCATCAATTCTCACAGAAAATAATGTTACTTATTTGGAAGATGGTGAGTTGGAAATTATTAGTTCAGAATTCTCAAGACCAATAAAAATTTATGGTTCTCCATGGCAACCTGAATTTTTTGATTGGGCATTTAATTTACCAAGAAACGGTGAGGTGTTAAAAGAAAAATGGGACTCAATCCCAAATAATACCGATATCTTAATAACACATGGTCCACCACATGGAATTAGAGATTTTACACCCAATAATTTACAGGTCGGATGTGAACTTTTAAGAGAGCGTGTTGAAGTTTTAAAACCACTTTTACATGTTTTTGGTCACATACATGGTGCATATGGTGTTGCAATGATTGGCGATACAGTATTTGCTAACGCATCAACTTGTACAGAAAGGTATCGACCAATAAATAAACCATTAGTTTTTGATTTAATCGAAAATGATGGTATATTTACAATAAATTATATAGACGAAGAAAATTAACTATCTTTGTCTTGTTCTTTGACTTATGGGGGTGTATGGAATTGATTGGCGTTGATATGGTAAATGGGCACGTAGTCGGATGTCATCTACGACTTTAATCCACGGTGGTAAATTTTAAACGGCAACGTTTATAACCAAATGGAAGTAGCAGGTCTTCTTGCGACTTCTAAAGTTGCAGCCTAATTGGTTGTAACTAACGGGTCGACGGACAGATAACCTTGGAACAGAAGTCCTTGTAGGGTGTGGTTTCTATCCTAAAAGAAACAAAGTGGAAGATTAGTTCTCAGTAAACCGAACCACTTTAAAATAAGGGAATTGTGAATTTCGGAGTATTAGAAAATACTGTCCTAAACGTGTAGTCCATTTATTGTATTGCGAGCAAGACGCGGGTTTTTAATCGAGCCCCTTCATATCGTGAGATATGTCGAAAATCGGATGAACTCAGGGGAAGTCTTTTAGATAATCCTGAGCCAAGCCTGATAGGAACAGGAAGGTGCAGAGACTAGTGGGTGATAGACGCTTCTATCGTAATACCACATTAGCGTCCGACATCTCGTTGAGATGATGATATAGTCCAATAATTGTCGAAACCCGCCACCTCCACATTAAAGGGAACCTCAAAAGGGTTCCCTTTTATTTTTAATTAAAATACTAATTAATTCATGAATATACGCATCATCCATTTCATTTTTCATCCAATTAATTGCCCTTGAAACCCATCTAACATTTCCTTTAACATAACCTAATTTATTATCTATCCTATCTAAAGACGCAGAATATATTGGATTCTTTTTTATTTTGGTATATGATGACAACTCTAATTTTATACCACTGAATGGACAAATTCCATTTTGTAAAACCCATTGATTAGACAAATCTTCAATAGTTAAATCAATAATTTGATTTCTTTTTTTAATATTTCTAAAATGATATTTGAATTTTGAATATTCCCCACCTCTATTATTTGAGTGTCTTTGTATATCGTATCGATTTTTAACGTTTAATAAATTTTTAGTATTGTTAATACCAACACAATTTCTTGAACAAAAATTAGGTCTATTTAATTTTTTATTACGATTTAATTCAGAATTTGATTTTTCAAATTCAATCCCACAGCTTGAACAAATACATTTTCCCATTTTATTACTTTATTATAAATATGGAGATAATGGGAAAAGTATGGAGGTGTTACTAATTAAATAATAAACCCACCAATTGGTGGGTTTTTTGTTTTAAGGACACTTTGTCCTCGATATTGTCTTTGAGAGGTATATAACGAACAAAGAGGTCAATTCAGACCCCTTTGCCGAGATGTGGAATACCTCCTTTCGTTTTTAGTCTAATTATCATCTCATGGCGACCAAACCATTTGATTCTAATTATAAATATCTTGTAATCTTAATTTAGACGTATTTTTTTGCTAAAGTTTTTAATAAACCTATACCTAAAATTCCAGCTAAGGGGTTCACAGATTCCCCTCCTTGATTTGTGTTTGAATCACCTTCAATTTGACTTAAATCATCGGGAGTCGTGTTTTGTGCAATGTATTGACTAACTGTTGGGTCATTAGCTAAAGCATTTTTAAATCTATCATCAAGCATCGCTCTATCGAGTTGGTTCATACTTAAATTGGGTAAGCCAAACATTTTTGCAACTTGACTTGATATGACAATTGACCTAAACATGTCTTTTCTTGATTGTCTTCCTGCTCTTGTTATATTCCACCATTTACTCAACCAATTGCTAGGTTCCATACCTTTTTTCGCAATATACTGAGCTAATTTTTCTTCTCTAAAGAATGCTTTCATACCTGTTGCCACAGGTCCTCTACCTGACATCATTTTAAGATAACCAGCCGAAGGTTGTGTTGCAATCTCTTTACCAATTCTTTGAGTCATTTGTACAGGTCTTAATTTAGATGCTGTGGTTTTTAGAGAACTAAGACCATCAGTCATTTTTTGACCCCAACCCTTGTTTATATTTGATACTGAATTTATTGTTTGTTTTACACCAGCATCGTCAAAGTGTTTTGACATCTTTAAGAATTGTTCTTTCGCACTTGGATTTTGCATCAAGTATTTAGCTAAATCATCACTACTCCTAAGAGCTGTTTTACCAGCAATACCTGCGCTCTTTAATACTCGAATAAATGGTTTAACTATAAAGTCACCCACTGTAGGTATAAGCGCGACTAACATCAATGCTGCGTATAGATATTCTTTTTTATAGATATATCTAATAATCAATATAATGTCAGCGATTTCACCAATTACAGGTACAAATCCCGCTACCATTAGAATATTTTCTAATGTATCTTCTTTTAATACTTTTTTATTTTCTATTATTTGTTTTTTAGTGAATTCCATTAGTGAATAAATTTACATATTTTGTCTGATATGGTTTCACCTATATTAGAATCTTTTATTACTTCACCAAATATATTTCCAGCAAAACCTGAAGATAAACCTCCTAAATTTAATCCGTAATTATTCCTATCTACACCAACAGCAGAACCTGCCACATATCTTGATAAAGCTTCTAATACCCCATCAACCATTTTTGGCATATGAGACATACAATTCGGTTCATCTTTAAAAGGTTTAAGTATGTCTCTAACATCATAATCAGCAAAAACCACTGAGATGGTTGTAATCATTCCTTGATTCTTACCACCAAAAATAAATGTTAATAATAGATTGATTGCGTACTCTTTCAATTGCGAACCACCCGCACTTAATAAATCATCACCAGTTAAGTCAAGACCCGATAATGGATTTTCAACTTCATTAAGTACAGACTCAACTTCTTCAAAGGAATATCCTTCATTTAAAAGACCAGAGGTTATAACAAAGTATCTTTCAAGAAAATACTCCTTATCTCTGATGTCATTTAATTCATCATAAGATTCGTACAACTTTCTTTCTCTTTCTTCGAGTAGAGTTTCTTTAATGTATTTCCTTAATTCCATTGTCTATATTTTTATCTTATTCCTCTGTCTCCACCTGAAGATGTTAGTCCATATCTTCTCTTCATTCTAGTTACACCACTTCCAACACCAAAGTTGTACTGTTGCATACAGAATTTAAGTTGTTGTTTTTCTTTATCCGTAGCAGTTGCTTTACCCGCGGATTGGTCTCTATCGTTAATTGTGTCAAACAAATTTTTACAAGTTCTTCTATTTAAAGAGGCTTCAGGTTTAACAGTTGTGTCTCCACCTGATGTTGGTTTTGGTGAAACAGTTCCACCACCCTGTACAGGTGGTGTTACGGTTGTTCCAGTACTAGCAATTGTAGTTCCTGTATTAACCGTGGTACCTGTTTGTGATACTTTTTTACATTTACTGATAATTCCATTATATGTGATTTCATCAATAACATCCATACCAAATTTATTTCTCATTTGAGATAAAGTTAATGGCCCAAAATTACCCGTTTGGTATTTCGATTCCATCCCTAAACATCTTTGTACTTCTCTAATTTTTTCATTCTTACAACCAAATCTGAATGGGAACGCATCACATTGATAATATTTTATTGGTTGAGGCACTGGTATTGGTTTATCACCGTCACCGCCTCCACCTTCTTCTTTTTTCTTTTCACCATCCCATGTAATTTCAATACCAGATAAATCTGCGGTTTGATTACCTCCTTGATTTTCACCACCACCTGTTTTACCAGATTCGATTTGTTTAATAAGTTCATACATTTTATTTTTAGATAAAACTGAACTTGCTTGGAATGTTGCGATGTAATCTAATGATTTTTTTAACGAACCACTTCCTAATCCTGAGTCTTTATATAATTGTAAGAAATCTTTTCCTTTTGGACTTTTTGCATATTTTGCCAATAATGTTCTTGCCTGTACCAAGTCACCACCCGAAACCGGAAAGTCTAACAAATCAATCATTGTCTCAACGTCGTTTGTCATTTCGGTTTCGGATTGTTCATTAATTACAAATGATTCAGGAATTGTTTGAATTTTACCTTGTTTACATTTCCAATTACCTCTTTTAGATGCATCATCACTAATAACTCTACCATTCATGTAGAAATTTAACCCACCTAAACTATCGTATTCTGAGTTACCTGTGTTTTTAACATAAACTATTGGGGAACCGTCAGATGATTCTTCAATTTGTGCAGAACCATTATCAATAAGGTTTCTTAAACATTCTGCCATTCCATCGATTAAATTTGGGTCAACTTTTTTACCCTCCTCATCAACAACAACAACGTCACTTCCGTCTGAATCGGTTAATAAAGAGTAAATGAAGTATGCACCACCGGCCAATAATGCCCATTGTAATAATTTTTTAGTAACGGTAACTTTTTTAATACCATCTTCGATAACAGTTTTTTTCTTACCGAATTTTTCCCACATTTTTTTCAACCACTCGTGGTATTTTTTACCACCACCAGCAATCATAACTTCTTTACCTTTTGAGATTTTAGAAGCTTCCTCAGCCGTCTTAGCAGCATCTTTACCCGCTCCTGTGGCTTTTTTGGTGGTATCACCAGCCCTTTTTGCGACTGCCTTGTCTACAGCTTTCGCGGTAACTTTAGTAGAACCACCCGCATCTTGTGCTGCTTTTTTCAACATAGCCTCAGCTTCTTTACCCTCAATACCAAATTTAGCCATTGTTTCTTGTGCTAACTTTAGTTTAGACGCATCTGCAGCCATTTGTGTTCCTTTTGGAAATACTTGTTTTGCAATTTCCTTAAATTCAGGTTGAGTTCTTAAAAGTCCTTTCATTTTAATTGCAACTTCAGGAACATTCTTGATTGCATATTTTACAATTTCTGCAGACTCAACAGAGGTAATTTTACCAGCCTCAGCGGCTGCTTTAAATTCTGCGGCACTTTTAAATTTATTTCCAATTGCTGGAATTTCAGTTTTAAGTGTTTGCCATAACGCTTTTTCCACTTCAACTGTTCTTGCTAAGGTTTTTACCAAATCTTGGAACATTCTTAACTGTTCATTAAGAGGTTCTTCTGTTTTTGATTTAACTTTATTATCAATTGACTCCATTAGAGTCAGATACTTTCTTATTAGGATTGCGTCTTTGTTTTCCATTTTTTTATTTTTAATTTATTGATTATCCATTTGTTTAAATTTATTGATTAAAGCCTGCATATCGGTTTGTGCCGCCTGTTTTAAGGTTTCGTCATTACTTGCGTATTGGGCAATTGCTTGGTCAGCTTTTGCTTTCTCTTGTTTTAATTTATTTTCATCTTCTTTAGCCTTACTTTCCGCATATTTCTCCACACCTTTCATACCAAGAGCAAATGCGGTACCTGTTTTAGCACCTTTAAATGCTGCCCTCTCTAATTCCGCTGCGGTTTTAGTTTTTAGTGCGGTTTTTAATGGATTAACAACATCAGTTTTAACACCTTGAACTATTGTTTTACCAAGACCTGGCCCCTCTGCAGCTTTACTAAAGGCATTTTGTAGTTTTTTAACAACCTCACCAATTTTATTCTTAGCGATGTTTATCATTTCTGTTACCTTAGAACCACCCAAAGTTTTTGCCAACCATTCAATTGGTTTTAAAATCATATTACTAATGAAACTAACACCCTTTCCTAAAAGTTGTAATAATTGTTTGATACCAGGTAATTTTGCTAATTTAGCAATACTTCTACCTGTTGCTTTTATTGCACCACCTAAGGCCTTTGCAGCGCCACCTGTTAAAAGTAAACCAAGAAGACAAACACCAATATCAAGATAAGACCATATGCTATTTTCAATTTTACCTGTGAACAGTTGATATATTTTCCATATTCCAAGAGCGCCCCATAAGATTGCTCCCGCGATTTTACCCACACCTATTGCCATTAATGCAACTTCAATACCAATGGTTACGGGATTCAATAAAAATGCTTCGAGTTTTTCAAAAAACCAAGGAAGTCCTTTATTTAAAATCCAAGAACCAGCTTGTTTGACTTTATCCCAAACATATGAAGCCCCTTGTTTGACTTTTCCCCACGTATCATCCAACCATCCTTCCAACAATTCTGAAGGTGTGACAGGGAATACTTCTAACATTTTTGTTTTGACAAAATCCCAAGATTCCTCAATTGTTCTATATGTAGTCAGACTAAATTCTTCGGTTGATTCATAAATGAGATGCATACCAAATCTTATTTCATATTCCGAAACAATACCTCTATCGTGTGTGATTAGTGGGTATATTAATTGTTTCATCTTTGAAAACAAATCAGTAGATTCCATTAATTTATATTTGTAACTGTGTGTAAACTGATTTTTGAACATTTCACAAACAACGGATGGGTGGGCGTGATTTAAATCAAATTTTATTCCCGTTTCTAAATCTACAACCATAGTTTCTAGTTGTACATATCTTCTATCTTTACTAACAGTAAAATCCATTTTTTTGTGTTTCTATATAATAAATATCATATAAATATCATTTATTTGAGTGGATTTCCATGACCTCTTTTTAAAACTGAACCAACCACGTCCGACCATTTGGTCACACCAATTTGATTGCCAGGCCCTCTAGTTACACCGCTTTCCCATTTTCCAACCTCAGGATAACCTTGTTTGCTACCTGAACTACCAACACCACTGGACGGTTGTGCCGCGGATGGGTCATTACCTTGCTCATCTAATTGAGCACTATCTACAATTTTTTTATATTGTTTTTCTGAGATTATAATCTTCATATCCTTATAAATAGTAAAAAAAATCTTTAAAAATTTATTGTATAGTATAAAAATATACCTATTTTAGCTGAAATTTTAAATATCATGAAAAATTTATTTTATGTTTTTATTTTACTATTACTTACAAGTTGTCAGAAATATGAAGAAGTAAGTGAACCAATTTTGTACATGGGTGGTGGTAAATGGACTTTTGTTGATTATGATGTTGTTGTAATAAGTTCCCAAAGTCAAGTTGAGCTTATAAAAAACGACACCATTTGTATCAATTCGTTTAATCAACAAAGTTTTATTAGTGGAGGGACTTTAATGTCACAAAATTATAAAAACACCGCGTTGTCACGTAGGTTTATTAAGAATAAAACGATGTGGGAGTTTGATGGATATAATTTGTATTGTGATTGGTCGTTTCAACCAGGAGGTCAAAAACCCTCTCATGAACCATTTTGGGTTACTTACCCATCAAATGGTTTGTACACAAACTACACAAGGATGTCAATTTTAGACCATACTCTTGGTTTAAAAACCGATTACACTTTTAAAACGAATAATGTTGGGGTTGCACCACCAAATGAATTAATTTTAATGAGCCCTGAAATAATTACGGATTTATATCTTTCAGATGGGACAAGAGAAAGGGCGGTTACTGTGAAAGTAATTTTAACCTTTTTAAGATAATTTACTCATCATATATTGTATTATCTTTCTTGGAAAACATCTTTATGTATTGTCCAGCTTTAGAATTGGCTTCATCTTCAATTTCACCCCCTATGTCAGGTGGTTGTACTTTTAGTCTACCTTGTTCATATTGTTTATGGTGAATCATTTCGTGAGCGATACTTCTTAACACGTCAACCAAAGCTCTATTTTTAACATTAACTCGAATTATTTTTGGGTCCTTTAAATAATTGTAACTCGCTGTGGTTTTTAGTTCACCTCTACCATTTTGTAAAATAACAACAGGGCACTTCTCTAAGTTTAGTTCGATTTTAACAAACTTAACAAACTCACTAATTTTATCTTTTTTTTTGTCACTTAAAAAATCCATATTAATAAATATTGTTGGTATGGTAATTTATCATTGAAAAAAAAAATTGAATTAATATCTTATTTCAAATAATTACTGATATGATGGATTGGTATACCATTAAATATTTATATCCGAGAGCGTTAAACATCTTTTCTAAAATGATGTTTCCTAACGTTGGTTTACCATGCTTATCGGTTCTTCGATATTACGACATTAAGAAATTGTACAAATTTTTTGATAAAAACGGTATCTATCTTACTGTAGAAATGATGACAAGGAATAATTGGGTTTATAGTTTGTCATTAAATGATGGCAAGATATTTTTTCCTTGTCAAGACTCTCAATCAAATAGAGAATTGATTGAAGTAGAGGGTTTTTATGAATGTTTTAGATTATTAGAATCAAAACTGAAAGATGTCAATTATCCTTTTTAGAAGATAATGTTCGAGTAAAAAATATATACGATAACCAAAAACATCCTGAAATAAAGTAAAAAATTATATCTGCAACCCAATACGAGCCAGTGACCTCCATCAACAACTTGAATGAAGCGTCGTACCCAAATGGGAGAAAGAACATCGCTAACATTAGAGATGTATCTCGATAAAGGGTCAATCTTGTCTCCTTGTGTTTCAGTTTGTGTATCACTATCGGGGTCCATATAGGTGTATTAAAATACTTATGACTATTAGTCGGGGTTTATATTAAATATTCGGATAATCTAACATTTTTTTAATACCATCTTTTAATTGTATAAAATTATTATAATTTGTACAATTTTTTAATTCATCTAAATCAGGTTTTCTCCATTTAGTATCGTTCTTCCAACCTTCTTTATAGATAACGTTGAACTCAATACCCATGATTTCGTGAATTACTTTTGATAATTCATTTATTGTCACCTCTTCGTCAAAACCAATATTTAAAATTTTATCATTAACATTTTCAATCAATTGATTCATTATGTCGGTATGGTTTGTAACATAACAAAAAGAACGAGTTTGTTTACCATCACCAAACAAGTAAAATTGTTCGCTCGATTTAATTCTTTCTATAAATTCAGGTATAACTTGTCCGTAACCGTTTGTTGCCATTCTTGGTCCATAGGTATTGAATGGTCTAACGATTAGATAATTTTTTTGATTTTCCCTAGCCCATAATCTAACCAAATACTCACCTATTGCTTTTGATGACGCATAAGAATCTCTATCGGATAATGAATCTAAAATTATATATTCAGTTTCTTTTGTTGGGACTTTAGGTTCGGGACCATATACTTCAGAAGACGACGCATAAACAACTTTTCTAACTGACTTTCCACAGGATTCTAAAATGTTTTGTGTTAAAAGAATATTATCATTACAAACTTTGTACGGTATGTCATAAAAATACTTTGTTCCGTTGATTGCTGCATAGTGTACAACAATTTCAGGATACTCGGTATTCATCATAATCTTTGTTTGACTTAAATTCCTTAAATCAATTTCGTAAAACCTAAAATTATCATGAATCGGTAAATTTGATTTTTTACCTCTGAAAAAATTATCAACACCAATAACTTGATGTCCATTACTTAAAAGAGAATCACATAAATGTGAACCTAAAAATCCAGCGGCTCCTGTGACTAAAATTCTCACTTATTTTCTCATCCCTTTTGGGACCTTTTTTATAAATTTATCATTTTCCTCATCAATAAATTTGAAAATGTCAACATCGATATTATATTTTTTACAAAGAACTTTCATAGCTTTGGTGTCCTTAGGTAAACAAGGGCCCGCGTATCCACCAAACTCTTCATTTACGTTCAAATAATGACTTTCACCCACTCCGTGAAATAAAAACGCATCTTTAATCGCGCCATAATTAGCTCCAAAATGTTGACAAACTTTGTGGAATGAATTCGCAAATGTAATTTTTGTTGCTTTATAAGTGTTTGAAAAATACTTCATTAATTCAGCTTCAACAATTTTCATTTTTACCCTATGAATAGGTAAATTACCATGACTTTCAACAATTAAGTTATAATCGATATCATTTTCAGTCCCAACTACAAGTATGTTATTATTAAATACAAAATCATTATATGCGCATCTTTCTTTTAAAAATTCCGGTACAAAAACAAATCTACAATTTGGATAAACTAATTTTAATTTATTAGTTGTTCCAGGTTCTACCGTGCTTTTTATTGCAATTAAACCGTTATAGTTTAATTCATCTAATTGACTCACCACACTGCTTACCGCGGATAAATCACATTCTTCATTTAAACCAATTATCGTACTAACCGTTAAGTATACGATTTCACAACCTAAAACATCCTCTATTTTTGTCTCAGGCATTTTTATATCGTAAATAGATACTTCGTGTCCAATATATTCAAACCCATCTTTAATTGCTTGACCCACAACACCAATACCAATGACTCCAATTTTCATAAAATTTAATTTTCTCTTCTTTCGTCGGGTTGATAGTGTTTAATTCTATCATGCCAAATCGGTGACGCTAATAATACCGCAGGTCTTAGTTTATTTTCTTTTGTTAATTGATACATATATGACATCCACGTTTGTTCAAATGGATGTGCCCATTTTGTTTCTATGAACATTTTATAATTACCTTCTTTACTAACAATCATTGGCCAATTTGCATAATAAATTTCACCGTCGATATAAGATAATCCATCCATACTTTTAATATTCTTAAAATTAGTTAATGGTACATTTGGGTCTAAACCTGTCACAGGTAATTTATCATAGTTGGGCCAATCTCTTGTTCTAATTGTTTGTGGCACATTGTACCAAGAACATTGTTTGTCGTTATCAAAATATACTTCAGTAAATGACAATTTAAGAAAATCAAATTGTTCTTTTAACATTATTCTGTGAACCAAATTGTAAAGATTGGGGATGTATTTTCTAAATCCGTTTCTACAAAATTGACCTTCAATTTCAGGAGGATTAACGGTCATATCGTCTTCAAAAAAGAACATAAAATCAGCATCAGAATTATGAAAATGTTCTGACGCCGCTTGTCTACCTCCACAAATACCGGTGTTACCCCCTAAACTAACATATTCAAATTTAAAACTTTCAGCGATTTCCCTATTTTTATCTCGAGATTCTTGGGTTGTTGAATTATCGAGTAAAACTAAATGCGGTCTATTTAACCAATCGGGCGTTTTTTCCATTGATGTAATGGTGTGTAAAACCTGCTCAGCGAAATTAAATGTTAAGACGTATAAATTTGTTTTAACCTTTTCAACATCCCTATCTGTGTACTTAATAAATTTTTGGGATTGGGTTATTTTAGGTGCAACGATATCTACTTTTTTATCAATAATCGCTTGGGTAAATTTCACAATCAAACCATTACCATCTAATTCAAATCTTTTGTACAAGTGAGGTTCATTGTATGACATCAAAGTAAAGACACTTTCCTCTGTTCCCATGTAACCCGTATTCAATGTGTTAGTCAAGATTGAATAATATGTTGCATTTGCTTCGTGTATTTGTTGTTTGTGTCCACCGAACAAACCACCTCGACAAACATATTCTACCTTCGTTCGTGCAATCTTATTCATTTCAGTAAAAGTGAAACCATGAATTTCATTTTCGGCTTGATATGGATAACTTAAAAATAAAAATGGATTACCATATTCAGGTAATTTATTTAAGATGTTATTTTCAGTTATATGTGTGTGAGGCACAGTATTTGTAATTCCCGCATCTAACCAAAAGAAATACTCAGTGTCAAATGGATTCCAAATTGACGCGTCATTTAACATAAACATTTTAGATTGAACTATTGGGTTATAGTATTCCAAAACTGCTTGTGGTGAACCCGATAACCAACCAGCTTGATTTAACCAATCAGGACATGTCCTTATTTCTTGAGTTTTATTCCAAAAAGGGTCGTATAATCTTTTTATATCTTCCAATTCGGTTATTCGTACATATGTATTCTCTCTACTTCGTTTTTCCCAAACCAAATATTCATATTCCGCTGGTATATAAATGAATAAATTTTGTGGAATATCTAAGAACATTTTGAAGTGTTCAATATAATGTGTAAAATCCCTCCCCGGTCTACCAATATTCCATAAACCAGTAACAATAGTTAAATTTTTATTAATCTCTTGATTCATCACCAACTCTTTATTTATTTCATTTGTTTCGTAATCTGTTATACGTGTTTTTTATTCCTTGTTCTAATCCAACATACTCAATTCCTAAATCAATAAAATTTCCGCAATATTTTTTACCTATTATAGAGTCGTTAAGGGTTGGTGATTTGAACTCACCTAAATTATTTATCATCTGTAGAATTTCTATAGTTTTAAAGGTTTTATTGTAAGTACATTCATGAATTTTTGGTAGAATATCTTTATCACTAAAGATAAAATATTTTACCAACCTTGTAAAGTCTTCCATATAAAAAAAATCCATTTCTTTATTTTCATATAAAACAAATGGTTCCTCCTTGATGTATCTTACTATATTCGACTTTATAAATCTTGTGTCAATCTCGTTTTCATCAAAAACTGCAAACAATCTTATATTAAAAAAATTATCTTTTTCTAAAATGGAATTATGGATAACTTTTTTACTTAAACCATATGGTGACTCACTATTGAAAATTTCTGCACCCGAACCCAAATTAATAAATCTATCAAACCGATTTTTACAACCTAAAAGATTAAAATACATCTTCAAATTCTCATCCATTATTTGAAAATCATCTTTTTTTAGTCTACTTCCTCCAATTACTGCGCAATGTAAAACAACATCGAAATATTTGTCTGAAAAAAATTTCAAAGTTTCAAAAGAGTCGGTTAAATCAAAATCTTTTCTCGATATCCCAACAACATTAAATTGATTTTTTAAACTTTCAAACAATGATTTACCTATGTATCCATTTGCTCCTGTAATTAGTATTCTCATTTTTTTAAATTAATATAAACAGGAGAATTATTATTAACAGCAAAATTAAAATCATTTTCTAATTCATCCTGAGTATGTGGTTTAAATAATTTAAGATTTTCAAATATGCTTAGAGCAGCTAAATCTTCACTAGCCCAATGTGAGAATCCTAAATAACCATAATCTTCATTTCTACCACCACCTAATATCTTTACAGGAATATTTTCATGATTAACGTAATTTCTAATCATTTCAAATGGTCTATAAATAGCAAACGGTGTAATTGAATATACAAATGGTATTTTATTTTCCATCGCTAGTCCAATAGCTATGCCCATCATAGCCATTTCAGATGACCCCACATTAAAAAATCTATCAGGAAATATATTCATAATGTCATCCCATAAACCATAACCTAAATCACCTGTAATAAGATAAATATCAGGATTAGATTTCATTTCATTAAGCAATAATTTAGCAAATTCTCGTCTCATAATAATTGTTCTAATGCTGTTTGGTAATCATTTTCTTTCATTATATGGTAGTGAGCATTTAATCCTTTAAGAAATGAAAAATGTTCTACTGTAGTGTAATGGATATTAATATTAGATAGAAATGATTTTAATCTATTTGTCAAATATTCAACGTCTACTTCTCTATAAGCTGCATATCCATTTACGTTAACATGTACCTCAATGTTTGTAATGTTTTGTTCAACTATGGTTTTAAGAGATTCCCAAACACTACCTTCAGCACACTCACCATCACTTAATAACACATATACTTTTCTATTTAGATTAGCAATTGCTCTTCCTAGGGCAATAGTAATACCTAAACCCAAACTACCTGTTGAGCAACATATACCCGCTTCTTCATCCCAATGTGGGTGTCCACCATGTTTTAAAAATAATGCTTCAGCATCTTGTCCTCTATATTTTTCCAAGCAAACGTATAATGCTAATGCGGCATGGCCTGATGATAAGATGAATATATCATCTTTATTCATTTTTTGATAGATACTATCAATTATTTCTAGTGCTGAGAAATAACTACCAAGATGACCTAATTTATGTTTATAGGCGATTTCAACTATTCGTTTCTTTAGCTCTACCATATAAATTTATTTTTATAATATTCTACTATTTTTATTATTTCATCATCAAAATTTTTCAATGGTGTCCAACCTAATGACCTCATTTTAGAATCGTTTAATGAATATCTCATATCCATACCGGGTCTGGAATATGTTAAATCAATAAAATCATTTGGGTCGTCTTTACCATGGTAAATTTTCACTATTTTACTCACGGTTTCGTAATTTGTCTGTTCGTAATTTGATGAGATATTAAAAATCTCATTTACTCTATTTGAATTTATTATTGTTATTACGGCCCTTGCAGTATCTTCAGCGTGTAACCAATTTCTAATTGGGAAACCATTGTTATGTAAAGGTATTTTTCTACCTAATATTAGATATTTGCAAGTTTTTGGTATAAGTTTTTCAACGTATTGACCAACACCATAATTGTTTGTTGGTCGAATAATTACATATGGTAAGTTATACGTCCTACCCCACGCAACTATTAATTGGTCTGCGGCTGATTTGGTTGCAGAATAAGGATTACTTGGTTTTAAGATATCATCTTCATTGTGTTCACCATTAAGTATATCACCATATACCTCATCGGTACTAAAATGTAATAAAACAGGTGTCTTTGACGTTTCTAAACGATATGTTCTAATTAATTCCAATAAATTATGGACACCATTAATATTACTTGAGACAAATTCATTACTATTTGATATTGAATTACCAACGTGGGTTTCTGCTGCGGTATTAATCACATAGTCACAATCATATAAAAATTTTAAATCATTAATATCACTTTTAACAAATGTGAAATTTTTATATTCATTAAATTCTTTTAATAATTCTTTATTTGATGCATATGTCATTTTATCAACACCCATAACATACCACCCTAAATTCAGACATTCTCTTGTAATATGAGAACCAATAAAACCTAAACAACCTGTTATGTAAACTACCTTCATTAATTAAAAAATTTTATAATTTTATCTGTCACGTAATCAACATCATCAATATTCATCCCATGGTGTGCACCAAGTAAAAACCCATTTCTCATAATCATGTCTGAGTTTTTAAATGACTTTAAATAATTTCTATACGCTGGATGTCTTGTAACATTACCAGCAAAAGTTACTCTTGTTTGTATATTATTTTCCTCTAAGAAATGAAGTAAATCGTACCTGTACTCACTTTGTAGTGGGATAGCCAACCAATTGGGTTTTATTGAATCATCGGGTAAAATAATGTCACCAACACCTCTTAAATTATTAATGTATCTTTCTATATTATTTCGTCTTATTTGTTCAAAATTTTTAAATCTATCTAATTGTACTAAACCAAATGCCGCATTCATTTCCGAACTTTTAAAATTATAACCCAACACCGAATACAAGAATTTGTGGTCGTAAGGAATTCCGTCAACAGAATGGTTAAATCTGTCAGACATTATTTCAGAATTATCTCCTAACCTTCCCCAATCTCTGTATTGTAAGCATACGTCTCTTAATTTGGTGTCATTGAACATAACCATACCCCCCGAACCACCAGCTGTAATCACATGACTAGCGTAAAAACTTGTTGTTGAGATGTCCGATTCTAATGTGTGAGTTATAGTGTCAGCAGAATCCTCAATTAAAATAATATCCCCTCTACCAATTTCGATTAAACATTCTTTTAATAATTTCCAATTGGGTTTGTTACCAATAAGATTTGGTAGCATAATGACTTTAACTTCATTATCAACCAAAGAAATTATTTCACTTACAGTTGGTACATAAGAGTTTATACCAACATCACAAAATACAGGTATTAAACCTAATTGAATTATAGGTGCTAAAGTTGTTGAAAATGTACAAGAGGGTGTAATCACCTTAGTTCCCTTGTTTAATTGTAAACAAGCTAATGATAATAAACAGGCGGACGAACCGCTGTTCACAAAAACACCGAATTTTTTACCAAAAAAACGACTAATTCTTTCTTCAAATTCAATCGTTTTAGGTCCAAATCCGGCAATCCAACCATCTCTTAAACAATTAACAACCGCTTGTATTTCCTCCTCACCATATGACTCAAACTTATTAGGTGCGTACCATATTTTTTTCATAATGTTTTTTTACATCCAACCTAATTGAATAAATCTCATGTGGTTGTCGTCAATATTTTGATTCCTGTGTATGTTACAACCCTCGATACCTTCGTGTGTTGTATGTCTGATTACTGGAAATGTGGTGACACCACCTTTTTCTCTCCATTGTTCAATGGTGATAAGTGGTTCTTCGTCACTGTAAAATCTAACCAATTTCTTAAATCCATGTTTACCCATGTATGCAGAAAATGATACGTCATCATTCCATGATACGTCCATAAACTCCTTATATAAATCATCTTGGAAAAAATATCTTTGATAAGAAATTGTTTTATAGTGTTGTAAAAATTTTACATACACGTCTTTATAAACGGAAACAACAAAAGTGTTTCTAACATCATCAAAATCACTCGGGTTCTCACATCTACTTCCATCATATCCACAAGCGGTGTCAGTATAGGTTTCTTGATTTTTAACTTGTTCTTCAACCATCTTGGGGTGATAAACTAAATCATCATCACATACAATCAAAATAGCGTCTCTTTCGGTAACTCTTTTTAAGGTGGGAACTAACTTTGTCATAGTACCTAAATCATCTAAACCTTCAAAAATTTTAAATTTAGGATGTTGTTGTGACAACTCTTTCATCCATTCTGGTATAACGTAAGGTTCACCGGTTAATTTACTTACAGACGGTACGTTTAAATGTATTTCATATTCACCATTATATTCTTGTTCTATTAATGATTTAATATTACTTTTTATCCCTGTATCATATTCCGCCGAAAGTCTTGATGGGATTGTTGTTAATGTTACGATAACTCTTCTCTTATGTTTCATAATTAAATTTTTAATTGTATTCAGAATTGACATAATTTATTTTTGAGTGTAAATTTTATTGTTATTTTGGGTAAATTCATCAAAAATTCTATCATGCATATAACCCATATGGTGACCGCATTGAGCTCTAAACTCATTAAATCCCGAATCAGGAAATAATATCTGTCTTACGATTGGGAAAGAATGTGAACCTCTTCCATTATTGTTTACAGACCTCCAGTCCGTCTCATTTTCCCAAGTTGCAACAATATATGGTCTTTCCCTTAATCTAAAATAATAACCTGTTAATACATCATCATTTGTTGCCATGGATAAAAATGATTCATCCATAAAATCATCACTAAAGTAATTTCTTAGATAAGATACCGAATGCCAATGACCGGGTTGAATAACTTGACCATCGTATTTTATTGGGAAATAAAAATGTGTAGGACTTAAGGTATATTTAACAATACCATCACTGTCTAACCACTCTCTTTTTTCAATACAATTATCACCCCTGAAACAAATCATAGCTTCAGGGTATTGAGACATCTTTTTTAAATGGTATTCTAACATGTCTTCGTGGTAAACATGGTCATCATCACAAACAATCATTATGTCGTCGGGATTTGTGATATAGAGTAACGCTCCTGTAATTTTAACCACGGGACCATAATCTTTCTCAACGCGATTAATTATTAATTTAGAATTTTTATTTACAAAATCAATTAAGTCATTTGAGATGATGTATTCTTCATCGTTATTATTTTTATACTTGTATGGTATATTTAACAATACTTTGTAATCTTTATCTGTCTTCTGATTCAAAAGAGAGGTCAGATTTTCTTTAAATGAATCCCAAAGATTTATTCTTTTAGGTACTGTTGTAAGTGAAATGTAAATCATGTTATAGTTTGTTTATTAATTTTATAAAATCTAAAGAATGTTCGGGTCTATTTAAATCGTTTTTTCTATCATATTCGGGATTTGGGTAATTGTTCATATCTAAATCAACTTTTTTACCACTTTTAAAAGTGTCTAAAAATCTACTTAGAGTCGACTTATTATTCGCGACCAGTGTTTTATTTATGAACGTCATTTCCAATATGTGTGGTAAAGTAATATCAAGTCCATATTCTGAGTATGGAGATGAACCCGCATAATTGTTACAATGAATATGACAATGATAAAAATATTCGTTAATTTTTTTAAGTACGTCAAAATACTCTTGTAGTAATCTTGGGTTGTCAATTGGGTGAAACTCCACAACAATTCCCGTTACGATTTCTGATAATCTTTTTATATCAGAATTTAAAAAGAAGGGGAATTCTGCACCCTCAATATCCATTTTTAAAAAAACTTGTTCTTTAATGCCACTCTGTTCATAGTGAGCAAAGAATGTATCTAAATCGGTTTCTTTTTGGTAAGACAAACCCTCTTTTTTAAACACCATTAGGTGTTGTAAATCATGAGGAATACCCGCACCTTCCACTGTGTGGTCATATGAGAATGAAGGTTTATTAGTTTTTCTTACGTAATCAATTTCAAATGAAATATCAGAACCAACTCCATAAGAGAATAATGCTGCACTTGAATCTAATATTATTTGGGGAGCAACATAACCACCATCCCATTCATTTCCCAATCTAACTTTGGGTGACTTAACGTCGTATAATTTTAATTGCTCAATCATTTTTTCTTTATCTTTAATTATAGTAATCCCATTTTTTCAAAAAAATCAAATAGTCTATCTCTATCAGTTATATGTACTTCACCATCTGACCATTCTTTTACCATGTAACCTTCGTTATCACAGTATAATGAATGTACATCAATGTATGGGTAGTTATTTTCTTTACATTTTTCTTTTAATAAATCATTTATTTTTTGAACGTAACGTAATCTATCACTGTCTAATCCAATTACAGGGTATTGTTCTTGGAATCGACTATGGTCATAATTACCTGTGAGATACCTTATTGTGGGAACGACACTCATTATTGCAATTTCATGATAATTTGCGTTTTTAATTGATTCAAAATAGTTTGAAACTAATGTGTTTATTACTTCATCTTCATTTCTACCGTTCACATTAATCTGATTCCATAAATGACATCGACAATCTATTTCACCAAACGCCAACACCCACAAACCTTCTCTTGAAACTTCACCTCTCGGAATGTAATAGTTATCAAAGTTTTCTTCTAAACCATCTCTACCAACTCTATGCATGGTTATTGGTCCAACGTTTAGTGTCCCTATTTTTGGGTGACCAATATGAAAAGTGTTTGAATGCGAATCACCGATTACCCATATTTTTTCATATTTTTTATAATTCACTATAAAAGTTTATCTAAGTTTATTAATTCATCAACAAATAGTTTTGAATAAGAATCTAATCTTGAATTTTCCTCATACCATTTTCTACCATTTTGACCAATAAATTCTACCAATTTCGGTTTGTTTTTTAATTCTTCAAATTTTTCAATATAAGCGTTCGCTAATCTGGGAAAATCAGACAAATCATCACAATCAACTTTAGCATAATGATAATTAGGAATCAATTTATTATGATATTGAATAGCTAATTCAGGTCTTATAACCGCACAACCCAAACCCATACCGTCAATTAAACGACCTGATATTTCTACCACTGAGTTTACGTCCATAATGATAGAATATTGTGAAAGTTCTATCATAAATTCATCACCCGTTAACCTATCGGGATAAAAAATGTTAAACCTATCATCAAAATGTCTCAAGTATTCCCTAAACGGGGCATTACCACCTCTTAAAAACAATTTTTCGGGTATTTTCCTATCGACCCTATTGTATAACTTTTCAATTTCAATCATACCACTTTTAAAATATGTTGACATGGTACACGGTGTGTAGACATATTCCAAACAATTTTTTTTATACCCCTCTTCATCGGTACAATCAAATGGTATCATTGGTTTATAATGTACGACATCAAAATTAATGCCCACAGGTTGAAACACATCAACACAATTATCTAAATCCCAACCCCAAGGCGATTCGCCCTTTGTTATATAATACCCCCTATCGCAATACGATATTATCATAAACTTTCCCGTTTTTGGATTTTTTATGACAGGTGTGGCAATACCATATGCGGGGCAACAACAATCTTTGTTTATTAATCTTGTATTAATTGGTATGAATTCAATTTCTGGATATTTTTTAATTAAACTTCTAAGAATTTCTATGGGACATATTTGATGCATATATTCTACACCATCGTATGTAATGTCGGGATTTTTAATATCGTCTGCGTCGAATTCACTAAACCCGTCAACCCCCGTAACTTGAGGAAAATCTAAATAAAATTCTATTTTTTTGATTGACGACATTAATTACCAAATAATTTAGAAAAAAGACCCGTTTTATTATTTTCTAAATCAGAATTTTTTACAAAAACAGTTTGTCTACCCCATAGAACTTTGATATATCCGTTTTCTAATAGATATGGTGTAAGGTATTTGTCTTTTCCACCTAAATCCGTATCAAAATCGGTGTCATCAATTGAAATCAGATGATTGTCAGCCAATTTATCTTTCGCGGCCATAAACGCCTCTAAATGTTTCTCAGCAAAATTATCAGTACCCACATCCCAACCATCTAAAAATAATAAATCAATTTTCTTATTGAAATTTTTCAAAAACTCAATACCATCATGTGGAATGTGCATATGTAAATTACTTGGTATTGGTTCTTTAATGTGATGTTCATAAGAACTCTCAATTTCTTGTTTACACATTTGGTCGATATCAACCGTATGTACTTCAAAACCTTCTCTAACCCAAAAATAAGTTGAATGACCATCTTGACAACATGGGGGAGCGTCTTTACTTTCCAATTTCATTGAGTTATTATGATAAGAAATACAACTCTGAGTCAATTCTCTTCTTGTTGAACCAATTTCAACGATAACATTACCTTCAATTATTTTCAATAACTCTACGGTTTTTGTAATCCAAGGTGCGGGGTAATTTCTAATACTATTTTCCTCGTGCGTTAAAATATTGTGGTCCCAATAGTATGTTGTTTTTTTAAAATTACTACATGCTTTTAATACTTCTGTAAATTTGCTCATTTTTTTAATTATTTAAATTTATTTCTTTTCTTTCTACCCATCCTCTTTCAGGTGAGTGAGCCCAATAAACGACTCTTTTTGGTTCTTTTTCAATCAAAAACATTTCTTCGTAGTGAATTGGTCCATCACCATTTAAAAATTTTTGTAAATTATGACCATCAATGTACTTGTTAAATATTGATAACCCATTTTCATCATCATACGCTACCAATATAAAATCATAATCATTTTCAGGTAGGTCATTTCTATCAATATTAACTAAATAGTAAAATGATTTCATAAATGATTCCTCCCACTCTTCCTCTGTATCAAATTGTGGATTAGGTGGGAATTTATCGTCAATTGTCCACTTTTGAAACGCTCTTTTCTTGAAATGAATACCCGCATATTTTTCATAGTCACGAATAGTCCTATCAGTTCCCAACCCATATGGTCCTAAATCGTGACCATTATCCTCAGTGCACAATAGTTGTCTAATTCTTGAACGAGCAACGTCATTACCTTTCCACCACATACTTTCACCCCGTTTATGTTGGTCATCCCATACCAATTTACCAGCGCGTTCTTCTCTCATGGTTGCGTGCCATATAACAACTTGATGTGGGTGAAACAAATCGTATCCATGTGTAAAACTCCGAACCGAAAGATTGATTTCTTCACCAGCAAAAAAGATATTTGGGTCGTGCCTAACTTCTTTAGCCCATTTATTAGGACCAAAACAAAAATGACCACTTAAGAATCTGGCGGGATATGGTTTTGTCAAGTCTTGCCAACCACCACGAACACCGGCAGGTCTTATGAATATTGTACCATGTGGGTAAAAACATTCAGCTCTTGAGAACCAAGGTTCGTGAACTCTTTTTTCAGGGTCATTAAACGGGTCATAGTAAGGTAAATAACCACAAATAAGTGGATTATGTCCATCCTCCTTTAATTCGTGATACCAACCAATCAATTTAGAATCCCAATTCTCAGAAAATCTATGATGAGAGTCTAATTGACAAACAAAATCTTCATCGGTTAACAATTCTTCATTAATGACAGAACGTGCATACGCTAAACCTTTTGCTTCGGTATAATGAATGTCTTTTATTTTAAATCGTGGGTCATCTCTATACTCATCAACATTATCAAAACCATCCTCGGGGTTAAATTGTCGACAAATACCAAAGTGAATTCTTTCGGGAAACTGGGCGTTTTCTAACGCACTTTTTATTGTAGGTAATAACTCAGGTTCCCTATATGCTGGTAAATGAACTAATATTTTTTCCATATATTTTATTAAATTACACCCTCTAGTCTATTACCCCAACCATGTTTTTCTGAATGTGGCCAAACATACCATTTAGCGGGTTTACTTACCGTTTCAAAACTTCTCCATAGTTTACAGTAACCGTCCACATCTCTTTTCATCATTCGAATTTCTTCAGGTGAGGCGTCTTGTCTGTAAATTTCATTACCATTTTCATCATTAAAAGACACCGCCCAAAACGTGTAGTCGTCATGAGGTACATCATGGTAACCAATATCTATACAATGTTTAAAATGTGAAGTAAATGAATTATCATATTCGATTTGGTCTTCAATATATGGATTTGGTGGGTGGTTGTAATCTAATGTATATCTTTGTGTCGCTCTTTTTTTAAAAGAGATACCCGAATATCTTTCGTATTGTTCAAGAGTTCTATTTGGACCAAAACCAAAATCACCAAAATCAATTTCTTTACCGTCATTCTCCATACCAAATAGTTTCCTATTTTTATAATGACTGTACTCATTTCTTTTGTGCCATATCGGGTCGTCATCCCACTGTTTAGTGGAACCCCTACGAGTGTAATAGTGCCATATTAAAACTCGATGTAAATGGAATAAATCATATCCATGGGTATAGGCTCTAACAGATATCGAAATTTCCTCACCATGAAAATAATAATCGGGGTCATGTTGTACTTCTAACGCAAATTGACCAAGAGTGAAACAAAAGTGAGCGGAATAAAATCTAGCTTTGACAGGCTCGTCTCTTTCTTTAAAATCATCAATTGATGCCGGAAGAAAATGTATATTACCATCAGGACTAAATCTATCAAAGTTCATTTTCCATGGTACGTCTAAACGACCTTTTGGGTCGTTCTCAGGTTCGTATGAGGGTATGTATCCCGTTAACATGGGTTTTTTATGACCCTTTTCCTGTAATTTTTTTAATTCTATAATTAATTCTTCATCCCAATTTTTTGTAAATCTGTGATGTGAGTCCAATTGTAAAGTGTACTCTTCACCATCATATTGTTGTTGTAAGATATGTCTCGCCCAACACGGACCTTTAGCTTTTGTATGATTGATGTCGATTATTTTAAATCGTGGGTCACATTTCCATTCATCTAAATTATCCCACTCATCATCTTTTGAGTGTTGCCAGGCAATGGAAAATACGAGTTTATCAGGGTTTTTGGCTTTCTTTATACAATCTTTGAGTGTTGGTAACAGTTCTTTATCCCTGTAGGCCGCTATCTGTATAAAAATTTTTCTATTATCAGGCATACCGTAAACTTTTTTTTAAAAAATAACCATTTATTGTATCAATGTCAAGAGGTCTTTGTTTTTTCATCTTTATTTCTTATACTTTACTAAGACACTTAAAACATGAAAAACATATACCAACCAATCGTCATGGAAAAGGCGAGTGAAATTGTTCTCTTACTTAGGGAATCTGATTTTTTTAATGAGTATGAGATTGAAGACGAATCTTACGCGTTGGAGTTCTTCTGTGATAAACTCACAACAAAATTTATTAATGGCGACTTAGATGAAGACTCATTAGAAAATATCTTCAATCAAGACGACATGGAAGAATTTCTAAAAGAAATAGTCACCGGTAGTCTTTTATATGAACTACAAAAAAAAGGAATCATAGACTCCATTGAAGATGAAAATAATGAAGAAAGGTTTTTTTTGACCGATAAAGGAAGGGAAATAGTTAAGAATATTGGAAGTGGGTTAGATAATGAGGAATAATTATTTTACTCTCTTTTCTTCAGCTTGACTTTGATTAGAATATTTTTTATGGGTTTTAACTTTGTTTTTTAAAACTTTCAACGTAGAATGTGCATTAGATAAATTATCTGATATCGTCTTGAATCTACCGTTTGTTAAAGTTTTTAATCCATCTGGTGTTAAATCTTGTAATTTTCTTAACTCCTTAATGGTTTCACTAAGTTGGAATTCCAACTCATCGATTTTGAACTGAACCCTGTTGTAATCGTTCCTGTTAACTTTAGAAACTTCCTCATACAAAACGCTCCTAAGTATATTCAACACGTCATTTTCATTGATTTTGTTTAATTCCATATCCTATAAATATCTTGGTTTAGGTGTTTGGTAAATTAAATTATTTTACTTACCTTTTTGATAAATAACTAAAAAGAGAAAAAATGCAATTGTTTGATTTTGACGACATACTAATTGAACCAGCAATAACTTCTGATGTCCGCTCTCGTAGTGAGATTAATTGTCGTTTGAGTAATGGATTATTACCATTAATGACAGCCCCAATGGATACGGTTGTAAGTCAAACCAATTTTGATTTATTTAAAGAGCAAGGTATTTTACCCGTATTGCCAAGAATTAAAAATCCTGATTCATCGTGGGTGGATTGTAGTATTTTTCTTTCTTACAGTATGTCTGACTTTGAAAAATTATTTTTAGAGTCAACAAGGACCGAATATTCCGAGGAACAACCAATGTTAGTACTAATTGATGTGGCTAATGGGCACATGAAAGACTTGTTGATAATGACCGAACAAGCAAAGAAAAAATACGGAACAAATATTAAATTAATGGTTGGTAATGTTGCAAATCCCGAAACATTTTATGAATATTCCAAAGTAGGTGCTGATTACGTAAGAATTGGTATTGGTAATGGCAATGGTTGTTTGACAACTGTTCAAACAGGCGTTGGTTACCCTATGGCATCATTAATATCTGAGTGTAGAAAAATTAAAAACGAAAGATGGTTGAGTACTAACACAAAAATAGTAGCCGATGGTGGATTCAAAAAATACTCGGATGTAATTAAAGCCCTTGCTTTAGGTGCGGATATTGTAATGTTAGGTTCAATTTTGAATAAGTGTTTAGAGAGTGCTGGTGAAACAAGTAAAAAAACCGGAACTTCAACGATTAGTGTTTATGATAAAGTTGACCAATATTCAAAAGAAACAAAAGAAATGTTTGACGCAGATATTAATTTATATAAAACTTTTAGGGGTATGTCAACCAAAGAAGTTCAAACGAGTTGGGGAAAAGAAAATCTAACTACTTCAGAAGGTGTGGTTCGAACTCAAGTGGTTGAATATACAATTGAGGGTTGGGTAAATAATTTTGAATCATATCTAAAGTCTGCGATGAGTTATGCGGGAAAAAAAGAACTCCACCATTTCATCGGCGGAGTCAAATATAATCACATTTCAATGAATGGATTTAAAAGATTTGATAAATAATTATTCAACTCTAAATTCTTTGTCTTCCGCACTACTGATTGCATTGTCACTTTTCATACCCTCTTTAATGTAGGTACGAATCAATTTAGATACACTCATTTTTTTCTTATTTGCAACTTTTTCTATCTCTCTAAAATACGCGGGAACAACTCTAAATGATAACATTTGAACTAATTGTTTAGATTTTGTTGTTTCGGGAAATTTGGTTTCTTTATTAAATTCTGTATTTTCCATGTCTGGGATTTTTATATAAATATTTGGTTTTTCAGATTTTTTTGTTTATTATTTAAATAATAAATTAAATGTAATATGACAACAGGAAAAATAGAACCATCTTCATCAATTAAAGCGTGTGAGGAACGATATCCCGAAACTACCGCAGAATTTAAAAAAATCCTAAAAGAACAGTACGAACTGTTTTGTAAAAAACAAATGAACTACGGACCCGATAATATTTCGGTTGGTACTAGATTAGAAACTCCTGAGGAAATAAAATTATCTCAAACGGGTTTGTGGTTTAGAATGAATGATAAAATACAAAGGCTCAAACAGTTAGTATTATTGGGCAAAGAAGATACTGTAGGTGAGTGTGTTCAAGACACATATTCTGACCTATCCGTATATGGTATAATCGCACAAATAGTAAGTCGAGGTAAGTGGGCAAAATAATTTTTTAAAATCAACTACTTATCAAATAAAAAGTATTTAATATATTGATTATCAATATTATAATTAAATTTAAGGTAATGACGCCCTTTAAATTCAAAATAAAATAATAAAATATTTATATTGAAACGAAAGGTCAAAATGAAAGCAAAACAATCGGTGGCGGTAATCAAATTTTTAGATTCAATAAGTAAAAGTGTACTTCTAAATGTGTCAGTTGAAAGTTATTTTACATTCTCAAAGGAGAAAAAAATCACCACCCAATTTTTAATACTCAAAATGGTAATCAAATCGATGAATGTTAAATTAAACACAAACGAGGCTATTTTACCAAATTTATTAAAATCATTAAAAAATAGAAATGAAAACTTGGAGAATTATGAATTTGCTGAAGTCTTAAAAAATATAGAATCTAACTTGGATAAATTGTTAGATATGACTAAAACAAATATAAGAACAAAAAGAACTATTAAGACAAACAAACCAAACGATGTCTAAAAGAAATATTGACGAAGAGTTGAAGATTTCTTACACCAAGATGGCTCTTGAGTGGTGTGTTGAGAATTTTGGGGTTAACAGTAGAAAGAGAAAAAAGTTAATTCTTGAAATTAATGATAAATCTCGAATCGAAGGCAAGATGTGGTACTATGGACAATACTGTTTTAATAAAAACAAAATTGTCATTTATATTTCTAACTGCGAAACCATAGATGATATAATCTCAACAATAATTCATGAGTATACCCATTACCTACAATCAAGTTATTTATATCGACTTTATGAAAAATGTTATTACTATTCACAAAATCCATGTGAAAGACAAGCGAAAAGAAATGAAATAAAATACACTAAAGAGTGTATAAAAGAATTAAAGAAATTAATCAGGTAAGATTTCCGCTTCGGGTATTTCCTTCAAAAATAATAGATAATTTTCATTTGTTTGTCTATTCATTTGACGAACAACATTATCACACCCCCAATATTTTTTTAAGTCCTCGATAAATTCAGGTTTAACCCTTGTTTCTTTTATTCTTCGTTCAATAAAATATAATTTATTTTGAAAATTAAATAATTCTTTACAGAGCATATTAGTGTTTACAGGTTATTTGATGTTCTGTCCACCTTTTTGTTGGTTTTTTGTTCTCAAACTTGAAACAAGACCATTTTTCACTTTTATCAAAATGAATATGTTTAACAAAAAAAGATGGGACTGTTGCACCTGTCTCTAATTTCTGAGAATTTTTGTCAAAAATCAAGTCTATTTTAATAGTTAATGGTTCTTTATCGTCCCAAAGTCTTTCTTGTTCCTCAAGTAACCTCCATTCACCCCTATTTAAGTCTTGGTGTTGTAATGCACAATTTAAATAACTAAAAGTTTGTTTTAAATTTTCCATATTGTCGGAAAAAGTGGCAGCAGGTGCTAAATGACCTTTATCCCACACATTGTTTTTATAATCGCCACCGTCAGATGTGTGTACACCTTGTTCCGTATAAAAATCCATTGACCCTCTATTAACATTTGTTCGTCTATTTGTTGATTTATAAATTAACCATATTGGCTCCTCTAATATTTGTGAGTACTTTACTTCAAATACGTTATTTTTTACACGGATTAAATCTTTCTGTGTTGTTAATGATGTTGTTATTAACAACAAAAACGATAAAACAACAAGAATAGATAGTTTTTTCATAGTTGGTTTTTTAATATATAACTAAATATATCTCCAGCAGTATTTTTTCCAACCGAAAACTCAACAAAAGGAATTGAATGGTCTATCAATCTACGTTTTATTACATCATCTATCTCTTTAGATTGAATTAAATTTTGAAACCTACCATTTTCATTAAATGTGGTGTCATCCCTGTTTAATAAAACGTTGAAATTGTTGTACTTTTTAAATAATTTGAAAATAAAGTAATCAAATGAATTATCATAGAAGGTTGCGGGATATTCGGGTGTATCATTATATAAATCTTTGTAAACCGTTCCTAATATTATTGGTGAATCTACAATGATATATTTTACCTTACCATAAAGCCTACTGATATTTCTATGTTGATTAGCTGTAACAAAAAATTGGTCTTTTATTGTTGAGTAATTTTCTTCCCAAGCAACAATTTTTGGGTATTCGAATGTTAATTCAACATCCATGTGATTTTTTTTCATCAAAGTAAACAATTCAGAGCTTTGTGTTGATTTACCAATACCTGGCCCCCCAAAGAAATTGACAATTACGCTCACATCAATAATATATTAAAATTAACTTAAATAAAAAAGTGAACAATATGTAATTTTGGTATATTTATTAAATAAAAATTAGCTAATGGACATGGATTCTTTTTACACGGTACTAATTACAATAATCACGGTTTTAGGTTCCGCTAGCGCGTGGAGATATTACGAAAAAAGAGCTATGAGAAAAGAAAAATCAGAGGATTACATGAAAGATGAGTGTAGAGAACGCATAACAAAACTTGAAATTTTGTTAGAAAAGTCGTCTTCCGAAAAAGACGACCTAAGGTCCAAAATATTAGATTTAACTCGAGAAGTTGCTGAACTTAGAATAAAGGTTGAGTTTTTAGAAAGCAAAAACAAAGAGTTAAAAAAGAAAACGGAGGTGTCTGTATTAGATACACCAATAAAAAGAGGCAGAAAACCAAAATCAATCTAACAATTTTTTGTTAGTGAATCAAATATAGTTATAATTTCATTTAGGGAATCGTAAGAAAAACATTCTGAATAACCGGAAAAATTTTCCAAAATGGGTTTAAATTTTTTTACACCCCTTTTTTTATTTAGTTTTTCTTTTATTGTTTCTTCTAGTTTTTCAGCGTCTTTAGTGTCAATTCTTCTTAAAATCGTTTCTAAAGTATACCCCTTATATCCGTAACCCTTACTAAATCTACGTAAAATAAATCTTTTTGATGTAATACCTACTTTTACAAAAATTTTTTGCGTTTTCTCTTCTTTCATTAAAATCAAGTATAGTGATTTTGGTAACTTTTCTATTTTTTTCTTCTTACTCAACGCGTGTTTTTTGATTTCACCTTGAACATATTTTTTAGCGTTATCCAAATCACTAAATTCCTTTACATCCCTGTTTGAATTAGGAAAATACTTTTTAAATCTATTTGAATAGATAATTTTACCGTTATCAACGGTATAAATTTTACGATTATTAATAACCTTTTCATATATCGAGTAAAACCCCACCTTTAAGATTAGTCTATCCATATAAATTTATTTAAATTATACATATTTCATATTTTATTTGAAATATACAAAATATATCAAAAAAAGTACTATCTTTGTATAAATTAACAATCATCAATGGAAAAACACAAGAAGTGCACAGGATGTAAAGGGGTATTCCCTTTGTCTAATTTCTACAAAAACAAGCTGATTCATGACGGCCACAGTAACTATTGCATTGACTGTACAAAAGTAAATTCAAAAAAGTACTTTCAAAAGAAGAAAGAACGCACCTACAAGTTGGAAAATGAAAATCTTTTAAAAATGGTTATCTTAAACAACTATCAACAAGAGAACAACTTTCCGCAAGCGGATAATCTCATGAAAATTCTCATGATTGAAAAAATGTGTAAATCGTTATTGGAGGAAGTTGAGAATTTAAAGCGTAGTTTTGTAAAAACAGAAAGTGAAGTTGTGGAATAATTATGTACAAACCTAAATTATTGGGTATTTATGTGTATATAATTATTTTTAACAATGAGATTCACAGAAATACTGTTTGACACATTATTAGAGGAGGTAAAAAACAAGAAGCTCTTCAACACCCTAATGGATATTTGGAAAACAGAAAGACCAAATATTACAGACGAAGAAGGTGAAGGGCTTTTTTATGACTTTGCTAAAATAAAAGAAGGTTTAAGGCCTGACCGACCACAAGTATTTACATTTTTAAGTAGATACGACGGTGAACACGGATATCCAAAATTTGACCCAAATAATTTAAGACAGATTGAAAAATATTCTTATTCTCAATTATCGTTTTTATTAAACGAATTTAGACCTGAAGAAAGAGCAGTTGAGAGAGATGTTTTTGCCGGTAGTGATACAAAAGCGTCACCAGAGAGAATAGAAGCGTCAAGAAGATTATGGTTTGGTAACGATAATTTAGTATTCGAAAGAGATGGTCTTAGGGTTTATGCGATAAGAGACCAACAAATGTCCATACGATATGGATACTGGTATCACACAATGTACAAAAAAGCATTAGGTAGACCTGAACAATCTGACAGAGATATTTCTCCATGGTGTGTAACTTGGAGACCTGATATGGGTAAATCAAATATGTGGGGTAATTACCGAGGAGAAAGAACATTTTATTTTGTTATTGATGAAAATAAAAGTGAAAATGACCCATATTTTATAAGTACAATCCAAAAAGACACAGGAGTTAATACCGGTTTCAGAATTACAAACATGATGAATGGTGGTGACCTTGTTAAAACATGGGAAGAGATAGAAGAAATATATCCACAACTTAGAGGCGAAAGAAATATAATAACAACCAAACCATTTTCACAAGAGGAATTATCTCTAAGAGATGTTGTTGGTCAAATAAACGAAAGAGTTGGTGGACAATACGAATTTAAAAGAATGGAAAAGGGATATAAAAGAGCTTATATCCAAAACGGTGGAACATTAGCAAAACCGGAATCATGGAGGTCAATGGATGACGAACTACGTAATTTGTATATTGTGTACCCCGAAATAAATCAGTACAACGTTAAAGAAAGATACGGTAACTTTGATTTCCTCAGTGAAATTAAAAAAGTTGGTAATCAATTTAATTTATTGGACAGAACTTTAAGAGAAAAAGGTATTGGTGACGGAGTTGGGACTATCGTTGATTTCTTGATGGCTAACGAATTTAAAATTGCGAGAGTTAGTGGTGATAATAAAAAAATCAGACTATACGAAAGTAAAATTAACGGTAAATCAGGATTGTATAACGTGTCGACAAATTCATGGGTAGAAAAAGATGGTAAGGTTTATGAACCAAAATATGTACACATCGATACCGATGTTTATGTGGATACGGAAGGAAACACATATGTTGTAGATGTTTACAGTACAAGTACTCAAGCAAACGACGACTCTTTCTATTCAGTTTACAGTGTTGGTGATGAAAATCCGGAATACAACGCACACTTTATGTCATCTAAACAATTTAAGATATTAATGAAAGAATTGTCTCCTGATGATGGTAGTGAACCCGAAACAGACAAACCGGGTGATTACACAGATATAAAAGAAAAAAGGGGTTATTAAACCCCTTTTTTTATGATAACAAAGAATAGTATTCTTTAAAATGTTTTATACGGTCAGCTAACCCTATTGTACCACCATTTACTCTTTTTGTAATTTTTGTAACCACCGCGTCGGTAGCACCTTCGTCCGCCATTTTGTGTAATCCGTTTTTACTAAAAAACCAAGCCGCAGATAATAAGGCATATTTTGAAGAAACCAAATCAGGATTTGAAATAACATCCTCATTAATTGCTTTACCGAATGCTGTATAGTTATCCTTTCCGGTTAATTGAATGTACCCTCTGCCACGAAATTTATACCCTTCTTTTGTTGGTTCAGCACCATTACCCATTCTACCTCCATAAACACGAGATGCAATCGCTTCGGGTTTTCTTTGATATTGTTCTGCTAATGCGTCAGTCGGGAAATATTTTCCAAAAATACCTCTTAGACCTTTTGCCGAATAATTTAAATTTTCTTGTGTCGCCTTAAACCCACCTGATTCGTGACCACATTGTGCTAAAAAATGTGCCAATCTCAATGGTGTGTTTATTTGAAACTTTTGCGCGGTGTCAGGAATCAAAGCAATTACCGCATCGGGTATGTGACCTTTTAATTTTTCTAATTTTAAACCACCAACGTTAGGCGCTGGCGACGGTTCGGTGATTACTGTTTGTGTTGCAAACATTTTAGACCAAGTACCATCTCCAACAATACCATCGGCAATTAGACCGTTGGTTGATTGCCAACCTTTTACAGCCAATTCGGTACCTGTACCAAATACACCGTCAGCGGACAACCCTAATTTTTCTTGTATTTTTTTTACATCTTCTCCTGTAGAACCTTTTTTGAGTAACATAGTTTTTTTTTAAGTTTAGTTATTTTTCATATAAATATTATAAAACATAGAACTAAATTTACACCGGTATCACGGTATTTATATATAAAAAAATATGAGCAAAAAAATTATAGTAACTGAATCACAACTAAAACGTTTATTAGATAGAGTAATTACCGAATCATCTATGGATGTTGAGGAAAAATTAGATTACGAAGGGTTTAGTCAAGGTAACGACCTACAACAATTAAGAGATGCGATTGATAATAACATTCTTGTTAGTGTCGCATTTGTGAAAAAGGATGGTACTGTTCGTCATATGTCAATTAAAAAATCTCTAAGTTCATATGTTGGTAGTGATAGAGAAAAAAGCGAAAAACAAATGAACGTCGAGATGAATAACAACATTAAAAAAGTTGTTGACATGAACTCTTATATCAAAAAGTTAAAAGAATTAAGAGGAATGGGTGTTGAAGATGAACAAGCTAAAATGGAGGCGGCTAAAGGTGCTTGGAGAAGTATTAATTTAGAAAATGTTTTAGGTTTTATGGCCAGAGGTAATTTTATTGACTTAAGAAACGATAATGAAATAATGGATAGATTTGGTGAACAAGTATACAATTCTCTAACTAAATCAATGAAAAATGTTTTAGCTCAAGACCAAATGGTTAATGA